GTCTTTTATTGTTAAAAGAAGTGATTTATTGTTACCATCGATATTTTCTATCTCAATAATACTATTTTTAGGAATAAGATTTATCCCTAAGCTTGCTTTGTTTGTGAAACTATATATTGTTTTTCTCATTTTATCTCCTTATTCTAAAATTAGTACATCTGAATTGATTACTAATGGTGTTTTGAGTACTAGTAATCTACCAGTAATAATATACTCTTTTGGTAACTGAATAATTCCTTCAACAAATACTAAAGCATCTTTGTCGATTTCATACGAGCATAAAAACTCTGCTTGGGCGTCTTGACTAATAAATCTAGTTTTTCTTGTGCTTGACTTGGTAACTGAAGTCGTACCCGATGAAGTTTTAACTTCTTGCCAAATATCTTGTGACTTAACAAATTGCACACTTGGAACTAATTCTAAAGGTTGTACTTGTGTTTGGATTGTAATAGTTGCTGAAGAATCTGTATTGTTAAACATATTTGCTAAAGTTTCAATGAAATCAGCAGAAACAATATCATAAGCGATAATATACTTATTTCCGTTTAAATATGGTTCTAATATAAGAGAAAGAGAATTATTAATTGAAATATTATACAGCGGTTTACCAGTGTTTTGCTCTAAAGTGATTACAGAATTTGTAATATCAGCTCTATCAAAAACCATACCAAAAGATGTAACGAAATCATCGCCTTCTAATGTCGAAATTAAGCTATCAAATACCCAAGTATCGGCTGTATCTTGACCTAGTAAATAGTTACCAGTACCATTAATACCATAATCAAGTCCTTTTTCTGTGAACTGATTGAAAATATCCCCATTTGAGCCTATATCATTTGTAGGTTCGCTATCACCACTATATACTCTAATATCATTAAGTTTTGTCCAATTTCTTGAACCTGAAACTGTACTTATAAGAGCATACCCATCTTCCATAGGTGTACCTAAATCATTCTCTAGGTTTTGAACAGCAGATTGCACTGTGTCTAATGTAGCGATGTCGTTTGAGTTTTGTGGTGTGTAGTTAGTGTCCATTGATAATGAACCATCAGGAAGTAAGAATGAAGGTAGCGTAATCCACTCTCTGACGCCATCAAGCGAAGTAGTAAGAATTTGGTCATCTTCTGTTTGTGTTGGTAGTTTTGGTTCTTTTGATGTTTGTAGTGAAGCTACTGTAAGTTCAAGCATATCTAAATCTTCTTGAACTGAAGCGACATCTCCACCAGGTTTGAATGTAGATAGAGCAACGAATGTCTTTACACCGTCACCTATTTTGATAGCATCTGCTACCCCGTTAGTATCTATAACGATACCCATTTCTCCTGAGCGAAGAATAGGGTTTACGGCTGTCCATTGTGCTAGTGTATCTCTTCTTATTAATATTGGTACTGACATTTAGCTCTCCTAAATAGTTCTTTTCAACTATTTATAGGCTTATTTTTACCAAAATTTTAGTTTAGCCATCCAAGACTCTGGTCTTTCCGGTTCATTATATCTAGTTAATGCGAGAATTTCATTATCTTTAGCATCATTTACTTTAGATGCCCATTTGTCGAGTTTCTTAGAGAACATAGCTTCTGCTTCTTCAGGTGTAAAACCAAGGCTAATGATAATGTCTAGGGTGACATTTAAAACATCACAAGCCTCTTCCAGTACATCTTCCTTAGTATCTCCTGCTGAGGCAGATACATTTTTTGAACCATTATAGTGAAGAACTGCTTGAGCTAATTCTCCACCTTCTTCAAAAAGTTTCGTAGTTTTTTCGAGCAATGAAATCTCAATATCTACATTACCTTGTGATAAATCTGTGAGTTTTTCCCAATCTATAAAATTCTTCAAATAATTTCCTTTATAATATCAAATATAATACTTGCTTGTACATTGTATTTTTGTTGTACATCAGAAACTACTGAGCCAAAATAAACATTATTTACGCCGTGTAAATCTTGGTGCAATTTATATACTCGTTTGATTTCTTTTTCTATTTCTGCTTCAATCATCTTTATCTCCCTCAACTTTATCTTCTACTTCAACTTTACTGAAGACCTTCTCGCCTTCAAGTTTTGTTCTAATGCCAGCATTGATTAGTAGTTGATTATAAAGTTCTTCAAATTTTTCTTTATAGTCGATATTCGCATCGATACCTTCTGTATAAACTTTTATGTGTCTGAAACTTTTATCTGTTGTCTTAGAGGCAATCCAATCTTTGGCTAGCTGTTTATCTACAAAGAGCTGGGTACTATCTTTCCAACTACCACCACCATTAACATATTCAGATAGCCTAAAAGTTATAAGATACATCTAAAATACCGATAGGCGGCCTTCATAATCACCATCAACACTAAAACCAGCATCATCACACATTTCTTCAATAGCTTCTAATACTTCATCATATAATTCACTTGAAGGGTTTTTTAACCAAATCTCGATTGTTTCATCTTCAACCTCGTATTCAACTGTTACACCAAAATCACCTAACTCATCTTTTAATTCTTCTAGTAATTTATTCATTTTCTTTCCTTCTTTTGTTTGATATGTAGTATTATAACATAAGGCACCTTAGAGATACCTTAAATGCCTAAGATTTGCCTGTAAGTGCTGAAAGGTCTACATTTTTGATAAGGTCGTTAATCATCGAATTAACATCGAATGATTGAACCATTTCTACTGCTGCTGACTGAATCATTGCTTCTGAAAGAATCTGTGCTTTTTCATTTCCTGGTGCTACTTCTCTAAGAGCTACACCAACGATATTAGCAAGAGCGATATCAAATAGTGGATGTTTCTTCATACCACCAGCACCAAATGGTAGTTTAATTTTTTCTTTGATTTGTTTCGTTACTACACGACCTACTTCCAGTTTTGCTGCAAGAATACCTGCTTCTTTGTTAATCTGTACCGCTTGTGATACTACTGCTTGTGTCTTCTCTGCTGCTGTCATTAGTGTGTTCATTGTTTTTCCTTGTGTTTTTGTATGTATTGATTTTGTTTTAGCCGGTCTTTTGGCAACTGCTTTAGGTTTATCTCGTAGAGTGAATACTGGTAGACCATCTGAATCTATTTCAATTTCTTCCACTTTTCCTCCTAAGTATCTTATACGAATAAGTTCCAAATATTTTCTTATGAAACCTACTGTTTCATACAAATCCATATCATATAATGTTGTAAGATTACCTTTATCAAAATTATACCTATCAAGTTTTACTGTATTATGTGATACAGCCGTACTTAAATATGTTTTTTTCACAAACCTATTGTCATTCGCTACTGTTGAATCTGTTACTGTATAATTGATATAACAAGCACTTGCTCGCTTAAAATCATTTTCAACAACATCAGAAAATGTCTTTGAATACGGGATTACATATCTAATAGTTTCATCATCTCCGACCAAATCTACTTCCATATAAGTTTTCATATATACCGTATTCATTCTAACAACATTTCTACTTAACTGTACGAACTCATCAGTAATCGATTTCAAATCTTCAACAATGAGTTCTTTTACATTTAGTTCGATTTCTCTCAATATGTCTCCTTCTTTTTATATAGTATTATAACATAAGGTACCTTAGAGATACCTTAAATAATGTTAATCTCTTGAATTTTCTCGAACTTCATCGAATGAAAACTCTTTAAAAAGAACACCATCTTCATAAATCACCGAAAGAACCTCATAAGCATTATCAAAAACTTCTCCTACAATATCTACGAAATAAGATTTTGATTCTTCACTAAAATATGTAGTGACTTTACCTTTTTTTGATTTCTTACCAGGGTCTGTAATAGGGTCTTTATAAACCTCAATTTCTTCACCATTTGGTTTTGTAATAGAACTACATTTGATAGCAAATCTTTGTGTATCACGATTCACATTCTGCATAATATCGCCACCTGAACCGAATACCATATTCTCTGCTGCATAACCTTGGTATGTAACTTCTTCAAGAATATCTTCGATTACTTCAGGAGTGATACCGTCCCCCCAAAGAATACCAAAGTTGCTAGATGCTTTTCTCATTTCTCCATCTTGACCTTTGATTTCAATATCAAAAACCCCATTAGTTTCCATAATATCAATCATTTTACCTATAACAGTTTCTGCATCACCACTATCTGGTCTTAGAACAAATTTCTGATTAGGTCTTGATTCAATAATCTTACGAATTTCTGAACCTTCTCTCGTTACTTCATCTGTAAATTTATACACATCATACGAATCTGCTACAAATGACATAATCGGTGCATCAGGATTATCATTAAGCTGTGAGATTACAAAATCAATCTCATTTCCTTTAGTCCAAGCCGTTGTTGTCGAGTGCTCAGTAGCAAATACAGAATAACCTGCTGGTGCATCTTCTGGTTGGTTATAAAAATCTTCACAACCAAATAGAGAATTAAAATTATCAGTTCCCATAAATTGTGTAAGGTGAGCAATACCACCAATCTCAGCTGATTCTACACTTGAAGAACCTCTATCACCGAAATTATGAAAGGCAAATTGTGCCCATTCTTTAGCACCATATTTCTCAAGCATCTTACGAACATTATAAGATTTTGTTGCTACTGTCGTTGGGTACCACACTTTCATAAGAATTGTTTCTAGCCATCCAGCAATCCAAGGTACTTTTGAATCAGTACTTTCAATAGTCATAAGAACCATTTTCACTGGAAGTATAGAACCTTCTCTTACTGCTTTGATTCTGACTGGTAGTTTACCACCTAGTTCTTGAACGATATAATCCCACCCATCTTTATCAAATGGAACGCCGTGACCTTTTGCCATTCGTGCTGCTTGATTCACTTCTCTTTGAGTAATCGGAGTACCAAAGAATTTCTTAAGGTAGTATTGAAGACCTACAAAAACTGTCTCGGAGTATTTACCACCGCGAGATTCCATATAATCGTACATTGATACCATTTCCGGGTATTGTTTAGCGTGTGAATATTTGTATGAGTCTGCTAGAGCTACTCTGTTAGTTTGGTTTATCATATTATTTCCTTTTATATCTTTCTTTCGTAAAACTTTACTGTTGAGAACTAAACTTAGTTCTCACCTCTTTCTTTATATGGTATTATAACATACTAGGACTTAATTTCCTCTTAAATCTCTCAAGTATGTGAACGAATTACCAATAATAAACGAACATTCGTATATCACATATAAAACTAATACTGTAGCGATATATAATTCAATCATTTGTACTCCTTCTCTTTATACTGTATTATAACATAAAGAACCTTAGAGCTTCATTAAATAAATAAGTGTGGTTTATCTTTCTTTAAATCGCCGTATGCATCTATTTTATTTTTGAGTTTTTTGTACTCAGGCAATAAGTACTGAATATAAAGAAAGCCTTTAGCCTCATCTTCATCTCCATAAGCTTCTTGAAATAATTCAAAAGAAATTCTTGCACCATCATCACAAATAATTTGAGTACCAGTGACCTCTTTGATTGTATAACAATAAATGATAAGGTCATCTTTATCTACGAGGTAATATGTTTTGCCTAAGATTATGCTATACTTGGCAATATTCTCTTCATTCCTAAAAGATTTTAGTGTTTGCTGTTGTTCTTCATTCCAAATTACAGTGCTCATTATGAAATAGTAGTCTCATTCGATTCTACTCGCTCTATCATAATATAATGCCACCCTACATCAAAATGTGGTTGAATAGGCGAAATAATCCAACCTCTTTCTATATGAAAATTCAATTTTTCTACTAACCCGGTACCACTGCTTTCTGTTAGGCATTTATATTTTTCTTGTTTTATTGTCTTTTTCTTTTCCGATACACCTGATGCCCACACTCGGTGACTAGAACCATCGTGCATTACATCTTGTAAAATATGCTTATTAATCATTACCAATCCTTATAGTGCTAAATGAGGTTTTTCTTCGATAATCTCTCTGTATTTTTCTGTGTATGGCTCGAGTGCTCGTAAATCCATCTGAAGTCTTTGTATTTTTCTTCTGTGATTGTTGTTATACATATCTACAAATGCTTCTTCCTCTGAATCAAACAAAGCAATACTCCTAACATCATATACAAGAGAAATTTTATCTACAATGATTTTCTTAGAACTTAATTCATATTTGTAGTCTTCTCTCGTTAATTCTTTTTTAAATACTGAATCATCTATCCACATATAAACAATATGTAAATGCTTGAATTCTTCCCATTGCTCATCAGACAAGCTATTATTATTGAGGATTTCTAAAAGAGTTTTCTCTTTATCTAACCGCTCATCATCCCATCGCTCATTCATTTTTTCAATTCCACCACCCATATTAATCCTTTATAGTACTAAAGTTTTGTTCTTCTTTAGTTTTTCTCTGAATCATTAAAGTAAAAATATAACCGTTTGAACCATTGCCTACATTTGGTTGAATTAGTGATATTTCAAAATCTTGATTATTTGTCATATATCTCTGGACTTCTTGGTTGAACTCTTTAGAACTATATGCTGTAATAGTCCAATAGTCGAACTCATCATCTATAATATACTTGTTATCCTTCTGAATCTTTAGTTGTTCTTTAAAAGATTTAGGTACAACTTCGTACTCGTTAATTTGCAACATTAGTGCTGCTTTTTCGTTCTCTAATTTTGCTATCTCATTTTTTGAGCGTTGAACAAAATCTAAACCATCATCTAATATTTTTTCTCTACTGTTTTCTCTACTGTTATAATCTAAATCACTACCAAAACTAGGCATTAGAACACTTTCCTTACGACTTTTTTAGTCTTAATTTTCTTCATACTACTAGGATATGCGCCATCCATATTACTCATCCAATCTTCGTGTTCCATTAATTGTAAAAAGTCTTGTGGTGTAGGAATGAATTTGTTTCCGTAATCTTCAAAAATGTGCTGTTCAGCAATGCTTCTCGTGTTGATTACTGTTCCATCTGAATTCTTAAATGTAGGTCCGAAGACTCTCTCGCAAATATAGATTCCCCAGGAATTATGTAGTAATGCTCTGTGTCTATTATCAGGAAACATCATTTTAGTGTGGTCAAGAAATTCGTGGATTTCCATATAATCTTCAGGTTCTCCGCCGAATTGTCTTGCACTTGATAATGAGTGTGTGTTTGGTTTCATAATATTTCCTTATAATAATAATGATGGGTATTCATCAGCGACCATATTTATAAAGTCTTTGGCATCTGCCTTTGAAATACTTTCTACATATTCTTTAGAGTCTTTCAATCCAGCACCAGTGAGTTTTCTATGTGTTTTAATGGCTACCATTTTCAAACCACCTACGATAGCTTGAACCATCGTAATGATTAAATCAGCAGATATTTCGTTATCTTGTTGTAGTACAATATCTGTTCTTGCTTCAATATCTGTTCTTGCTTCAATTTCTTTTATGATTTCATTTATATCAAGTTCGTATTTTTGTACAATATACGACATTAATAATTCGTTATTAATATGAAGGTCCATTGGGGGCAAATTTGATTTCATTAAAATACTATATAACATTTCTATTCCTTATCTACTATGTAAGCTATTAAGAAGCTCTTCTTTCTTTTGTTCGATTGTTTTAGGTTCGATTGAAGAAGATTTCCACAAATCTTTAAATGTTTTAGGTATTTCTTTAGTGAATACTTTATATAAACCTCTAATGATTTCAGCTAGTACTAAAAGAGGTGAAAGAACGATGATTAATAATCTGTTTAGAAATGTTTTCATAATATACCTTTGTGTCTTTATATGTAATATTATAACATAAAAGACCTTAAGGCCTTCTTAATCGTGCTCTAATTCTTCAACATAAGCACCAGTTTTCTGAATCGAGACCTTAGCGTGGTCACCAAATAACATCAAGGCAATTTCTTCATTATTCATCAGGAAACCTATGAGATATTCAAATTCTTCTTGGATTTCTTTGTATTCATTTCTTCGGTCTTCTGATTCATCGTACACTTTTTTCTGTGCTTCAAATAGCTCTTCATCTTCATCAAACAGAATACTACCATAGCATTCGTTGTATAATGTATCCTTATACTCTGTTGTACCGTTAATACTAAATTCTTCATTCACATAGAATTCGCACGAATCTCCATCGTTGAAATATGGTGTATATTGTGTCCAAGAAATTTCTTGTAACCAATCGTATTTCTCAAATAAATCAGCAGAGGCTTCTTTAAAAATACTCTGAAATTCTACCTTCATTTCTTCTTTAGTGTCTTCTAATTTCTTTACTAAGCTTTCTAGTTTTGTCTTTTGTTCTGTTTTCATTTATTTTCTCCTATTTCTGAAAATCCAGTAAAATCTGGTTTATTTTCTTGTTTTGGTTTAACAAAATCATTATACAGTTGCTCATATAATTCCTTGTAAGGACTGATTTCTCGTTCTTCTATTACATCTGTGAGTAAACGAACATTATTACATTGCTTTTCAGTAAGCTCTAAGATTTCTTCATTAGCTTCTTCTAGCTCAGGAAAACTTCTTGAAGAAAGATTCCCATTCGAATTACTGTATAATACAATATACATTATTTAGCCTCTATAAGGTTGAACTGCATCGCTTTAGCGAATATCCAGACACTTTTCCAGCAGTTGTTATCAAGAAGCTCTGTAATATCGAACCATTTGACCGAATTACCAACGAATTCTCCGTGTTCATCTTTATCGGGATTCATTTCGTATTCTGCTTGTTTGGTTTTGTTTATTCCCGTTACATCGACAAAGAAACCTTCAACCATCTGTGACATTTGAGAGCTTACAAGCGATTGACCTACTGAGGTGATTCTATCAAGTGGTACGATGTACCCAGCTTCTTCGAGAACCTCTGTTTGGCATATCTCCTGATAAGTGGTATTCTCACCCATATCGATTGAACCTCCGAAGGCTGTGGTCATTTTAACCTCTTTTCCTTCGATTTCATCACGAGGCGGTTTACTCTCATTGATAAGACAAAATTTCTTCGTATCAGCATCAAAAAGAATAAAACAGATTGAATCCACTCCACCTCTCTCAGCGTACTGATAATATCCACGAGCTTGTTTTACTGTCATAAAAGGGTCACCATTTGGTGTTTTGCCTTTTGATTCGTACATTATTTCTGCTTCATTCATTTTCTTTCCTTTATATTTTATGTATTATAACACACTAGGACTTAATCCTAGTTTAAATCTATCTCGGCTGGCATATCTGTTTTGTTATCTAAATACATTGTTGCTATATATTTGTCGATTGAACTATAACTATTACTACCATAAGGTATGCTAGACATTTGAACTGGACCCATCAAGACCCATCCTTTATTGGCTAGCTTATTAATATCATTTGTTAAATCTTCCAAGCTACCACCTTTTAGTGCTTCATACTTCATATTATTCCTTCTCTCTACTAATGACAGCATACCAGATATTATCACTAAAGGTTGGAAGTTTTTCTATATTCCAACCTTTAGTGAGGTACTCATTGAGTTTTTCATCAAGGTCTTGTGACCTTTCAGATTCCCATTCACTATGGCCTCTTAGTGTTCTAATTTCTATCATATATAATCTCTCCGGCATCTTCCATCATACCGTAACTAATAACGGGGTCACAAGGTACACCATCGACAGCAATTATTTCATCGTGAGAATTTACAGTAAGCGTGACTGAAGTGGCTTGCATCACATAAATGAATGAGAAAAGCAATAACATTGATGCTACATATCTGTAACCTATTTTAGTTGTGATTCGTTGCGAAAGTGTCATTAAATATCCTTTATGAAGTATTATAACATAAAGGACCTTAAAGCTTTATTAAAGCATACCTATTTTAGTTTCTGTATTAAGAGTTTTGTACTGTGAGATACCATCTTCCAAGATATAAGGTTTCGTATCGACACCCATTAATCTTGCATTGATTAGGTCTTTAGCAAAAGCACCTAAATCAGAAGCTGGAATTTCTGTTCTATCACCTAAACATTCATCGAAATCTTCTTCAGATAATTCGTACTCATCTTTCCAAATATTAAGTGCTTCATCAGGCGTCAAGTATCTAAGATTTAAGATGTCGAATGTTCTACCTTTTCTTAGTACTGCTGTGTCAATTTCTGAAACATCACGATTCGTAGTGATAATGAACTTTGTATTGTTGCCATTCTCAAAAATACCATCAGTAAACGAAAGTAATTGGCTAATGAAGGCATTCTTCGAAACATCTTCGCCACTTGAAACTGCTTGCGTTCTCGGAAGTAAAGCATAATCTAAATCATCTAGGATAACTAGTTGGTATTCTGAACTTTTTAACTGATTCCAGAACTCATCTGTGCTCAGAACATTTTCATTCTTAACATAAACAACTGCAATCTCATCGTTATCAAACATATCATTAACACGGTCTTCAATACTCTCTAACCAATCTTGTAGTTCTATACCAGTAGGTTGTGATTCTCTCTCTGAAAGTTTTTCTTTTTCTTTCTTAATTTCGAGCTTCTCTTGGACTAAATCTGAAGTCAATAGATAATTCAAGTACTCATCGATAAGTTTTGTTTTTCCTGTCCCTGGTTTACCAGTTAAGACTAACATATTATCTTCGCTTAAGATAAACTGATTAAACATTTCTTTAATGTCTAAGTAAGGATAGAAAGCAGGCTTAAGCTTCGTAAAATCTTTCGCTTGTTTAGCCATATAAGAATCTTTAAGGTCTGTACCACTTAGGTAGTAGCTATAGATACCAATGAAACTATCTGCTTTTGTATCTTCAAATTTCTTCAGGAAATTATAAAGAGTGTTTTGTTGTTCATAGCTGTTTGTATAAACATCGAAACTATATTGTTTCTTACCGTTTAAACTCTCACATAAGAACAAAAATTCCTCGTGTTCAAATACCCAAGTTTCGTGTACTTTATTCGTTTTGAATTGTACAATAGAAACACCCGGGTACATTGCTGTGATTTCCTCTTTAATATCGGGGAAAGAAATACCTTTTACATATAGGTTAGGTACACAAGTATTGTACTTATCTGCTATCTTTGAGAAAAGTAGCACATCCGAAATATCAGTATATGCGTCTTTTACGACTGTCATTTTTGAATTCATTATTATCCTTTTGTTTTGATATTATAGTATAGATTTACTTAATTTTTGGGTTTATAGAAAAATGTGTGGATATTCTTCAACCAAGTAAAAAAAATCTGTCTTATATTTACTGTATTCTGTTTCTTCGTTATCAAAGAACAACCCGTACATATAGCACGATGCTGATTCGTAATCCAAATATCCTTCTTCTGTTAGTAGAATATCATCACCGAAAGTAATAGCATCGAAATCGCCTTTTGGGGTTGAAATTGTTACATTGAAATCGTTGTCGTGGATTGTTATTGATTCTATAGGTGTAGCACTCATATGCTTAGAGGCTACAGTATAAAGTGTAGTTGGAGAAGACATTGTAAGTCCTTTGTGTTCTTAGTCTAGCTTACTCATATCGTAATCATTAACTTCTTTTGGTTTTTGATTTTTTTGTTTCTCGTTAAGAGCTTCGATTTTTTTGTTGAACTCGATGAGTTTCGTGTACAATGTATTGTAATCTACCTTTGTAAGCTTAGCATCTTTTAGTATTTTAAGACCATCATCTTTCTTAGTACACAAATACTCACCTTCACTATCTTGTTCTTGCCATATTTCGGTACTCTGTTTACCTTTGAGGCTAAATGCTTCTGTTGGAAAAGTTGGATATTCCACTGTTTGAGGAACAAGTATATATTTTGTGTCAAATATACAACCACTAAATGTGAGTGCTATTAATACAGATAAGGCTAAGTGTTTCATACTTCAACCTTGAATGCTTTTCCTCTAGTCCTACCTTGAACTTGTACTTGCTTCTCTTTTTGTGTCTCAGCAATTTCTTTTTCAATCTCATCCATTTCGATAAGAGCTTCACCTCTATCTTTGATAAGAGTTTGTAGAACTTCGATTTCTGTCGATGTTTCTACTTCTTTAGCTTCTGCTTTAGCTTTAGCAACTTGTTTAGCAACGATAACATTTGTTTTAGCTATCTTCGTTTCAATTTGTTGTAACTTAGATTCAGCTCTTGCTGCTTTAATCTTTTGAGTAATAACATACCCACCAATAATTGCTGTAATTACAGCAATTATGATGTTCTTCGTACTTGTAAAAAATCCCATCTATCTTCCTTTATTGAACTATCGTTTGTAGTTTAGATATTGCTACCAGCACAGTCTTATCTGATTTTGGTTTATCTGATTTTTTATTAGTAAGGTCACCCAATGTATATGATGAATCACTAATTTTTTTGATAGTGCCGTATGCTATCCCGTTTCTACCTAGAGGGTTGAAAGTGACACGCATACCCACTTCTAGTTGCTTTGCTTTTATGTTGCTTTCATTAACTAAATCTGCAAATTTCATCTATCTTCCTTTATCTTGATTATATTGGTCCATCTTGTCCATAAGCATATCTGCTGCTTTATCAGCAACTTCAGAAGTCTTATCAGAACTCGTACCCGTGTAGAAACCATAAACTGAAATAGTTAATCCAGTAAAAACCATATATAAAGAAACCATATTATCTTTGAGACTAAAATCAGTAAACATAGGTGCTACAAATAACGCCAATGTAATCATAATATAAACAAATATTGTACCTAATAGTACCACTCTACGACCTCGTGAAGAATTACCTTCTAACCAATTGAAAAAACTTTTCATCTTATACTCCTTCAGGTTTGAACCTTTGAGAGTATTTATATTATTTAGCCGGAATCTTCATATTGATATTACCTAGCATAATCTCGACTGCCATAGCCGTACTTGGAATAACCTTATCACGAGCACCGTTAGACATTTCTTGGTATCTAGCAATAATCATAATAGCTTGAGGCATACCTTTAGGGTCAAACCAATCATCTAAATTATTGAAAATATATGTATAGATAGATGCAGGGTCAGCTAATGCTTGAATACCTTTTCTTACCTCTGGAAACTTTTTGTTCTTCATACTCGTAAGGATTGCTTTGTGTTGGATACTCGTATTAAGAATATTCTCATCTAAGATTAGCTCACCTGATGTTGAATTTTGTTGTAAAACCATTATCATTTCACGAATCGATGGTGCAAAGTTAGTGATAATAGGCTGTAACTGTTTGTGCTCGAACTTGATACCTTCTTGCTCTAAGATGAAAATCAATCTTTTGTATGCTGAAGTAGCAATATGTTTCTTATTCTTATTGTAAATGTCATCGAAATCGAATTGTAATAGTCTATTTCTTAGTGGTTCAATAAGTTTTTCTTTGTAGTTAGCTGTGAAAATAAATGAAACTGTCTTACTGAATTCTTCAATAACACCTCTTAAAGCCTTTTGGCCTTTCGTTTCAATACCATCTGCTTCATCGATAACACAAATCTTAGGAGAATCATCTATACCTACACCTGAACCGAAATCAATAAGTTTTCCTCTCATCAAGTCAATACCAGCATCTTTAGAACCATTAACCCACATTACATCAGCATCTAAATCTTTGATAAGTGCATTTACTAATGAAGTTTTACCTAATCCAGCTCCAGTACTTGAAAATAACATATTAGGTGTTCTTCTCTCTTTTACATAAGTTTTGAAGTCAGCCAACATTTTATCAGGAAGAATAACATCTTCTACTGTTTGTGGTCTGTATTTCTCTGCCCAAATATATTCATCTTTATCTACTATTTTCATCGTTTTCCTTTATGTGTTATTGTACTGTAATATTACTTAATTTATGCACACAAGCTGTTAATGCATTCTGAAAGCCTGTGTCGTAGCCGTTCTCATAACCACGGACTCTTTCTTCATCGAATTCCCACTGGTCGTATGCCTTAGCATTAGCATCAGCCTCATCGTAACCTATACCATAACCTTCATCGTGACCTTCTGTGAATGCATCCTCTCTGATTGCTTGTATCGTGTGGTTCTCGAGCTCATTTCTTAGCTCTATGAATAATTCCTCTAAATCTGCTTTATCATATTCTCCGTTGATTGCACCAATCTGTACCTCGTATCTATCGTTACCTATGTATTGTACCATTCTCTCTCCTTAATTGAATCTTAAATTATCTGTGAGTATTTCTCTCACTAACAGCATACTGTCTTGACTAAATGAAACGAAAATTAATAAAGTCTTAATCTTCTTATACAAAAGCCCATTTATTCTACTCTTTTCTAGTTTCTCTAAATCGTAACCACTTACCACAAGATAAAAGTACCAAGTGTACCATTTAATCTTATTCGTCCTATAATATTCAGTAATCTCATTGAATGCAATATTCGTACCAAAAACATCTTTGAGCAATTGAAGGTCATCTTTGAGATATTTTTTGTATTGTACTATTGAATCTTTGAATAACTGAATATCTTTTAATGATACATCACGCAAGAACTCGATAGAACCGAGTGCCGAACTAGGCATCTTTGTGAAATTCACATACAAACACGCTAGAATAAATACTGACTTGTTATAGCTCTCGTACTTTTTATACGGAAATAACATTTTCATTTCATCACGCTTCTTTTTTGAATGCCTGACTGCCATTATCTTCTTTGGACTGTGTTTGTCGAACATCATAAATATACCATTTGCTATATTATATTGCTCATCATAAACCATTTATATCCTTTTACCACTCATCGAGGTCTTTCTCTGTGTATAGTATTATAACACACGGTTTCTTAATCTTTTTCATTTTGGAAATCATATCTTTTGTACCTCTCGATACACCATCCCAAAATATTACAGCCATATCAGAATATTCAGCCATCTGTCCGTTTCTGATATGCCCAGCACCTTTACCATACTGATTCCAATCAGCTGGAAATTCTTTTACTGGAATATTATTTTCTTCGGCATATTGCTCACCCATCGTATCAGCACCTTTGGCTGTACCTGAAACGATTTCTGTGATATTATGTTCTTTTACAAGATAATCTAGCTTCTCAAATGTTATTTTTCTGTCGCTAAAATCTCTCGAACCAGCTACTATACATTTCATTCTTTTTGTTACCACTCATCTTCTGTGAAAAAATTATCATCATTATCAGTCCGTGGTACCTGAAAATGGTTGTGCTTGATAGCTTGTTTCTCGAACATTTTTACAAAATCTTTAGACTGCGATAGAATATCGCCGACCTCTTCTATTTTGTAGCCGTATTCTTCGCAATATGAGATTATAAGCGTGACCATATCAAAATCGACCCCTCGCTCTGCTTTGAATCTAAAAATATCATCGAGCAATTCCATTGTTTTGTTATAGTTTATAATGTCACTCGTATTATGTTGTACTTCGCTTAAATCCATATATATTATCCTTATGTGATATTATAACATAAAGACACTTAAATATTCTCAATTTTATAAGAAGTAAAAGTATCCTTAGATGTTGTAACGATTCTACTGAAGATTTCTATCTTCTCTTTGATGTCTGCATTATGAGAAACGATGATAATATCCTTCTCTTTACTGAATTCATTCTTCAGTATGTCTAGCAACTCATCACGGCCCGTAGCATCTAATGAGCTATCTAGTGCTTCATCAAGCGTTAAAATATTTAACCTTGTACCATTTCTTTCTTCAATCAACCTTAAGAAGGCAAACATAATAGCAAAACTAATTCTAGCTTTCTGTCCGTTACTAAGAAGATTAAATTCTGCTTCTTCACCACGAGATATAATATGCTCTTTGAAATCTTTATCGACTATAAAATTATATCCAAGTAAGCTGAATTTTTCTAGGTACATATTGATAAATTTATTCAGAATAGGTAACTGCTTAGAAATAATCAAGCCTTTAAGGTTATCTGAAGAAACTAATTGGCTAATCCAAGTGTAATCAATGATTTTCTCATTAAATACAGTTAAAGCATCTTTAGCTTGTACTAAATCATCTTCTTTTTTCTGTATTTCATCATAGGTAATCTCGATAGGTTTAAAAGCATTCATTTGTTCAATCTGAGCATTCTTTTGTTGTACCTGGACCTTAAAATCATCAATATTTTGTTTGATTCTCTTACCATTAAGAAGACCTTCTTTCTGTTTATCTGAAATACCTCTTATCTCATTGATTTCTATATCCACTTTGTCTTCTAGCTCTGAAATTCTTAAAAACTCTGATTCTAGGTAATCTTTGTTTGTTACATCCACTTCTACCAAATAATTTGTGTGCTGACATTCCTCACAAACGATAGCATTATGCTCAGCTGATTCAATATGCTGTTTCTGTACCTGAAGCGAATTTCGTAGGCTCATATGCCCGTTCTTTTCTTGAATCAATCCGTTCATTTCTGTTATATTGGCATCATATTTTGTTTTGACTGCTTTAAGCTTAAGGAGACCTTCAGTATATTTTGCTATATTAGCTTCTAAAATGATAATCTCATCTAGGATTTGCTGTTTCCTGATGTCGTGATTTTTATTAAAATCTTCATTCTGTCTTTTCATCTGCTCAATAGTGACCTTCTCTGAAGATATTGTGCTTACTAAAAGATTTACCTTGTAGTTTAATTCTGTTACCTGAGTTTTATTCTCTTGGACTTTCTTCTTAATGATGTCTTTCATATACCCAAAAATTTGTGTATCTGTGATGGTACTAAACATTTCTTCCTTCTCTGTAGCATTAAGCTCTAAGAAAGGTTTCGAGCTGTTAGAATTCGTACCTAGAATCATTAATTGGCGAATAATCGTTTCATTCGTACAAATAACATATTCCTCTAGGTATTTCTGATATTCTTTAATAGTAGCATTCTGTGGAATCAAATCGTTCTCGTTTGTGCCATCTTTATATATTTTGAAAATATTTGGGTTCATTCCACGAACGATTCTGTATGGTGCTCCATCAACGGTAAAATCCAGTGTTACCTGCAGTTTTTTCTTGTTAATTTTATTCTGTAATGAACCAGTCTTAACCTTTCTGTAAGGTTTTCCAAAGAGTGAGTAGAAAATAGCATCACTCGAAATAAGAGATTTTCCTGTCCCATTTGTACCTACGATTAAATCTATACCATTATTGAAAGGGAATACTATTTCTTTCCCTACACTTAAAAAGTTTTGCACTCTGATTTCTTTAAAATTTATATCCATTCTATTATATCCTTTTAGTACAATCGGGTACCATACATTGTTTAGTTGCTAATTTTACTAATAATTCATTAGTTACCGTAGATAAATGCATCATTATTTGTTTTTTATGTTTGTCATTTACTCTTGTCATATTTCCAGTTTTACTGAAATTTTTTTTGATGTGTTCTTCTATGCAGCAATATAAATCAATTAATGATTCACAATCACTCTCCAGCAATTTAATAATAGTATCTATTGCTGATAAATTCTCTTGTAGTGAACCACTAAATGCAAATCTTGATGAAACTTTATTGCAGTCTATCGACTCAAACATAAACTCGCTATAAGTTTTCATATTTACCGTCTTTTATTATGTTCTTGATAGCTTCTAATGATTCTTTAATCTTTCTATCTGCTATATCCTCAATTCTTTTTCTTGCTTTAGTGGACATTTGTTTTATCTTATTGAATCGTTTTGTCTTATCTTTAGGTAAATAAGATTCAATAAGTTCCTCTGAAGATTCTAAAATAAAAATTTCAATTTCTTGATTAGTACTACTTTCATTTATCATTGCTATTCTCCTAGCATTACAGAATCTAGCTCTGTGAATATTTCGTTTAAAAGAACCACTAATGAGGGATTGTTCTCTTTAACGGTTCTTGTTATTAGCTGTCGTGTACTCTCGTTATCTTCAGGAATTTCTTCATCACCCACATAATCAATCTCGATGAGCTCTGTAACTAATTGGTTGTTTATAAGAGTAAAATTGATACATTTTTCTTTAAGAAGGTATAAGTACTCATCATATTTCGTATCTTTTGCTTTATTCACAAAGAATTTAATCTCGTGCTTCTGAAGCTCTTTAAGTTTCTTAACAAATCCAGTCATATCATAAAACTTAGGTTTATCGTACAGACCTGAAATCTCTATTAGACCTTTCTCACTCTCATCGTTGTACTTAATCTTCACGAACTTTTTAGAAGATGTGTTACTAATGTACTTTAGTTTCTGCTCCTCGTCCCAAATATAGAAACCTTTTGGTTCATCATAATCGTTCCAATTCAGTGCAAAAGGCGTACCTAAATAGTAAATTAATCCATCAGTCGATTTAATGTGATAATGCCCACTAAATACATTCTTTATATTGAAGCCTCTCTTAAAGAAATCCGAAGTCAATTTACTTGTTTCATCTAAGTGTCCCTTTACAACTGCAAAGTTTCTAATCTCAAGGTGACCGAAAATATAATCTTTACCTTTGAGTTCTGAAGGTTCAAGTACATCATTTTCAGTAAGCCAAGGAATTACGAAAACATTAGCGCCATTCATCGTAACTGTTTCTTTCTCTTTAAAAAGAGAGAAATTATCGGGGTACAAATCCTCGAAGTGTTCAATAAGCGAAATATCTCTATTCTCACGGTAATATATGTCGTGATTACCTATTAAAGAGTACATTATAATATCATTTTCTTTCATATAATTAAACAACCTATCTCTAAGATTCTTAATCATACGAATATCTGTGTTTGTTCTATGGTCGAAGAAATCTCCGAACTGAAAAATGTATTTAATATTATTCTTCTTCATATAAGGAAATATTTGTTCTTCAAAAATCAACATTTGGTTCTCGAAGAATTCAGCTGAGCTCTTCTTGACCCCGAAATGTAAATCACCAAGAAATACAATAGGGCCATCGATTGTAGTATGCTTCAAATTACCACTCCTCAGAAATATCTTCTAGGACTAACGGTAATTCATCTTCAATAACAATTTTTTGTTTTACTCTACCTTTCTCTTCAATAATCAATTCCATCAATGAAGGCTTCTCATCGAACATTTTAATCCTATTCTCTGTGCTTATGATGCAATTTTTTGGCGTAATGATTTTAACGATGTCAATATTGTAAGGATAATCTAAAGGTTCAATTTTTCTCTCTAATTCTCTGATATACGAAATATAATCAGGACCTTTATCTTCTGCTTTCGTTGTCTTCATAGTAATATCGATTTCAGTCTGATACATTTTATTGCTGTCTCGTTTCTCGTTTTGTTTGACAGCATATTCTAACTGCCATTCTACAAATTCTACTACATCATCCATATCTCCGCCAATCTCTGCTGAGCTAGGAATGTATTCTGCTTGATAAGTGTTTTGGTGTATTTCCATTTCTGTACCTTCTAATAAATTTTCGTTCTTATACGGAGTATAACCATCGATAGTATTGGCTTCCAATGTTATCGTGTCTTTTACTAATTTCTCTTCTTTTTTTCTCTCGTTAATGATAGCGATGAAAGCATTAAAACAAATCTGTGTGATATAAGCGAATGCCTTTGACATTTTTCCTGTCCGTTTAGATAACAGATTTTCATCAAAATTGTGAGAATATAATAATGTTTTTTCGATAGCATTACTAAAAAATTCATCTTTCCAATTATCCGTATATCCAGCGAATGAAGGCTTCACAGCGAGATTCCTGATGATGAGCATTAACATCTTACCAAAATGTTCTTTACTGTGGTTTGGTGTTAGAATGAGGTTATCTACATAATCCAATTCTTCCTCTACACTCGTTCGCTTCAATCCTCTAAGCTCTTCATCCTTGAGGCGTTCTAAGATGCTATCTCTGTAAGATTCTTTAGATAACCTGAAATCTTCACGGACTACAGCTTCATCTAAAGGAATCACTAAGGCATTAATGTATTTGATGTTTTTCTTTAGTGAATCAACACCAATAAGACCAATGTCATCGCCTTCCTTGATGATGGTTTTCTCGATTTTATCTGTTCTTTTTAGTCGTTCTTTGTTGAATTCCTCGATAATAATATCGTGGTCTACGGTCTGTAGCCTATGAAGCTGTGAGGAATATTTCATAGCCATTAGTTCAAATTTTAATTCAAACTCATTGACATATTCTCTGATTGATTTTTTGGGTTCAAAATTTTGTTCTATCAAATACTATCCTTTATTAAATAATTGTACTATTATAACAAAATATCACTTAACCTTTAGGTATTATAAATAATAGTAAACCCTAAGGAAATACAATGAATAACATAAGAAATTTTCAAAGAGATACACAAATCGAATTCGGTACACGATTATTCGATGAGGTTATAACATATAATGTGCAGAATGTGCTGTTACCTGGAATCGATATGGATGATGCTGAAGCCCACACACGAGGTATCAAGGCGCTTATTCAAGGTGATTCAGTGGAATTTCAGGAATTGAGCTTAACGATTATCGTTGATGAAGAAATGAAAGTATGGAAAGACCTAATGAAAAAAATGTTCGAACATATAGAAATTCCTGATAATACTTTTACTCTTAATCCTGCTGACTCGTGGATTACTATAAGAAATTCCAAAGGTGAAGATGTTATGACTGTGACATTTTATGAATCTCACATTACTACAATAGGTTCATTAAGCTACGACTCGACTGGTGAAGATGATGAACTCATTATGGACATTAGCATTCGTTATGATTACTTTTTAATCACTTAATCGTATTCTTTCATTATACCTCATTAAGAATGAAGATAGTTCGTGTGGTACTGAATTATGTTTTGCTAATAAATCTTTAGGAAAACAAGCACCACCAAAACCCATCTTACCATCTGCCCCTACATTAGACATAATGCCGTTAGGTAATTTGCTGTATATCTGTGCCAATTTCCTCGTATCAGAATTAAATGTTTCTTGTACAAAATTCCAAAACATAACCTCATAAGCCCCGTGAATATTTCTAAGGTATTTAAACTCTATAGCCTCTTCCTGAGTACAAAATTCGACTTCATCTACAACTACATCGAAATCAGTATTAAAACACTCTAAGACTATATTAGCATAGTCTATACGACCGCCTAGAATAAGCAGTTTTTGTGTGCTGAAATCTTTGTAAGAGGATATTTGGTTCAGAAATTCAGGATTAAAAACTATATTAAAATCTTTATTGTACATTTTGATGTTATCATATAATACTGTGCTCTTAATAACGATGATGCCATTATACCCTCTCACCTTTTCAAAAAATTCAACGAATGGTGTTATATTTTGTTTCTCGTTGTCATTCAATGAAGGAAGGCACACAAAAATTATATCCGTTTCAGATAAATCTGTTTCTTTGTGTTCTTCCATATATTTGTCAAAAATCAATACATCTTTTTTATCTATGATGCTGTTATAGACAGCCTGTCCCACGAAACCAAACCCAGCTATTCCTATTTTCATTTCAAATCCTCTATTGGTATTCGTTCTTTGCCGAATAATCTGTTAATATTATATTTCTTTAATTCTGTTTTTACTAATGGTACCTCGTTGTTGTACGGGTAGCAGTAGCTATCAACCGAGATATTATGCTCTTTGAAGGCTTCATTCATATCAGATAAATCTTTCTTTATTATATCATATATTTCCTTAATACCTTGTCGATGGTCTAAGAAAAAATGATTATGAGAGTGCCCACCTATTTCTGCATTATCTGAATCGTGGATTTCTTTAATCTGGTCCCAATCCATATAAGCTGAGGTGTCACCATTATCGAAAAAATTCTTATGAGCCGCAGCACAAGCTATTACCTCAGGATTTTGTTCACCTTCTGAAATAATACCAGTACTCACAAAAAATATGAGAGGTATGCCTAGACCCAAGAAAAAATCAAGGTTCAGGTACTGCGTGTACAAGCCATCATCGAAGGTAATCAAATCAAACGATGAAAAATCTACATCAAGCATCCAAGGATGGACCTCGTGTATCATTAATGTTTTCATCGTTTGAATACCAATGAAAATTCCTCTGCATACTGGTACCCAAAAATATTACCGATGTGCTTGTGATATTCTCTAATGCCGTCTAGTGAGCCTATACCACCAGATTTTATTTCTGTACTGTACTCTGAACACATTTCTAGTTTTTTCTCGATGGTTTCTGTTATATCTACGCAGACATTAAATAACCTAGGCGTAAAATTCCACTCATTGGAACCAGTAACGGGGAAGCTGTATAGTTCTTTAACAGAACATTCTTTCCTTGGTCTACAAACGAGCTTTACACTCTCTGCTACTGTTTTATGGTCGCGGTGCATATCCGTATCAGAATTTGTATAGACAATATCAGGTCTGAAGGAATCTACCTCATTCTGGATGGTGTAGGTGACACCGTTAAAAAAATCCTCTAAAGTGAGGTCTTCGGCTTCATAAATCTTATACGAAAAACCTAACGAAAGCATATTTTTTGTGAATGCTTTCTCTCTAGCAACTCTATCTGCTTTAGCCCTACCTTTACAGAGAACGACAACCTTAATCTCACCTTTAAGTAAAGCGAGAGCTCCACCCATACCTATTTCAGCATCATCAAGATGAGCTACAACTATTAATGTTTTCATTTAAGGCTCTTGATAATATCATCGACTGAATATTTAGGCTCGTAGAATGCTTTAATCTTATCGATACAAGGTTTTCTCTCGTAAATCTCGCCAAAATTAGAGCTAAAATCAACCGAATAATCCCGGTACTCGATGTCATCGGATATTTTGAGAGCTAATTCCTTGATGCTGATGGAATTTTTATCATTCCCAATATTGTAAATCTCATTATTGTGCTCATCATTCAACCCAAGAAGCGTAAGCATCTCAACGGCATCACGGATATCACAAAATGTTCTCGTTTGTTCGCCATCACCGTATACCACTAACGGTTGCTGTTCTTTTTCATTTTTGATAAAATTGGGAAGCACCATACCGTAATCAGGTAGCTGTCCTGGTCCCACCACATTGAAAAATCTTACGATGACGCTTGGGAAAGAATAAGATTTTAATAAAAATTCCGACATAAGCTTAGCACAAGCATACGACCATCGTGCTGTATCAGGAGAGCCTATTTTTAGCGTGTCCGTTTCTTTAGCATTATTCGTTTCGCCGTACACCTCTGAGGTACTAGCGAATACCACTTTCTTCTGATACTTTTCAAAGAGAGGAAAGAGGTTATTATTGATACCGAAAGAATTCCTTAAGGTGCTTGATGGATTTTCATCGATGTATTTCACACCGACTGAGCCTGCTAAATGGTATATCAGGTCGGCTTCTTTGATGGCTGACTCGACATCAGTAGCAATATCCCCACCAAGGTCGCCTTGTATCATAATAATATCAGAATCGATATTATTTTCAGTTCTTGAAGTGCTCATATTATCGATTACTGTGATAGTATGTTTATCCTCTTGTAATCTGGTTGTTAGGTTTCTACCTATGAAACCTTGTCCGCCTGTTATTAAAATATTCATTTATTTCCTTTTGTTTATTATATCTAATTTCCTCTTAATAATAACTATCACGATAAAATATCGGGTCTGTAATTTTTTCGCCTTCTTCGGGTATTACTTTTATATCCATCTTGTTTTCTATCCCATCGCATAAGAAGAAATGCTTACATTCTTTGCACTCTTTTGGCTTTGTGTACGAATTATTTCTATTCATTTTAGCAGCATCGAATAGAGCCTTAATCGGGTCTTCTCTGTATTCTTCAGCTGTAAGATTGTAGTTATAGACTGCCATATTCCAATCGTACACATCATAGATGTGCTGATAATAATCGCACACATATTTTTCATACCCTTTCATATAGCAATAAGGAGTATAACGGACATTCACTATACAGAAATCTTTCAATAAATCGATAGCTTCGTGGATTTTTGGTGTGACCTCGTTATAATCTATTGGAATCTGTTTACCGGCATCAGACCAGTAATTTAAGGTCAAAAAATTCACCTCAAAAACATTGAACTGCTTTACAATATCCACAAACCGTTTAAGATACATATAATTTTCGTGAGTAACGGTGCAGTTTATTCTTACAACAATACCTACATCATTAGCATTCTGAATAGCTTCGAGCATCCGTCTGAAACCACCTTTCTTTTGTACTAATGAATCGTGAAGCTCTTCACTCGAACCGTGTAAGCTAAATAATATTTCTTTGAGGCCGTGGTCTTTGGATTCCAGTGCGAATTCTTTGTCGGCAAATTTATATCCGTTGGATAATGTTGTAACGCTTCGGAATCTCCCGTTACAGTAATCTAAAATTTTAAACCAGTCTTTGTGTATAGAGCTTTCTCCACCACTCAAATCAACCTCTTGGATACCACAATCGTAGAAATAATCTATTCTCTCTTTGATTATGTTAAATTCTGTTACATCGTTGAGGTGGTCGATATAATAGCAGAATTTACACTCGTAATTGCAGTGAGTGCCTGTATCTAGCTTAGCTCTTGTGCATATATTATTTTCTGTGTTGTGTTCTAATCTATTTGATACTAGATTGTAATTCATTTATACCCTTTATTGCAAAATATACTAATCATTGCTCCATACCCTCATATTATGAATATCTACATAACTACTGTAAGATAACAAAAAATCATCTTGTCGTTTTTTTGTGAGTTGGTTTAGCAATAACAGCCCTCTTGCTGCATCATCAGGTATCATATTGAAATGATACCCTAGAATAGTTTCTCTAATACCACTCATATCTCTACCGTCCCAAGCCATCTGCTTAAGCACCTCATAATCTTTTTTGTTATTTAGTAATATTGCTCCACCTTTTCCTATATTAATACATTTCTTCTGTTGGAAACTCAAACATTGTATTTCGTTGTTGTACATATTTTTTTTGAACCCAACAGCACAATCCCATATATTTGTGTTTGCTAGTTTATAAGTTTCATACCATTGAATATGTTCGAACGACGGAGTATAACCTGCGTGCATGATAGACATAGGTACACTAAGGTAAGTATTTTGGGGTATAGATATTATTTTAGTATCTGGTTTAAAATATTTTAAACATAATAATATAGCATTAGTACAGCTATCAGTGAGCACAACAAATGGTGCTCCAGTAAACTCTGATAGTTCTCTCTCAAACATATCAATAAATTCATTATTATTCATTAGTATCCTTCGGGTAACGCTTAGTGAACTCACATTCAGTACAGTAATCAAGATGGCAAGTAATAGTTCGGTTCACATTATATAGAGTTTCATTAGAATCGTTTATATTTACTGGTGTTTTACTCCCAATACAATTATGTGTTTCTACTCTACCATCTAAATAAAAGAATAGAGTATCTGTTTCACACTGGAGGCCTTTTGTTTTGTATTTTGTTTTGTATATTTCATTGCAATCAAATTCTTCACCATTTATGATTATTATACCATCGCTCTTAAAGCCAAAACCATCATTTGTAAATTTTTTGACTTCTACTGCATCTATAAATGGTGCAAAGTTTATAGGGAAACCTTCTCTTGTTAGCATAGTACTAACAAGAGATAATTTAGGGGATAATTTAGGGGTATTATAATCCAGTAAAAGCCTAATATAGTCAATATTATCTTTAAATCTTATTATATTTCTTAATGTTACTGTCATCTGTTTTTTATCAATAACAGTATAATGGAAGCTGGGTGTAATAACTATTTTTAGATGTTTATATTTCTCTAAAATATAAGCTATATTTTCGGTTTTTAACATATTAGATAAAATCATAATCTTATTGTATTTTACATCAAGTTTGCTAAACTCCCCTAAGAAAAAATCTAAAGTATCCACTGTCATAAACGGTTCGCCACCTTCTACTGAAATGAGATTATCAAATTCGCTTCTTCTGTTAAAACTATATTCAATAAAATTAACTAATCTCACCAAAACTTCTTTGGAAGCGGTTAAACCATTATACATATTCTTATTTTGGTAGCAGTAGGGGCATTTCAAATTGCAAATATCATTTATCATAAAACCTATTATATTATTAGGTCTAAGGTCTTTTAGAATGTAAGTGTTATTATTTATATCACTTGTTACCATTTTTGGCTCCTGTTATTCTGTGTAATTGTAATTTCTAGCTGTACCAGTAATACATATAGTTTCATCAAGTACTGGTACTATTTCGTGTTCGATTAAATCATCTATTTCTTTCTTGACTTTGCTTACGCTTTCTATTGGTATGTGTATGCTTTTTTCTATAGCAATATCAGTCCCGTATAGGTTGAACAATATTTTATACTTTTTGGGTATATCCATTCTTTCTAATACTGAATAATAGTCATAATGGTAAAATGAGTAATCTACAAAGGTTATATCTTTATTTATATATGCATTAGTATAGTTTAGTTCTCTAGCATCAACTATAAATCTGAACTTCTTCTCTAAAAGGTATATAGCTATTTCTTCGCAGAAATTCTGAAGTCTATAATTTATGACTATATTTTTATGAGCGATACCTTTTTTAGCTATATTTATGCTTTCTTCCAACCATAATCTAGCAAAATCTTGATTCTTTGTGTAAATAAAAAAAGTGTCATAATGTTCTTTGTAAGATTCATCTAAAAATTTAGTAAAACAGTATGTGAGCATCGATTCTTCTACACTTTCGGGTGTTTTGAAAACATAAACATCTTCATTATTGATTTTAGGTAACGATGACACGCAGTAAACATCGGGGTCTAAAAATACATAACCATCTAAGTCTGGATACTCATTAACTACAAAATTAAATACTTCAGGCATCAGCAAGAAAAAACACTCTGTTTTGTAGTAAAATTTGTTGTTTGTAAGCTCTATATTAAGTAGAGTTACATTATCGTATTTTTCAATAAATCTCACAAAAATATCTGGTAGGACTGAATTATTGTGATTGACTACAATAATTCTATGTTCTTTATCAAAATTATTTTTTATAGACTCTAAAGCTACTACAAGTTGAGGTATAGTATTTGGGTGGGCCTCTATCGGGAATATGAAGGTCATTGCTAATCCTTTGTTTTATAATGGTCAAGTGAACTTGCCCATAAACAGGAGTTCTCAAATGGGCAAATAATAGGTTTAGTCATATCATATGCTTTGAAAAAATCTAAGTGCGTAAAAATATTCATTGGTTCAAATAAAGTACACATCTGTTTTACTCTACCTGAACGGCACTCGATTGTGAAGAATATATAGTAGCATTTCCACCCATAAGTGTCCATAGGTAGCATATCGTGAGTGTATAAATCATAATCATTCCATTCTACGCCAAAGTTATCTATGTATTCTTTGGTATTATTTAATTTCATTGTATTTAGTATATAATTGTTAGACTTGAACTTAGAGTTGATATAAACAGGCTTAATATTATAATTTTTGTTGTGTTCTTCGGCAAAGTTTTGCATATCAATAATATCATTGTAATATTTCTTGTTTGGGTGTATCATTATGTTTAGTTCTACATTCTTTATGGTTAAAAGTTTTTCTTTGAACTCTAAATCTTTTAGTGTATCTGCGTGCCAAGAAATATGATAAACTATATCAGGATTGATATAGTTTATTTTGTGTAGTTTCTCTGGACTTAATTGTAAATTAGTGTTAATATGCAAATCTTTAATTTTTCCTTCATCTATGTATTTTTGAATGTATTCTACAATATAAACGATTTTGTAGTGTAATGTGCATTCCCCACCACTCAAACAGATAGATACTGGATGAGGTATCTTCGCTAGTTCATCGATTACAGCTAGAACTTCTTTAGTAGAACTAAATTTACCCCAAGTTTCTGAATCATTTCTCATATAACAATAACTACAATGCATATTACATATTTCTGTGATTAACAATTCAAAAATAAGAAAGTCGTGGTCCTTAATTGCACCTTTACTAGAAAACGATGTTATGTCTTTGTTATTCATTTGGTATCCTCTTTTTGGGTAATAAGAAAGCACAATCTAACTTACAAGACTCTCTGCTACATATTGTTTTATTATATTCTTTTATGATATTTAGATTTTCTTCGTTCATTTCCATATCAATATTATGGTTGCAGTCATTGGAACGCATATAGTTATTCACTACATCTATTTCGTTATAATCACACTCGTAGTCTTTGAAGTGGACTTGTACATCATTGTATCTAGCCATATTTTTAAGATGGGGTAGTTTAATATCGTATACCCAATCTTCTATGATGTCTTTATCGTTGTCGCCATTTGTTACATCGTGAATAAATGTTATAACTGTATTAACTTTCAGTCTAGTTATCAATTTCAGCAAAGGTTTAGTCATATTTTGGGCAGGTACCGTTAATTCTACTGTAATACCATTAGAAACAAATTTCTCTATATTTCTAAAGAATAGTTCATCATCTGTTTCTTGTAAGTGATACGAAAATGTCCAAGTAAAATTTGAGGCGAGTTCTAAATCGGCCGTGTCAAAAAAATTAGTGGTACCATTAGTGTATATGTGGCCTTCGTGGTCTAAATCTCTAACTACTACTAATACTCGCGAAAATCTAGGGTATAATGTAGGTTCACCACCTATAAGACTTATGATACTTCTCGGAAAGTCTTTTAATAATGAAAGACCTTCTTTAATTTTATCGAAACTTAATAAAGTATTCCATTTCATATCAGCACGAGCATAACAATACGAGCAGTTCTGGTTGCACATAGTATTGATATAATAATTGAACTGATATTTTAAATTAATGTCATATCCTTTGTTGTTCTAATTGTACCAGTACAATCAGTGCATTCACTTCTTTGGCAATCAAATTTATTATTATAACTCTTAAAGAACATAGGGTTCGTAAATATGTTATCCATAACATTATTACAATCGTTAGAAATACTTCCGTCTATTGCTATATTTAGCTCTTGTATAGTACATAGACCAATATCTTTAGGTATTATTTTTTTGTGTATTTTAAAATAATCACGATAGTTATATAGGATTCCATCATATAAGTATTCCTTATCACCCATATTCAAAAAGAGCATATCACTCAAATCTTCATTTACAATCGTATCATCATCATAAACCATAGAATGTTCAATTTTATAACCCAAGGTATCTAATTCTATATAACGCATCTTGAATAATTCTGTCTGCGTCAAAACTACATTAACGATTGCATCACCAGGTATTTTTAAATTATCCTTAAAAGCGTTGTATTCTGTAATATTTATATCGTGGAGAGTAAATACATAAATAGCATCTAAGCCGTACTTGCCTTTAATACAACCATTAGTCAAAATAACGGTGTTCAATACTTTAGTATTGCTGTTGCATTCATTCACTATTTCTTCGATATTGGGGTGGGCTAATGCCTCTCCACCAAATAATAAGATATTAAAGTCAAACCTAGAAAATTTAGTGCATTTTAGAATATACTTAATTCTATCTAGCGTTTGTACTTCATCCCACTTCTTATCTTTTCTAGCAAAACAGTAAGGGCAATTCAAATTACAAACTGTGGTAATATCTATGAAAAGATTTATTGTGTTATCTTCAGTTTCGGTATATTTGAACATATTATCTCCTTTAGTGATAAATTTTTGTTATCTATTCCTTGTTCAAAGAACATATCTTTATACAATTTATAATCATAAATATTTAATAGTTCTTGTAATAATTTTTCATCATTTTCGTTGTGATATTTAGTAGGGAATTGTATTTCTGTTTTTTTGAATATAATTTGAGATAACTGGAATAAGGCAAAGTCTCTCGATGTCAATTTATATTTAGTTTTATTCAAAATATACTCTTTAAACATAAAAACTGTTTTGTTATCATCGTATGCTTTATATAAACCTATATGCAAACTAGACTGGTTTATATTATATAATACATTTGCCAAATTCATTATTATATCATCATCTTCTAAGTACATAATATATTCACCAGTACTTAAATCGTATAAGTATTCGTACAAATCATTAACATTTGCTGTCGAGTAATAGTAGCGCACTTTGCTATGAGGTATTTCGGTAATATCGTTGCTATCATTATTTACGATTATCTCAAAATCTTCAAAGCTGTTTATACTTAATTCCTTTAGTAAGCTGTTTATACACTCTTCAAATAACTTTGGTCTATTATGTGTTAGAATCAGCACACTTAATTTTAGGGCTCTCATACTTATTTCTTTTTGTTGAATTTATAATAATCAGAACACCTGCAGCAATCAACTATACAAGTATTATATTGTAATAATTTTTCTGTTGTTATCATAAGCCCCATATTTGCACTCGTACAACTATCATAGAAATTGCCGTTAGGCGATATTCTATAAGTAGTTTGCCTACATTGATAGCCTTTGAACTTATGTAGATTCTGTGAGTGTATTTCAAATTTCTTGAATGTTTTTGTTGTGCCGTCAGAAAAAGCATAAGGTATATCTACTTCATCAGCACCCTCTACAAAATATCTGTTAAAACTCTCTGGTATTCTATTTTCGTTTTTCCAACCAGTCGTATCTGATAAGAAAGCTGGGCTACTAGGGAACTTAGTATTTTCCAAAACAATTTTACATTTATCAAGGTAATCATCCAACAAAGAGACTGATATTTTAAGACCGAAAGTTGGAGTAAAATCATATAATTTCTCCATAAATACAGTATCGTATTCAGGATGGTAGGATATCATCATATCAAATTTGTCATTTAGCTTATTAAATTGCTCGTAATATTTGTTTGGTTTAGCAAAATTAGTTATTAACTCGGTATTAGTGCAATTAGGTATATTTGTTAGTGCCTCTAATATCTCATATAAATCTTCGTGTAGTGTAGGTTCACCACCAAGCACCAAAATAGTAAAAGGCATATCTATTTTTTTGAGTTTAGCTATTACAAATTTCCACATCTTGTTTTTTTGAATATATGCATCTGGAACTTTATTGCTAGCAAATACATTACAATATGAACATTGGAACTGGCAATAATCAGTAATAACCCAATTAAATTCTAACACTTTGGGGTCTTTATACCCGGCCTCAATCACTTCCATTATATATCCTTATACTAGTATTGTAAGTTTCGGTGTCTTACTATGATTAAATAAGTTCACTAAATCTGATTTATCTACATTCATTTTATCTTTCACTATGCTATAAATTTTAAACATATTCTTTTTTGATAAGCCAACTACATTGTCACCTATATCAGCACCAGTTACTCGTATGATTTTATCATTGTTGGTATCCAAGAACTGACCTAAGTTATGTATGTTATTATCAGTAACTACAACCATATAATCTATATTTTTGAAATCAATAATAGGTACATACGCATCAAGATGCTCAGAGCAATGATAATATATATCGTTTATTTCAGTTAAGTAGTCTTGGTAGTTCTTCATAAACAAACCATTAGTATTTACAGCTATTATACATTCTTTCTTCTTCAGTTCCCTTAGAGTATAAATTAGTATATCTTCAGATACAAGGCCTGGTTCACCACCACTTAAAGAAACCATAGAACCTTTTTCTATGCTATTAAGGTGTTCTTTTATTGAATCAAAAGTAATCGTAGGTTTATTGTGAGTATCCACCACACAAAAGTCACAAAACCAATTACATCTGTGTGTTAGCATTATACAATATTCTTTCATATAATACTCTTTATAATCTCTATGATACTATCATCTTTTTTGAGTTCTATTTTGCTCATTGTTTCTAAATCCTTTATCCGCGCTTCTAATCCTTTATCTATGTAATCAACATCGTATTGGACTCCCAACCCGTAGTGTTTGCATTCTGCAATAAATCTTGGTGAGCAATCGAACTGCCTTTCTATTGGCGTATAGATGTATTTATTGAATTCAGAAAAAATGTCTTTGACTGGCATTTCTATTTGTGTGATTCTATCATCTGTAAATGTTAATTTATTTTCTGAATTTGTTAGTACAAGGAAATTATCGTTGTTTTTCTCTAGTAGTGCTTTATAATAATCGTTATTTAATGCCCTACAATTTTTTGTGGCGTATATTAATGTTCTATTTTTGTGTGTCGGGACTTCTTTGAATCTACTAAACAATATTTTTTTGATGTATTCGATAGAATTTACTTTAGCTCTCTCATAGATTCTGTGGTCTTGTAGAACATAGACATTTTCTTTAGTGTTTTCTTTAATGGGTAGATGACCACAGCTGAATAAGAACATATTATCGTATATTATTTTTGTTTCATTTATCTTGTTTACGGCACCATCAGTAAATAGAATATTGTTACAAAGCACCACGAGGGGTTGCCTACTGAAAACAATTTTATCTGTTATTTGTTTAATTTCGTTATCAGTAAAATTGTATTTGCTTTTGATAGCTACTACATATTCTTCTAATGTTATTTTCTCTGCATTTAATATGCAAACATTGAAGTGGTCTTTCAGTAGCCAAAAGTACTCGATGACTTCAAAAGTGTGACCACATATACCTTGGTCGTTGTTTTTGTGCCAAGAATATGTCAATACTAAATCGTATTGTTTCAGATTTATTATCTTGCTCATCTAGTTCCTTAATACGCTATAAAATCTTTTGTCACCTTGTACTCAGCATCTATTTGGAAGATACTAGCACCCATTTCCATACAAGCTGTATACCGTTCATTGACTGAATCGTTTGTGTCTTCAGCATTGAGGACAACGAGGCTATTACCAAAATAGAATGCTTCAGGAATTATTCTGTTATTTCGTTCAAGATGCCTAGTGTGGTAGTAGATTATTTCTTTAAAATTGAAAATATCCAAATCTTTATTGAAATCTTTGTACACGACATCATATTTTGCTACTTCTTCTATTGTGCTTTTATCGATAGAACCAATACCAAGAGCTAGATGAGAACAAAAGGTCTTATCTAGGTGTGGTGTCTTAGGTTTCATAAATTGAAAACCTATTTTAAATCGTTCTTTAATATTAAACTTTTGATAATCGTAAAAACCATATACAGAATCTTGCTCTCTAGCATTATGGTCACCATCATTAGAATACAGAAAAATTTTATCTATCTTCTGTGTAAAGTTTTGTATTTTATTATAAGTAAAGGTATCGAGTACTAATGCCTTTTTTGTTACACTCTTAAGCAAATCGATAGGCTTTATCTTTACTACATTATCAAGATTTATTATATCATACTTTTCCTTAATAATACCTTTAATGACATCTATATCACCATCAAAAATGACGCATAACTGTACATCTTCGTACTTGGAAATATATAAGAAATGTTCTATACAGTAAAATAATATACCAGTCATAATGAGGTTTGGGTTTACATAGATTATAATTTTTGAATTCATACTAATCCTTAAGGAAATCTTGTATCATTGAATCGCTAGCATCTAAGATGAATTCTTCTATCGGGGATTGTAACCTATCTTGAATGCTATCATCAAAATCTAGTTTATTGTCTATTATTAGTTCTTTGTTGAAATATCTTGCTTCAATAACAAATCTATTATTAGTATCAAAACCATTATGTACATACTTCCAAGTTTTGTATTCCATCAAATTCATAAAGGTATTAGGTTTTTTTGCGTCCTCTCCATTTATTTTATGCATATCTAAAGATGAACGAAAAACCTCATATTTTTCTTCATATTTCTTATGGTATTTTAGCCCTAATTTTAGTCGCTCTCTTCTGTTGAATTTTTGATAATTATAATACCCGTAAGTGTTTGTAGATACCTCATTATTACCGTTTTCAGAATACAAGAAAATACTATATCTGATTAATGGTTTACATTTAATATAGGTATTGGTATCTAATATCAAAACTTTGTCGTTTATTATTTTAAGTAGGTTTGTGTAATTTGAAAATATTATGAATTCGTTTAGTTTTTTATCGTAGTTATACTTGGCACTAAACACTTCCATAATTTTACTGAAAGTGGCTTCATCAGTTCTCAATATAAGTTGAGTAGGTTCTATCTCGTTAAGAACCAAAAAGTACTCCATAGCATAGAAAAGTGTACCGTTAATGATTTTTTTAGGCATTACATAATATAGTACACTTTTCACAAAAACTCTTATCTATTCATTTTATCGTAAGCAATATAAAAATCACCGAGAATTTTATCAACCTCTTCTGTATCTTTTGCATTAATGATTTTCTTCACAAAATCAGCACACATATTCCCAAAGTCAATAGATGTAGTTACTTTATCTAAGAGTATTAAGTAGCTTTCTAGTTTTTCTATGATTGCTTCATCATCTTTTTCAATAATTTCAATATATTTTTCTTCACGATTACTATTAGTGATTACAAACCCTTCGGCAGTAAGTTCATTGTTTAAAACAGTAAAAGAAACAATATCTAAAGATGTCATATTTGCCATATTATATGACATCTTCTTATTTACTCTCATCATATTAATTTTCTTATATACTTCAAATTCATCTACTGCTTCATCAGAAATATTAATATCCCCTGGAAGTGCTTCATCAGTTATCATTTCTTTATTAATAGTGATGGTCTTCCCTTCTGAAAGACCATCACTAATCAACTGATAACTATTATAAGAAAGCTTAATAACTTTATCCTCTCTATTTGCTAAACCGTCAAACGAACTTTTAGTAGTACCAGTCACTAAATAATGAGTACCTCTATCTTCTACTATTGCTAATTCAAATATCATTTTAAATCTCCTTTAATTTTATTTTTATGCATAGTTACAACCACAATTACCGTGACAAGTACACACGCTGTGGCCGCCGCAGTCACTATTACATATACAATCAGTTCTAAGCGAATTGTATAATGCTAACATATCTGATGCTAATTTACTTGCATAAACAATGCTACCAGCAGAGACGGCACCAGTCGAACCGTGCCCTGTGCCGTTTAAATCAACAATCAATTTATTAAAATCGTTTGCATAAACAGTATCACCTACAGCGATTCCCGCTGTAGCAGTTGTACTAAAATTATAGTTACCATTCTGATTCCATCTAGCAATTTCATTAATTGTGTTTGCTCTTAATAATTCTAAATCTGATGCGTTAATTATATTCCCAGCAGTTGCATTTGATAATGCAACTACTCTATTAGAAGCACAAGATGCTCTATTATACGAGCAACTATCAGTAGTACAATTACTAGTACAATGCGAAGGAGTACACCACCCCGTAGATGTTGCCGCCGTCCCTGAACCTACTGCCATATTATTTTCCTCCTAAAAGTTGCGAGAGAGCTCTATCTACTTTTCCAAACGCTTGATAGTAACCACATAAACCGTGAACTTGGTTATCTAACCATTTATCTTCGTAAGAATCCTTTTGTGAAGCAGCATAAGATGAAGTAGGACAAACAAAACAAGTAGTTGCTACACAACTTTTGCATTGCTCGTTTGTCTTAGCTATCATCTTACTAAACTTCTCTCTATCTAACTTATTTATATCACCGTCAAGCGATAAAAGTTTGTGGTTCTCTTTATCATCAAGATATAAAGCACCGTGGCACGGGTAGAAATTACCATCTGTGTCAAGTATAGTCATATTCTTACCAGAAGAACAAGTAAATCTAGTATCATCTCCTCTGTACCAACTGAATAGCATATGACCAAATTCTGAATAAAAGTCTAATTCTAGTGCACTTATTTCTCTAATTGCTTGTTCAAAATAAGGCAAATAAGTATTAGGGTCTTGAAGTTTTGTATGGTAATCAAGAGTAGGTGAATATCTAACATAGGTCGTTTCGCTATCATATTTTCTTTTTAAATCTCTAAATTCTTTCCATACAGTAACCATATTATGCACCTCAGATAAAGGGAGTGTGCTTTTTAGGCTTAATGATTTTAGTCCTGCTTTACTCAACCAATCGAAAGTTTTAAGTACTTTATCGGCTGTTGATTCGCCTTTATGGTCTATACGGAATTTATCGTTAATTATTCTACCATCATACGATACTTGTACTCGTAGCTTAGAAGCATCAACACTATTAATGAATTTTTCCATAGTGCTTTGGTTAAAAGCATTAGTATATAAGTGATAATCAATATTATCATAATCGTGGAAATAGTTCATAAGCTCAGTCATAACATAGTTATTAAGAGTAGGTTCTCCACCCCAAAAATCTACACCAAGAGTATCATATTCTGCTTTAAACCAATCAGACGCTAAGGTTTCTTTAATTTTTTCTATATATTGAGGTATATTTTGGTTTACTTGTTTATTATCAACAGCTTTTTCACCTTCAAAACAATATGTACAAGCCATATCGCAAGTCGTTACTGTGGTAATTTCAAAATTGAACCCTCCTTTTGTCTGTATTCTATCACTCATTACATTTTCCCTTTCATTGATAGAATATCATCTATTATGGTTTGTAATTCAGCTTCTTCCATTTTATCTGCTTCAAGTTTTATCTCTTCTAGCATTTTATTACCCATATCCGCCAATATTGCACTCATTTCAGTAGATACTGGTAGCAACTCTACTGATGCCTCCATCAGTTTTGTAGAAGCCGCAAATAGATGAGCGTTTCTATCATTCTTAGATAAGATAATTTTCTCTACTCTATTAGCAGAATTCTCGTTTAGTGTTTTATTAATCATTATGTTCCTTTAAACCCAGCTAACTAAATCAGCAATGAGGTCTTTATTTAATTTATTTATATTGCCTACAAGTATACCGTAGATAAACACATACATTTCGCATAGATATTCTATCGGTTTTTGGTTTTCTAGCTGTTGTATCAGACAACCTTTCTCGCAATATTGGTTTACGCTACAACTCTTACAGAAATCTTGTATTGTTTCTGAATTTACTTGCGAATTAAAAATATCTTCTTTATCAAAATATCTGTAACAACTAAAAAATTTATTATCGTGAAATGCTAGAACAGTATCCCCAGCACCACAATCTTTTGGTGAGTATCCTTTTTTATGGTATCTAAGTATATGAGTTAAAAAATGAATGAAAAATGCTGGTATAGTATTTGTTGATGTAGCATAATCCATTAATCCAGAAATATCTTCTTTGGCTTGCTCTATATTATCTTTATGCCATATACCGATATCCCTGACAATAGTAATCCCAGGATTAACTCCAAACATATTGTACAATAATTTATGATTATCTTTCAACCCAAACATTGTACCATTCCACATAGCGTGTATTTTCAAATCATCGATAGTTCTAATAAGCTCTATTAAAGCCGGATGGAAGTCTTTTCCTCGCTCTGATTGCCAAATACCATCGTGAGATACAGAAACAGTCACTTTATTGTCGTTGAATATTTTGATTATGCCCGGTGCTAGTAGCAACCCATTAGTCATAATATTAGTTTTGAACCCATTACTATTACTGTACTCTATGAATTGTATGACTAAAGGCATTTGCATTAAAGGTTCTCCGCCCATAATATCAAAAATGTAATTTTCGTTTTCCTCGTATATATCTTCAAATTCTTTCTTAAATGTATCGAATGATATTTTTTCCGTTGATTTTTTGTCTATTATATAACAGTAAGAGCAGTCTAAATTGCACCCTTCTGATAATATCAGCGATATATGCTTCATAAAATTCCTTTCCTCTTCATCAGAGCCGTTGAGTGGTTTATCTATCCTTTATTTACAGTATTATAACATAAGAGCACTTAAAATACTCTTAAATTTCTAAACTTTTACTGTTACTGTTCCATCGATTGAATCTTCTAAACAAATTCCGATTAATCTTTTTGATTCGTTGAAGTCGTAATCATCAACACCATAACCTTTACCATCTTTTCCAGCTAGCAAATATTGACCTTTCTTGGCTTCTGTTACAAAACAAGGAATCTTTCCTTTAAGTGCTATTGCTAAGTAAAGTTCATTTTCTGCTATCTCATCAGTATTATTCATTAGTAACGCAGGGTCAGTAGAAACAACTCCTGCTAGTTTCATACCTTCTTCGTACATAGTGATTTCATTATCCCCGCCGATACCCATTACAGTACCTGGAACCTGAACTTCATCACTAAAGTAGTTTTCTGCTACATCGGCATATCTAGCAGATGTAGCAGTTAAGTAAGCTTTACCGTTTGAACCGTTTAAGAATATTCTTGCATCACCATCAGAAGCAACATACATACCCCAACCCGCACCAGTTTGAGAACCGATGAACGAAGCAGATGCATCAGTAAAACCTATACCGTACATATTACCTAATGATGCATCTGAAGGGTTATAACTAGAACCGATAGTATAAATTGGGTTAGATTTAAGACTATTACCACCAACATTATTATAAGAACCTTCTAAGTGACCAGTGTGGTGATTATGTCTAGCATAAGTAACAGCTTTTACTCTATTTGAGAATGTAGCATACTCATCAACTTGTAAAGTACCTTCGATTTTGGTATTTTTACCATTGTCGCTTAATGTTACAACACCTCTAATTCTTGTAGTATCAGTCGTAGCGTTACCAAGAGTTGTATTACCTGAAACAGAAAGATTCGATTGTACATATAATGAACCACTATTAAGTGACATTCTAGTTATATCTGCTGAACTACCTGATTTAGTTACCCAAGCAAAGTTTTCGTTCCCGTTATCTCCAGTTCTAAATTCTAGTCTATTATTCGATGCAGAATCAGTAGTCGTAATGAACTTGATACTAGCTGTATCAGTTACAGAACTCCAATAAATACCTTCACCTGATGAGTTGAATTGGACTGTACCTTCTACTGTTACACCAGAACTATTAGTAGCTAGTTTTTCTACGCCATTATTGTATAAATGAACACCAGCATTTTGGTCACACCAAATAGCGTTTTCTGAAGAACTATTTCTAAGTATTAAATCTCCACCAGTACTTTGGATATATAAGTTACCAGTACCTTGTTCTTCAATATAAGAGTGGCTACCTGAGTGGTAAATATCTAAATCAGAACTGTTACCTAAGTATAAGTGCTTATTATCATCGAATCTCATATCAGCTTGTACAGTTGTAGTGGCTTTAATTGTTAAAGCATCACCCGTTGAGTCACCTAGTGTAGTATCGTTATATACTAATAAAGAAGTTAAATTAATATGATTCATTCTTGAAGTACCAGCAAAGTTACCGTAGTAACCCGTAATATCTGAATCATAATAAATTGGTGCATAAACTGAAGTACCAACATATAATTTCTTAGCTATAGCAACACCACCTCTGAATCTTGCTCCTGCAACAGTAGTACTACTTGCATCTAAAATACTTAAAAAGTCTGTATTATTATTTGTGTAAAATATTCTCATTGCTTCATAAGCAGGTATTCCAGTCGTTGTACTAAGTGAACCCATACCGATGTGACCGTAACCATCGCCAGTATAAGTCATACTTATAGAAGCACCAGCACTTTCACCTAATGTGATACCTGCTGATTGCTCGATTGTACCTTCACTTGAAGAATCTAATGTAATCCAAGGTCTATTTTTTGTAATATTAATATCACCTTTAGTATCAAGTGCACCATCTCCATATACTCTGAATCTAGTATTAGCTGATGTAGTTAGAGAAGCTGATGTATTAGCTCTTAAATCCATAAGAACATCTGAACCAGATACCCCCTTACCTTCTCCATCCATTTCTAGTACGATTCCGTAAGAATCGCTAACATCTACTTTATGTGAGATATAAAGTGAAGGACTTGCAGATGCACTAACATCGCTAATTGTCATTTTACCATTAACAGTAGCACCAGTACTAGTAGTTTCAAATCTTTGAGAACCGTTGTAGTATAAATGAACACCTTCGTTTTGGTCACACCAGATTGCATTCTCTGTCGTTGATGTTCTAAGATATAAATCACCTGAAGTACTTCTAATGTACATACTTCCAGTACCTTGGTCTTCAATGAAAGAATTTGAACCATCGTGGTAGATGTCTAAATCTTTACCTGAACCGAAGTATAAGTGGTCGTTATCAGTAAATCTCATATCAGCTGTAACAGTTGTAGTAGCATTAATCGTTAATGTATCACTTGTACTATTTCCAAGAATATTATTACCATTAAATGTTCCATTACCCGTTACTGTAAGATTACTACCAAATGATACTGATTGAGCAACATCTAATGAACCATTAATAACAGTAGCTCTACCAGTGTCACTTAAAGTAACAGTACCTCTGATTCTTGTAATGTCTGCTGAACTATCACCTAGTGTAGTTGTTCCTAGAACATATAAAGAACTTTTTAACTTAGTTGCTTCATCTACATCTAATGTACCTTCAACTCTCGTTAATTTACCATTATCAGATAATGTAACAGTACCTCTAATTCTTGTAGTATCAGTCACAGCATTACCAAGAGTCGTGTTACCTAGAACATATAGTGTGTTGTTGAGCGTTGTCGCGCCTGTCACTGCTAGAGTACTTAAAAGTCTTGTCGCGCCCGTTACATCTAATGTCTTAGCGAAATCTACATCACCACCAACATTTAGTCTTCTAGCGATTCCTACTCCACCCTTAATAGCTAATGAACCACTATTATAATTTGAACTATCCAAAGTACTTCTGAATTCTAAAGTTCCTTCAGTTGAACCATCTTGGACATCGATATAGCTAGTATTATTACCATCGATACCTTGTTTGAAGTAAACTAACCCACCATCTTGCGACATTTCGATAGCAACATTATCGCTCTCATCTACATTATCTGTGTCGCTTTGTAATCTGATAACCAAATCACCTTTTGCTTTCACATCATATAAGAAATTATCTGTAATGATTGTTTCTGTGTAATTACCACTTGAAGTGATTGTACTTACAATATCATTAACTGTTGTAGTGCTAACAATATCACCTGATACTGCAGTAGCTCTAGTAATATTTGTAGCATTAATAGTTTCACTAATATTAACAGCATCTAATAGGTATCGGAAATCATCGTGTGCATCGTATGTTACTTCGATGTCATCATCAGGTGATGTCATACTCCAAATAAAGTTACCGTGACTATCTTCAGCAACTAATTCATTGCTTTTGTTATCTCTAAGAGTTTTCGTCCAAACTCTCCATACACCAGCAATCTTTTGTCTTACCCAAATATTGTTAGAAGCATCATTCATTGCATAAGCAACTTGTGTACCATAAGTATCACTATTTGTGTGCATCATCGTTACAACGAATGCCCAAGCACCTAAATCATCTGGTTCATTTGTAACTGAACCTTTATCGATATTGTAAACACTATTTCTAACGATAGCATCTAAATTACCAGTATATGTTTCGTGTCTTTTGTTCTCTTTGTAACCATCTAAATTCCACTTACTAAGAAGCTCTTCTTGTGTACCAGAAATTGTTCTAATAGGTGTTTCATCGTTAAATTCTTTAAGACCAGAGATTAATTCGTGCTCATCAGTCGTAACCATATGAGAATCAATCTCAATAAGACCATCAACTAAATTCTGTGCTACAAATCTTTCACTAAAATCATCACCTGAATCTGTTGTTTCTTGTAATTTTGAGATTCTACCAATTTCTGCATCGTGAATATTATGTGCTCTAACTAAATCTTCAGCAGGCGTATTATCATCGTAATATGTCGTAGTCATTGTAGCTAAATCACCGATTTCAAAATCGTGTTCATTAATACTAGAAACAACATCGATACCCGTTGTTGTTAGTTCATAAATGTTACCAATCTCTAAATCGTGTACATTTAGTGCAGTGATAATATCTTTAGCAATCTCACCCTGATTAGGGTCAATATCTTCTGTATGCTGTACTGTTAATTCTCTGTAATCACCCTTTTCAACTTCATTGATATTAATTGATTTAACTAAAGAATCACCATTAACACCTTCTTGGAAGGCTGGAGAATACATAATAATATCTTCTTTGTCGCCAACATCGATTTCAAGATTGTGTAATCTTAATGAGTTTTCAGCAGAAACATCTACATATCCGTAATACTCACGGAATTCAATAATCCAACCTTCTTCCATTGTATCAACAAAACGAACACGACGCTCATCTACTTCAATATAATCATCATTTTCTCTAAGAATAAGACCGTTTAAGTAAACATCTAATGATTTTCTATCATTTGTATATTTTCTTTGATTGGGTACAGTAATAATCTCACCTTTCTCTACATCTTCAGGAACCTCGTAATACTCTCTCATACGACCAGTGCTCATTCCAGAGATACCATCTTCATCATATAAGATGCCGTAAGAATAAAGGTATGCTGCATCGTGCTCAGGTCTTAATGCTGTATCATTTCTAACAAATCTGAACCACATATTATCTTGTGCAGGGTCTGTTATGATATGCTGTTGATGCTTACCATCGTACCAAATACCGTCTGTTCCATCGCTAGAATCGAATGAGTATTGAACATCATAATAAGCACCGTTATTGTTATCATTGATATAAGGGTAAACCATATCGTAAAGGTCTGTGTTATCAGGACCAAAGATACTTTCGTTAGTACCAATAATATCACCTTCATTTTGAGCTAAGTATGCAGTTTCTCTTGCAACATAAACAACTGAACCAGTCGTAAGTGCTGTATAAGGTCTTTCAAAAGTTTCTACATAACATTTACTGAAAGGTGATTGCTGTAAGAAAAACTCATATTCAAGAGCTTCAGGAATAACACCATCACTTGCTGGATTATCAATATCTATTGCGAATAAAGTATCTGTAACTGCGATACCTGCTTTAACTGCTCCTGGGAATTTATCTAATGTGATTCCACCTTTAACAGTAGCATCGATGTAGTAAATGCTACCTACTTCAAATCTTTCACCGACACCAAACATTGAATCAAGTCTAGCAGGAGTGAATTCTAGTGCTCCAGCAAAAATAATGTAATGCTGTAGTCCCATATTCATATAGAATCCTACTGCGTTTCCAGTTTCTGAACCATCACTAAGTGCTTTTTCATATAAACCAGTATCTAATTCTTTGTAAACAATATCAAAGTTCACAATATCACCGATTTCAGAACTAACAACTGGAAGACTGAAGAATGTAGCAGAAGCTTTATTTCTATCTACTGAAACGATTAAGTGTTGAGCATCAACAGCAATACCAACAGAAACAGAAACTTCTGTGTATTCTAGTTGTACTTTACCTTTGTCTAATTCATCTGTGCTTAAATAGTATTGTTTACCTGGAACTAAAGTCGTATTTGTAACACGAACATAACCATCATAAACGATATAATGTCTTGAATCGTAAATCTTGTACATACCAGCAATAACTTCTTCATTAACACCAGAGTTAAAACCTTTCTCGTATTTTCCAGTATCTACATCAAAGAAAACGAAATCAGAATCAGAAATTGTTCCCACTTTACTTGAAGCGAACTCATAAACACCATTTTCGTGATATTCGTGTCTTTGAATGTCTAAAAGAAGTACACCTGCATCGATACCTCTACCAATTTTCATACTTTGTGGTGGAGTTAAATCATCGTATGTTTTATATACGCCTTCTACTGTATCAGAAAGATAATAATCTTGTCCTGCTACGATACCTGATAATTCGACTAAACCAGCATAAACAATGTAATGTTTACCTTCATATAATTTGTATATACCAACAACTTCAGAAGCATCATCTGTATCAGATATAGCTTTTGAATAGATAGCTCCGTTTTTGTAAACGATGTCACCATCAGCTAATGTTGCTACTTCTGTACTATGTACTTGAAATAATGATTTTTCAGGAATAACTCTTTCGCTAATATTAACAACGATGTAATCTGTGCTTACTGCTCTACCAATTTTGATAGCGTTAGGTGCTTCATAACCATTGTAGTCGAATTTCTTGTAATCACCTGAAACTGAATCAGATAAAAAGTAATCTTTTCCTACTTCTAAATCGTTATTAACAACTTTAACAAGACCATCATAAACGATGTAATGCTTAGTACCGTAAGATTTATAGAAACCTACAAGTCTATTTTCATCATCTTCAGAATTCTTTGCTTTCTCGTACTTTGTACCAGTGAAGTAAACTAAATCAGAATCATCGATGTCGCCTTTTTGATTATCAGGGAATTCATAAGAACCTTGTTCAATAACTCTGTCTTCATCAACTTCTACTAAAATATGTGTAGGTGTTAGTGCTTTACCTATTCTGATAGCACCTGGAAAAGGTTTATCATCAGAAAAACTCATAACTCCACCTAAAGTAGTGTCGCTTAAGTATTGGAATTGACCAACATTAAAGTTTGAACCTTCAATTTCTACTGCACCAGCAAAGATTAAGTACCAAGAACCTTCGTAGTTCTTAACTACACCAAAAGGTTTGTCTTTTCTGTAAGTATTGTTTGTTTCTGTATTGAAGATTGCTTTACCGTAGATGTATTCTCCGGCAACAAGTGGATTTTCGTAACGATATACTACATCTCCATCTTCTACTGAATTAATACCACCTTCAAGGTCGATGTCAGCTAATGGAATTGTACTATTTGTGTACTCATAGTTATCAAGTTTAGTTACTAGTTGTTTAAGTGGACGATTAGCTACTTCAGGAGTTCCTCTTTCGCTTTCGTGTATCCAGTCTATTTCATTATATAAAGTTCCCATATTAGTCCTACATTGTGAATTTATATGTATTTATATAATGAATACCTCTCTGTAATATTATACAGTAAAGTGTCTTAAATCTAACTGAATGGCTCCAGTTCTTTTTAAGAAAGATTGCCCTATTTGAACGATGTTATCAAATTTATCAGTCTCCCTAACAAAAACGATTTCATCTGTGAAAGCAACATCATTGTGGTAAGTATATAAATCTGTATCAATTTTATTAGGTTGGTAGTAAATACATTTAGTTTCTCCACCAGTAACAGTAAAACTGTTTGGAAGTACTGGTTCAGCACCATAATATCCGATTGTGATAACATCATCTTCATTTATATAAACTGAATTTACGCTAATCATTTCTGCAGGTACTATATCTGTATTTCTTGTGTACAAATCAAAAACTCTGAACTCATTTTTTCTGAATTGCTTAATGTGTAAATCTCTACCATTAGCATAGATGAAATATTCACCTGATTCTGAAATAGTAATAGCTGTATAATCTACAATTCTATCAGTCGAAAGCACATCGTTAGATAACTTCCCTAGAGAATCAATAGTTGTATCAGTTATATTGTCTAAATCACTCACATCGTAAGCTTTGACCTCTGCGTTGATACTTCCTACATATAAAGTACCATTATAAGCTAATGTAGTACCAAAATCTTTACTAACTTCTACACCATCAATATATCTTAATGTATTCAAACCTGAAGTGCTCTCATTCCATTGTTCATTTTCTCTTTGAAAAATTACAACTCTACCTATATTATTAAGAATAGTTCCATTATCATCACCGTTATATCCTGGGATACCAACTGCTACTTTGTCGTTTCCAAGAATTTTAACACTCATACCAATACCATCCCAAGGTAGAATACTTTCATCAGCATTACCAAATAGGTATTTGTCTGTAAGTTGAGATTTAACTTCCTTATCTAGTATTTCTGCCCATAAAACAAATTCAGTACCATCGAACTCGAATGTACTGATGCTGTTATAGTTTGGTGTATAAGTACCACCTTGTCCTACTACAATTAGTTGCCCATTGTCTGAAATTGTAACACTTGTACCAAATTTCTCATAAGCAGAATCCGATTTAGGTGAAACTAGTGTATCAATAAGAGTCCAAGTTTTCTTTGTCTCATCAAAATCAAATACGAAAGCAACACCACGACCTATACCGAATGATGTATCTGCTCCGTTTGGTGCTGTGATAACGATTCTCTTAATATCTTTTGCTCTAGCAATACTATACCCGAACCAGTTACCTTGTGCTCCCGGGTTTTGAATCTCTTTGTCTAATATATAGAATGGTGCTTCTTCAAAATCAATACTTGCAAGTACTTTGTCTTCTGGATTAGCATATACAGAACCTACAGTTTTTACGATAGGCGAACGATAATCGAAATCATTTGAATCAACAGCAAAATGTTTTAAGTAATTTACCGAATTGTGGTCACGCTTGATTTTAAGATTCAAGTGCTCAGTATCTTCATCTTGTACTTGTGGAAATTTAGCTAATGAACTCATAAACATATTACTATATTTCTTAGCATTTGTAGCAGTAACATCTGAATAGCTAAACATTTTTCTGTCTTGTACTAGTGTACTACCTTGTTTATAATCTAAGATTCCATTATACATAATATCATAAATGTAACCTTTTTCTGTGTCTAAAATGAAACCGTTTCTATTTTCTTGTACTGTAAGACCAGTAACTTCAGTCCAAGTAAAACCATAATCATTACTCTTAATAACCTTAAGGCCTGCTGAATAAATGTAGTTAAAAACAATAAATTGTTTATGTCCTTCTACGGTATGAGAAGCATTTTCTTTTCTGTTGATATTGTTTACTTCGATTGTAACACTATCTTTGTACCAATTATGTACTGGTTTCTTTGTTTCATTTGTAGAATTAACAAAAACCCAAAAACCACCACCAGGTACGATTACTGTGTTATCTGTATCTCTATAAGTACCATCATATAAATTTGTACTGTTGTCAAGTGTATCAGCACCTAAGAAAGTTCTATGAATACCCATAAATTCTAGCACACTTAATTCTGTATTACTTAAAAGCACATCGTAATTTGAATTGTTAGTAATTATATATTTTTGATTATCACTTGATAATTCTACTGTGCATTCTTTAGATAAGTTAGTACCCGTTGGGAATAATGTAACATCTCCAAATACTTCATTAACGAATAGTGTTCCGTTAGCAGGTCTGATACTATTAGTTATTACTAAGAAATTATAAACTCTAGGAGGTAAAGAAAAACTAGGGACATCATTAGTGCTTGTTGGTACTGTATAGATTTTATTGAAAGTACCAGTATCAACGATGCTATAAATTTCAAAATTTACTCCATTATCATCTGTTAAATAAGCTTTCTGGTTACCTTGTAATTTTCCAGGTAAATCTAGTAAAGATAATCTACCACTAATATTGAATGAGAATGATGGTGCACCAAGATAAAATTCGTGACCTTCTGCAATTGGGTCGAATCTCGATACTGTAACATCATAAATCGTACAATCTTTATTTGCACTATATCCTCTAAGGTCATTGTCTTCGATTTTCTTAGCTAAGTATTCTGTTGGATTGCTTAATTTTGGAGAATACATTCTAAAATCTGTAATATCTCTATCATCGATAGTCCTAGATTTCTGAACTAAATCAGAATAATCGTGATATCCTAATGGTTGATTTTTTTTATCTGCTTCGTTATTGAAAGCAGTAACTGTACCACCCCATAATCCCCAAGCGTCTAAAGGTGTTTCTGAACCACTTCTTTGGTACCATTCACCTGAAACTGATTTTTTAGAACCTTTGTTATTGAAATTAACATCATAAAGTGCATTATTTCTTCTTTGTACTTCAAAAAGAGTTATGTAATTTTCATTTGCTTTTTGTACGAGTCCTTTATCTGTAGCGTGTGGAGTGTATCCAAACTCAGCTACAAAATCTGAACCTGAAGCGAATCTTGTTTCAACGATAAATTTGTATTGCGTTTGAATCACTTCATCTTGCTCAACACGGATATTATTTGTACCAGTATAGAATGCAACTCTATCTTCATCGCTCATATCAGCATATACGATAGCAGGAGTATTCATATCCCCATTCATATATACATTACCATCACCTTTAGTAATATTAACATCATTTACCTTAATAAGAACTAAATCTTGAAAAGTAGCTTCAGGTAATTCAATAATATCTCCAGCGGCAACGATATTTTCTAATAAATCACCAATCTGTACATCACGCATAATAGTATAGATTTTACCCGATTCAGGTGCTGTGTCATTTGTTTTTAGGACTAAATAGTTACCTGCAGTGTGAGGACCATCAAGGTTATCAAGTCTTGATACTATATCGATTTCAATATCGCTAACCATTTCTAAAGGACGACTCAATTCGATTTTATCTCCAGCGGCACAAAAACATTGTACACCATTGTAGTTGAAACTGAAATCTTTTTTGATTCCAATAGTGTCTTTTACTGTAAAATCTAGTAAATCTGCGATAAGAATTTCATCGATAAAACCAGTATGAGTCATTTTCTCTTTGAAAAGCTCTCTACGAAAATTGAACTCGTTAGAATCTATGAAAGAATGTTTTAGGTTGATGTCGTATAAAGGTCTATTTGTAATATACTCTTCTGAATTTTCGCCATTTGCTATCCATCGTGGTTCTGCATTGTTTGTATTAATATCTGTTGCGTTTTCTTTAGTGAACATTTATGATATCCTCTTTATGAATTTACTATTATTTATAAAGAGAATGAGGTTAGAAAGGAGTTAGAAAGGAGTTAGAAAGTTATTACCCAAGTGATAACATATTCAAGTGAGTTATCTTTTGTTCTAGCGGGAAAAGTTTTCATACTAAATATTTGGTCATCACAATAAAGTGCTGCTTCTGTGTATGCAACAACACCACCACCTTCATCGTTACCTTGAGTCTGTGGTATAGTAACTTTATAAGTCACTTTATTATTTTCAGCAATAACATTGATATTTACACCTGAAGATATAGGTGCTACCGGTAAACCGATAAATGATTGGATACCTTCAATTTTATGCGATTTAGTCGTACCGTCTGCTGCTAGTATAATCGTTTCGTGTATTGTAGGGTGTGTCATAAGCGTATTATCAGTACTATCAAAATCTACTACGAAAGTATGCCCCAATGTAACATCTGTATAAGGCTCTAAAGTATTATACTGAATATCGTATAATCCACCATCTTTAGGTATAATTGTATTACCTAATTTAGTAAACTCTTTTATATCACCTGAAGCCAAAGTAACGACATATACCACATTATTTTCTAATGTTACTGGATAATTGTTGGCATTTGTTAAAATACTCACGCCATCAAATAAGAAACCTAAATCTCTGATAACATCGACAAACTTTTTACTTTGTTCTATTGTTTCGTACCCATTTGAGTTGATAACATAAGTCCCACCTGCTACTATCTCAGCACTTTCAATTTTCTTGAATTCCTTAACCTTACCATCTAGCATAATGAGACTATAAGAAATAGTATGCTTAAGAACTACTGAAGCAGCAGTAGGATTTGTTAGGGTATCAGTACCATCAAAAGTAAGACCTAAATCTGTTACATTTTTAATATCTTGGTGCGATTCAGAAAAAAGATTTGTTCTTGTATTTTCAAAATCTTTAGGGTCAAGGATAGAGCTCTTCCAACCCATATCACCTAAGATGAATCTGTTAATAGGTGAAGTAGTATTCACTTTACCTGACATATTTCTAGCCATTGCTGTTCTAGCACTAACCATAATCTTATTTTTCTCTTCATAGGTATCTATGATGACACCATCTTTAAGAGTATCTACCTTAAATAGACCTTCTATCACTTTTCCATATTCTTCAATTGCTGTTTTCATTGATTAATCCCTTATAGTATTTCTTATTATTTATCTAATCTTGCCAATTAACGACAAAATCTTTTAGCGTAACCATATCTAGGCTAAGTAGATTGGTTCCTTTCATTTCTATCACATAGTTACCATCTACCAAACCAGGTACTGTATGCGTGTATTGCCCGTTCGTGACACTCGAAGCAGTGGTGCTGAATATAAGGTCTTGTTCATTCTCGAATGAGTGTTCTATACTCGTTACCTTGATGCTAAGAGGTGTACCGTCTGCGAAGTGAAAAAGTGTACCACTAAAAGTAGTATTACCATTAGCTACATCGACTGAAATATCAATATCAAAAATTAAATCTGAATCAATATCTGAATCTGTTTCCATATGATATTCTCTCTCAAGGTATGATGTACCTACACTAGAAGCTCCACCACCATCGATTACTACACCATCATCATCTGAATCTAATGCGTGCCCACCATTAGCAAATCTTCTTTTTGTTATAAGCGTACTGTTAATTCCACCATAAACCCAAGAACCATCGAAATTAAATAAATCGTGTTTATTATCGCCCGTAAATGTAACCAAACCTACTAGACCATCATTAAGATTTTCTTCAATATCTTTAACGACTATTACTCTAGCAATATGATTACCATATTGTGCACTAACATAATCTTCAGGTGAGATACTTACATCTTTATATTTCTCTAATAAAACAAGCTTAGAAGTATCTTCTATACCACTCAAATGATAATAATCAGCATTATCTTCGTATTTGTACACGAAAAAATTATAGTTGTACGAATCTTCTTCACCAAATTTGAATGTATTGAAAAGTCTCCAATCAGTTTCAAGATTATTATAGTGGATATGTTTATCCCAAAAATCAATGTTGAAATGGTCTTGGTAGTCTGTTACTTCATCAGCTAGTAGAAATTCATAATCGTACTCGATTTTTGAATACATTAAACAAGATGAACCACTGAAAGTAGTTACTGGAATTTCGTGGTCATCACCAACATATATGTTAATGTCGCCCGAATCTACTAATTCTATATAACTAGCTAGTACAATACCATCGATAGTTTGAATTGGAGCATCATCTAACCAAGCTCTGATTGTCGTTACTGTCGTGGCATTATAAATTCTAACATCTTCTTCATAACGATAGTTTCCTTCTGCATCTTTAGCTATATCTGTGATAATCTGTTCAGGATTACCTCTACAAGCAATAACAAGTTCCATATAACGAACTGTTGCTTTTTCAGAATAATTATCTTCAAAGAATGAAGAAATAATAGCCTTATAGATTACTTCAAAACCAACCGGGTGAAGAATTTTTCTTAGTACTCTATCGAAAATAATACTTGATACACTCGATTCGATACTATATACAAAAGGCTCTTTATCGTATTCTTTAGTATGTTCATTGAATTTACCTTCGTGCGTTCTAAGGAAGTATTCATTGAATGAAGATAGAATCTTAACAATATTAAGCTCTTTCATAATCCTAAAAGTATAATCATAAGACTTAAATGAACCTTTTGTTTGAGAAAGTTCTTTACCAGTCATTACAGTTTCTTCGGTAATGGCTACATCTGTATTGATAAGAGAATCATTTGTTTGGAATTCATCGATTCCATACATCGCCAATATGTTTGATATTTTTGATGTGATTGTATAATCGTTTATTGATTCCTTAATACCGTCAAAAATATGTCTTAGATATATGCTAGTAAAATCGTTTCTTAGAGCTTCAGCATCAACTCCTGCATCTTTTGCTGTTTCTGATTCATTCATTGTCAAGAAATCTAAAATATCATTTGGTCTTGATACTAATTCTCGTTTTGAATCCATCGAATCCAAGAACATATTGAACGATTCATATAAGATTGGCGTATCGTGTTTTATGTTATCTGGTATAATCTTATCAAAATACTCTTTCATCGAATTATGTTTATTTGCCATCTAATTCTCCTTATATGAATTTAACACCAGCAAGTCTAGGTACTGTGTTTTTAACGAAACCGAAATTTTTAGATTTAAAATCTACATCAGCAGTTTTAGGTATATTAAAGTCACTCTCTCTTAGAGTAACACCATCAATATCAATATCGATTCTGACTGATTTATCTCTAATGGTATTTACAAAATTGTATATTCCTACTGGTATTAAACCCAAATAAATCTTGAAAGATATTAATTGGTTTGTTTTGTCAAGGTTACTTAAAGGTGTATCGAAATCTACATATAAATCCTTATACTCATCTGATTCTATATCAAAGTTAAAATCTTTACCAAAAATACTAGGAAGAACATCTACATTAATATCAGAAACACCATAAATCTTTTGTTCGTTTACAGCTAAGTTCATAACAATCTTCTTACTTATTGAACCATCAACAGCTAACTCATCTTTAATTTGTGCTCTGAAGAAATTTATTTTTGTCTTAAATGTGTAGTCAAAACCAGAACTATCTCCTGCTGAAACATCCATCTTTTTAATAAGAGTTGAATTATAGTAATCAACATCATACTGCTCTAGCTCTTCAAAGAAATACTTTTTCATAATATCAAATAGAGTATTATGCACATAAGCTTTATTGATACTACTATATTTTGCCATTTCAATTTCATAGAAGAAATCGATAAAAACCGGGTGTCTATCGTTTAGTTCTATGGTAATAACTTTAAGATTAGATACTTCTTTCTTGATATTATTAATGTCAGCATCTAGTAGATACATTTTCTCTGCATCAAGTAAATCGTTTCTTTTGAACTCGAATGAAACATCGTTTACATTTGTAAATGTTCTAGGAATATTTGCCGATAGAAGAGAGAACCAAACATTACCTAGTTGTTTAACGAGCTCATCTTCTCCACCCCAAATAAAGGCATTCTTAACTAAAGAATTACTTTCAATAAAAGTCTTGTAATCTAAAGTTGTTACAAGTCTGTTTCCTGAGTTGAAGAACATCGGAGCATTTGTCTTAATATCCTCATCTACTTCCTCATCTGTACCAGTAATAAAAGGAATGTCTGATTGCAATTCTGTAATAATTTCGTAGTTTGTCTCGACAAGAGCATCTTTCAGCGTAATCTTTTCAGAAGCAATACCTTCTGTACCAGAACTAACAATAATATCTACATCTATTTTCGTATCTACAAGCAATGGGTTACCCATACCAGCAAATGTGAAATAAACTCTTACAGTTTCTTTTTCTATATTTCTAAGCTGTAAGTATTCGTTTGAGTATTTGAAGTCTTCATTTTGCTCTACAATAAGACTATCTCTCTTTTTCCACTCTTGCGATAACTCATTACCTTGGTCATTCACTGGAGTAACATAAACAAACACACCGTCATTTTCGATATTTTTATAAGGGATATCAATAAAGTTTTCTTCTACAATCGTACCTGCGTTATTTGTTGTTACACCGATAGTGTATGAAAGTATAGCATTGTCTTGGTAACGAATTAATGTACCTTCTTTAACAATTAGTTCAAACTTCTTAATAATCTGCACACCGTGTTCATCAGTGCCATCGATTGGAGACCAAACTCCTGGTGCTAGTTCTTCTTTGGGTATGTATTCACCATTTTCAAAATCCCTAGGATGCGGTTCAATACTAATATCTTCACCCAAATAGTAATAAGATTTTTCTCCTGCCGAGAAATTACTATATCTAAGTATATCCATAGGTGGATATAGTCCAGTAAAAGGCGAAACGGGTACAGTCGGTTCTTTTACTCTAAGATAAACTTTATATTGAAATGATTTCTTTAATGTGGCTTCGTAACCTATCTGTCTAGCAAGTGCCAAGATATTTTTTCGTTGTTCTGAGCTATTAAGCGTAATATCAGAAAGACCAAAACTCATATTCGTATTAACTATATTGATGGCATATGCCATTAAGTCTGTGAGAATAGCTGTATTAGATGCATTTGAATCTACATCGTAACCTTTATTTCTCCATTGCTTCTTTAGGTCTTCGGCAATGTCTTCATATTCATAAGGTATAATTTTTGTCATAAGTTGTATCCCGTTTCTTATTATTTATAAGAAACGATTACCAATTGTAACTAAGTACCTCTTCTACATCTACTGCTGTCGAAATAGCATTAAAAAGTGTTTGTTTCTTAGCGAAATCTGTCTGATATTTTACACCTATCGTTAAAATAACTGTCTCTGCTTCTGTCAATGTCAATGTATGAGGTACATTATCTACATCGAAAAATGTTACTGTTGTAGCACCACCCATTTCTGATAGTCTTTTAGCACCATCCAATTTTGTTACTGAAATATCTCCGCCGAACCAAGAAATATCATCTACAACGACTTGCGTAAGTACCTCTGCGTCAAAACCTACACGGATAATTGATTTTTGTTCTTCTTTAATTCTCTCTAAATCAGATAAAATAGTTTCTTCAGACTTTCCAACCCAAGTAATCTTCTTATCTTCAGTGCTTACTGTGTACTCATTTAGTGGTTTATCTACAACAACAGCTAAAATGTCGATTGTTGGTGCAGTAAATTCTGTACCCGCTTTGTTAAAAGTTGTTATACCAGTGACTCTTAGTGTAGTTTCATCATAATGTACAAACATATTATTCTCCTTTCCATATTTCGCTGAAATCTAATGCTGTTGGCACTGTCCCATTTTTAAGTAAATATCCTTTGATTCTCCAACCTTCAGATATTACATATATTCTATCTCCATTTTCAGGTAAGATAGATTCTGTTCCCTCTGGATTACTCATTGGGTTATAATCACTTGCAAACTGACTAACAGCTAAGTGACCTTGTGTATGAATTTCTAATAAAACAGAAATCTTATGTATAGGTTGTGGTGAACCTGGAACACCGTAAAAAATATCGGGACTATGGTCGAATGTTTCAAAAATTACTTTGTATAATCCTGGAACTAATGTGAGTTCTAAATCAGAACTTACTCCACCCCATTGTTGTTGCCACCAGATACCAGGCACAAGATTACCTGCATCCCACACATCGTTCCCATTTACTGTTGGTCTTGTAGTAAAATCTTTAAGTGCTGAAATCGTTTGTACTGTATTAGTCGTAACAGCATTTGAAGCATTTTGTTTCAGGTTAAGTGCTGCTTGTGTAGCATTACTAATAGGTTTATCAAGGTCAAAAACATTATCCACATTTGTTAATCTTGAATTAATATCATCAAGCTTACCTTGAGTAATAGTATTTGTAGGTTTCTCTAAATCGTTTGTATTATCTACACGCTCTAATTCAAGGTTTGTTTTTGATACAGTAATATCATCGAATGTATTATCACATCTTCTACTATCAGCTAATCTAGGGTCGTTACCTACTGTCACTTCTGAAGCAGTTACACCAAAATTCTTATTGAAAGCTGTGTTTTTAGTGAAAGCATCTTCTTTAGTGTCAATTTCAGTCTGTGTAGCTGTACTAATAGGTTTTTCTAAATCGTTTGTGTTATCTACACGCTCTAATTCAAGGTTTGTTTTTGAAATAACTATATCATCGAATTCATTATTACATTTACGAGAATCCGAAAGCCTAGCATCATCACCTCTTGTTACAGTACTCGAAGTTGCTCCAAAGTTTCTATTGAAAGCTGAGTTCTTAGAGAAAGCATCTTCTTTAGTGTCGCTCTCAGTTTGTTGTGCTGTACTAACTGGTTTATCCATATCAGAAGTGTTATCCACATTATCCAGGCTTAAGTTTACTTTAGAAATATCAGCATCATCGAATGTATTATTACATCTTCTCGAATCGACCAATCTAGGGTCTGAATCGTGAACACCTTCAAGTCTAGTAATTTCATCATAGAAAAAATCAATCGCTGCTTGTGTAGCTGTACTGATTGGTTTCTCTAAATCATTCGTGTTTTCTACTCTATCAAATTTCTTCTCTATCGCCTTTATTTTAGTATAATCAAAAATATCCATCATTAAACCCCGTTCTTGAATTGTGAAGTTATCATTCTATTTTTTGAATCATAACCCATATAGTGAGTTGCTCTTCTCTCACCTTGTGTTTTCTTAACTTTACTAATAGTAATATCAATACTAGCACCTGATGGTATAACAACACCATCTTCAGGTACTATATAAGCATAGTTTTCTTCGTATGGTCTAGGTGCAATAGTTGTACTTCTGGCAATAACAAAGTCAGCTGGAATTACAACTGTACCACTGTGCCCAATATTATATGTACCTGCTTTGATTGTAATATCATCATCTAAGCTAATATTTCTGAATTTGAATTTTAAATAACTAGAAATTACAATATCAATATCATCAGGTAGAATACCAAATACAGTTAAATCAGACAAATCTAAGTCGATATAAGTATCACCAGTTAGTGTAACTGAAACTGCACTACTATTAGTTATTTCATTATCTAATGGTTCATAAGTTACACCATTAGGTAAACGGCGAAGAACTAAATCTGACTCGTGGTATCTGATTTCATTAACAATTCTTAATGTATCATTCCAATACATAGTTTTTCTTATGTAACGCTTTAAATAATATTCTGTGATTTCATCTTCAGGGACTTCATACCAAATATCTAAGCTATCATTAAGGTCATTGTATTCAATCCATACAATATCATAATCTTCTAATTTATTGTCGTATCTATATATAATTCTTGCTTTACTCGTAAGTGCAGCGATGTCATTTGAAACAGATAGTAGCGAACTCCTACTAATATCCATTTCAGGTGAATAGATTTTATAAATCTGATTACCTTCTTTTTTGATGAGAGCCATTTAATCACCTTCCATATTTCTAAGTATTTATATTACTATACTAATTGAAGTAAAATCTGTTTCTTCTTCAGTTCGTATTCTGTATTGTACATTTATCGTTAAACGATTATATTCGGGAGCGAATGTCACTTTTGTATTAACTTTATCGACCCTAGGTTCATTTGCCGTAACTAGAGTATTTACATAAGATTCTAAGTCAATAATATCAAGTTCATCTAAATCACTAAAAATATAATCCATTATCTTCGAACCCTTTGTTGGTTGAGCAGGGATAGTACCTTTTGGTGTACTAATGATATTCTTTATGCTTCTACGGATGACATCACGATTTTCTATATCATCGCCTTCTATATCTTTATATTTTAAAGCCATTCTACTCTCCTTGTTCTTCTTTAAGTTTATCTTCAGCAATCTGTGCTTTCGTTCTTCGTTTCTTCTTAGTGGGTTTCACTTCTACAATTTTTTCAACGATTACTTCTACAATTTTTTCTATTTCTACAATTTTCTCAACTTCAACGATTTTAATCTTATCAGGATTCTCATCTAAGTGTTTTCCTATGTAGTCTTCAAGGACTTTAGGTTGTCGTTTGAAATAATCTTCAATTGCTTCATCATCGAAAAGGTCTTCATTTTCTTTTTTATAAATAGTAGTAGATTTATCGTAACTGTTCCCGAATGGTTCAAAATTAAGAAGATTTGCTTGTACAATAGGCGTGTAAGGGACTATTTGACCCATTCTGTAATTGTAAAACTGTCCTTCGTGTCGGTAGTGAACTAAATCTCTGGTACATCTGTAATATTTCAAGAATACTCCTTATTTTAATATACTTTTAAGTATTTATATGTTATAATCTCTTGGATAGAAAATTTATTGTCTTTGTGTAGAAGCAAAAACAAAAAAAGTTTTTTTTACTTTATCGTGTGATAACCCTGCCTTTAAGGTAAGTAAGTATAATAAGTCCTCTTATCTATAATAGATTGAGTAAGATAACCTAGAGATTCTTTAGCTCTCAATACTTCAAAAAAGAACCCATAAGTTTTATTGATACATAAATTAACTGCACCATAAACATCTTTAACATATCCTGAATCTATATCCCCAATATAACTTTCCAACTCGATAGTTCTATCGCTAATATTCATATCGATAATTCTAGTCACAAATAACTCCCAAATGCTTGTACTATCTGAAGGTTGCACATATGCTGTTGTATCTGTTAGCGTAAAAATATCAATAACTTGATTCATACTCTCTTGCACTAATAACACTTTAGAGAAGAATTCGTTATCGCTATTATTCTGGTCGTTATTGATAGAATTAGTACGATTACCCAAATTAATGATTCTATCAATAATGTTTTTTATCTTAGCAATCTTATCTGAATCAAATAAAGCCCTAATATTATTATATCCACAATTAACCAAAACATCTGTACTTGCCCACTTATCTGATTCATTAATTCCAGTCTTCACTTCTTCTGTAATAATGTATTCATCATCAACTAGTAGTGAGAGGCTCCCAATCTTTGAAAATATTGTTTGTCCATCAAGCTCGTATGTAGTTCCCCCAACTAATGTTATTGTAGAAAATCCAGTATTAGTAATTGTATTATTATCATAAGTAAGACCACTAGGTAATGCCTCAGAAGAATAAGACCAAGTGCTATTATAAATCTTATTATCGATTACTTGTGAACTATAAATGTCACCAGGTACATTTGCTGGACCAAAAGAAGCTGGAAAAAATATTGGTTCTATTATAAGAGATATAAATTCTAAAAAATATTCAATATCTATTTCTTGTATTTCTGCACTAGGATAATTTAATAAGTCCGGGCTTCTCATTTTGTAATTCCATTTTTGTTTTGGGTTTACTGACCACAGTTTTTCTCCTAGTATTTCCATCGTCCAATTCATATAAGACGGATAAGTTGCATCTAATATTTCAAAAACTTCAAGACTCATTGCTGGAAACATAGGGCTTAAATTTATCTTATCGTATGGTGCACTAGCATTAGATATAGATGATAAGGCTTTCATTAAATCATCACTTACTACATTAGTAAAAAAATCACCCAATAAATCTTCAAAAATCTCATCAGGGACTTCACTAATGCTAGAGATAAATTCACCATCAGTAAGATTATTGATGCTTGTAAAATTCTTATGTTGTAATGAGCCTTCTACAATCACTGCAAGAAAACCAACTACTCTTTTTGAGGTAGGGTGTACAAGTATTAATTTTTCTGAAATACTCGGCTCAATATCCACTTCAGAAAAATTAATGCTATCCAATTCAAAAGAACCTCCGTATGATGTAGTGCTTATTACGAAATCTGTACTTTTTTCTCCTAACCCATCAAAAAGAAGGCCCATTACATCACCTAAATCTTTATCTGTAGCTATCTTAGTACCATCAGGCGTATCAAGAGTAACTATTTTATAATCTCCAGGTAGGATTAAATCTGTAGGTTCGAATTTATCATTAAGTGTAGTAAAACCTGCTGATGTTTTAGTGGGGAAAGTAAACTTACTATCAAATAAGTTTTTATAATAAGAAGAATTATTTATGTCAAAATGTAATACATCTGATGCATTACGCCCTTTAAGTATAGCTCTCTGTTTTGCATAGTATAAGGCTTGTTGATGGTATTCTCCCGTGTGTACGAGAGCAGGTAATAATGCCAGCATTTCTTTCGTAAAAGTAAGTTTTTCAACAATTTTTATGCGTTTCTTTGATTTACCTGAAGCGCCACTTTCAATTCCATCGATAGTTTCTTGTTTAACTCGGTCAATAGCTGTCATAAATATACCTTTTCAAGTATTTATAAAATAGGGCCTGATACTGGAACTGGTGGTACACTAGGGATAATTCCAGTGACTAAACTGTTAATTGTATAATTCATAATAGCCATAGCTTCTTTCATCGCCGCTACTGGTGCTGTATTTTCGCCGCTATAAATACCCTTTAGTTCTTGTTCGAGTGAAGATTTACCAAAACCAGATAAAGATAATTGAATTGCTGGGCCTGCAGTCATTAATGTTAAAAAAGCAGAATCGATAGTCGCTGCTACTTTTTTAGCCTGAGAAGCAGCATCTTCAGTCTTATCCATATACATACTCTCTATATCTGGTTTAATTATACTCACTACACCTGCAGCATTGACTACTGCATTACCAAAAGGGCACATTCCAGTCGCCCAAAATGATGAAATAGCTGTAGCATATTGTAATGCTGCTGCACCCTCATCGTTTTCAGCTGAGTACATCGCCGTTAAAGAACCTGATAGACCTGAGAGTGCTAAAGGCATTATTCAACCTTCGATTTAGCACTCAAATCTGATACTGCTAAAGGAGGATTAGCTGGTCCAGATGGTCCGACACCGGTTGGATGAATATGAGTATTACACCAAGTGAGTAGTTTATTACCTAGAGGTATTGGTTCAGAAGAAGCACCAATACCGATTTTTATATCAGAACCCTCGAATGTTGCTGTAGCGCCAGACTTAATCACTATCTCTCCACTAGCATCCATTTCAAACATAGCATCTATTTTTTGTAGTACATTACCAGTTATATTTTCTGTCAATGTACCTTTAAGCGTTCTTAATACATCACCAGCGATTTTCTCTGTAAGTTTTGCTTCGAGCGTACTAAGAACATCTCCAGTGATTTTCTCTGTGTGCGTACCGACAATTTTTAAATCGTTATTTCCTGTTACATTCTCATTCTTATTCATTTCAACAACTTCATTGCTGTTACCTTGAACAATCTGATAATTATCTTTAACAGTCTTTACAGTAATAGAACCTTCTTTGTCAATCTCAATATAAGTGCCGAGTTTGTGCATTATATGAATTCTCTCATTTCCTTCGGTATCATCAATTTCAATCGTATGACCACCGTGAGTTTCGATAACATTATTATTAGGATATACAGCTTTAGAACTACCTTCTTCTAATTCAGACCACTTTTCTCCAGCAGCATTTTCAACATCTTTTGTAATACCATCTACTTTGATTTTGTGGTTATGGCAAGTCTTATCAATTAAACCAGTCGAATCGCTTCTATTGAAAGGATGTAAATCCGATTCAGTCAATCTTTCTGCTATGTAAACACCTTCTTTGGTACCAACAAACCCATCTGCTGGTGCTTCAGCCATTTGACCAATCATCGTACCGAATATAATAGGTTTAGTCCAATCATCATTTTCAAAGAACAGCCATACCCAAGTACCTTGTACTAAAATACTTGATACACCTACTCCTGATGTCATTCCACCAAAAGATGTTCCTTGTACTACTTCTGCCCAAGGTAGAGAATCAGTAGGTGCATCAGTTTTTGAATCCGAGTGCACTCCCATTATTCTTACTTGAACTCTTCCAAGAAATTTTAAATCTTCGTTGTTTTCTACAACACCTCTATAAAAACTAGTCATAGTTACTCCTTCTCATCTGCTCTAATCAAAGTTAGAGTTTGTGTAAAATGTCCCATTGTAATCTTATCGATACAAGTATGGATTAAATATTTTCCTGCTAGAGGCTTGAATTCATCATTTGGTTTGTCGGGGTCTGTATTTATTGATTCAATCGAACACATTTTCCCCGCATCTGCTTCCCAAGTACCATTTACTGTGATTAACATTTCTACATTATCAAGTAAATCGTTACCATAAGATGCCTTTAAGCCTCTTTCGTCCCTATGAACATTGTAAAAGAATTTCTCTTGGTCTGATTTCTCATTCACAATCATATTAAGCTTACTTTCAATTTTGTAATCAGCGTGTATATCTTCTTTCTTAATGTCTTCGGGGATAGTTGTTTTTGTTTCTATTTCGTATTTGAATGATTTTCCTTCAGGCAAGTTTACTAGGTTATTTATTAGGCTGTTATTCTTTGAGTTTTTCTTAATAATTCTTTGAAAATCTCTCATTAAGGTTGTATCTTTGTACTCTAGCATAGCATCTACTGGTTCAGCAGTCAATTCTGTAATGTCTTTAAGTGCGTATTTAAGTTTGCTTCTGAATACCAATAAACCTCTATCTCTAGCTAGTTTTTTAACTGTGTCGATGACATTTATTGCCTTTGAAGTAGTGATGGTATCCCAAGTATAATCATCTTTTGAACCCAAATCCAATTCATATAAACCTATATCAATATCTCCCATCAATGCTTTAACTACATCATAGATACCTTTCTCTTTGAAACCTTTTGAAATATAAGCTTGTGATGCATTGTAATATAATTTATCGACAAAATATAGATTCACGGCTGTACCGTTTTCGTATTCTGTTTTATTCTGTGTTATCTCGATAATTTTGTATTCGGAATTATTAAAATTTATTTTGTTATGGTCTGTTAGATATAATGAAATTCCAGTATCAAGATTAATAGGTAGAGTACTATAAAGACCTAGTGGGTCTAAGAATGTTATAGTACCATACGAAATACTTGAATCGATACTTCTTTCTAAAGTTAAATCTAAAACTTGTGCTGCAGGCACTGTTGTGTCCCCTATTTGTACTAGGAATTCAATTAAGGTATTTGAACTATTTAATGTTGTCATTTTCTATCCTCAATGCAACTACATAATCATCAAGAAGCTTAAGAAATTCTGTAATCTTCTCACCTTTAACTATCCTAAAAGTTCTGTATTTTTCATTTTCGTTTTCTAGTTCTAATTGTAGTTCTGCTTTCTTTGCTATAATATAATCATCAACTGCAGATTCAGGTTGAACTCTCGTGTTTATTTTGTATTCTGTACCAGGTAAAATATCTGTATTTACTGTAATCTTAGTTTTGTATTTATTATTATCTGAATCAGTAAATGAATAGTACCAACCACCTATTAATGATATTATATCTTGTGTTTCATTAATAAGAGAGACATTTGTTTTGCTTATGAAATTTATTGTGAGCCCTATTTTTGTAACTGGCACTCTTTTCTCTACTAGCTCTAATGGTTCTGTTAAATCATAATAAGTCCCATCTAAAATTTTGTGTGATTGATTCTTAGTAAATTTTGATATTTTGTCTTCATCTGTGTTGTGCACTGTATAAATCTGTGCATTCTCTAATATTACATCATCGCCATTAGCGTTTAATGGATTTCTAATCTTTAAATAGAGAGGGTCTGAATAATCATATTCTAGTCCTAATGAACCAACTGAAGGGTATTCTGCTATACTAAAATATCTTAGATGTTCTTCAAGGTCGGCATCAACCTTTTGTAATACTGTATCCATATCTTTAGGTAGTTTATTAATATCAATCATATTGTTTAACATCATTAAAATATCCCAATAGTCAAGTGTATTGTAGTACTGGAGAGAAATATATTCTAATTTTACATTATCTTCTAGTTCTATTGTTACAAAAAGGTCTTCCATAGAAGATATACTTTCGGGTATGGTTCTTCCTTTAGTAAAATTCTTAAATGTTTGCCCACTTTCGGAATTTATTATATCATCAAAAGTGTAAAATCTTTTCTTCATTAGTATCTCCTATTTTTCAAATACCCAATCTTCTTTCTCTTTAGGTTCAAACTCTAAGAAAGTCATATTAACTGCTATAGATTTTGGTTTTGCACCATCACTTAAACCCATCGTACCATCAGCACCGTAGTTTATATCCATAGATGCCAAGGCACATAAATCAAACTGTATAACTCTATTTATATGCGATTTTTCTCTACCAAATCGTAAACTAAATAATCTAGGTGGGGCTTGAAAAACTTCATTTGCTGCAGTAGAAGCAGTACCTTGTGTTGCATTAGCTGATTCTGATTTCCCTCCCTCTGAAGAACCAATAGGTCCTCCTGGTAGCATATCAGCTTTAAGGTTTCTCAAAGCTGATTCTATATTATCAAAAATTGTTTCTGTTTCAGCATTCAATAAAAAAGAAACAGAAACGCTTCTAGGCACTTGTCCTTTGTATGTCTGAGCATAAAATGGTTTGATACCAAAACCCGTGATACCTTGTAACCCTCTTGCTGCTTCTGATAAACCACTCATTACTGAAGAGGTTAGTGAATTCTTGCTCCAATTTTGGCTGTAATCATCATCGATTGTTAGAGGCATAGGAAAATTATATGTTTTAACGCTATCTCCTGCAGCATCTTTGAGAGCTGTTATAACGCTCGATGATTTATCAGTTGTAAAAAAGTTCTCGATTAATGTGGATAAGTTTATGTTATAGCTACTAATCGTAAGGACTCTATCTGGTACTAAATCTTTACCTACTTTGAATATTGCTTTTCCTGCCATTATTTATCTCCCCAATCAGATTTATCTTTTGGTGCATATTCAGAAAAAGTTAAGGAAAGCGTACTCATTTTAGGAGTTAATCCATCTTCTGTTATGAACATAGCCATACTCCCATCTACACCGTATGATACTTTTGCAGATGTTAGTACACAAGCACTAAAGTTTATATTGTTATTTAGAAAAGAACTATCTTCACCAAAAGTTAAACTAAAAATATCAGGAGAAGATAAAAATATTCTACCAAATCCAGGTGACATAGCATTTTTGATGGCTATGATTCCTTCTGTAATAATGTTTGCTTCTTCCTCATTCTTAGGCATAAATGAAAACATCAAAGAAATACTTCTTGGTTCGTTCTCTCTAAATGTTAAATATGAGTTCGGGTTCACTGCTTCACCTTGTACTGAAGCAATCTTAGTTGCAACACCAGACATTCCTTTGACTAAGGCTGCTATTTTTCCAGTTGCTTTGGCTACACCAGTCGAATTTCCATTTTTATCTGTCATACCAGCACCTGCTGCTCCAGCTTTATCGGCCATCCCTTGTGCTGCTCCAGTCAAACCAAAACCTTCCCAACCTACTGAAGAATTATCATTGATTACATTAGGTAAAGGTAAATGCCAAGTCTGTGTGGCAGTACCTAATTCCCCTTTAATACCGTCTTTCTTCGATGGGGTACCTTTAAGTAGCTCCTTGTATAAACTCATACTCCATTTAAAACTCTTCAATACCACAGTTCTATTTGTGATGATTCCATCTCCGTTTTTGTCAAACATTTTGAATGCCATTTGTTATGCTCCCTTTTCTAGTTTAGCATCTTTGATACTAGTATTATGTGTAGCACCTGCACTCGTTGTAGATGTAGTGTTTTGTATTTGAGGTGTTTTATTCTGTTTTACTTCTGCTCTCGTTTGTTTGTGTGACTCAACGAGTGCTACGACAGCTGGGTCAGGCTTCTTCTCATATTTTGTGAATGCTGTTGCTTTAAGACCAGAATTCTTAAACATTTCTTGATAAGCTTCATTAGCGGCAGCACCAGTTTCATAAGATACTGGTTGTTTCGTAGTACCTTCTGTGAATGTCTTGCTATCCTTCTTAGTAATCGTTTGGCCTTCTGAATCGATACTAACACCACCTGATACTGGTGCCGGTGCTGTTCCATCTTTTCTGTATTGTTTCATACCATTATCTCTAATACTTTTTCTGTCAATACCCAAAGGCTCAACATGCCAGGTTTCAGAAGCAACGATAGGTCTCCAAAAACCATATTTTCTGAATAGGTTCGCTTTGATTGCATCATTGGCATCTACCGTCTGAATATCGAATGCTAGACCATAGTTGTGCATTGATTTCCCTGGTGATGCAGCCTTCTTTCCTTTTCGTTTCTTCATATCAGCTTGTTCTTCAAAGCTTCTGAATGCTGAATTAACTTGCATCTTACGACCAGTGATTTCTTTAAATTCCATTGCCATACCTTTAAGGTTATGGAGAACATTTTCATCAAGACCTTCGATGTCGTTGTTTCCGTTGTTAATGAATAATTCTTTGAGTGACATATCATCTGTCGTTCTAACTTGACCGGCATCTGTATAGGTAACTTTCTTAGGTGTGTACTCGACACGACCTGAATAGTTACTCATTACATTAGCACCACCTTCGTTATCAAAAGTAGTGAAGCCTGATATATTATCCCTTTCTGTTTCTCTGCTTTTAAGAAACATAGCAATCTGGTGAGAAAGACTATCTCTCTTCCCTTCTATTTTAGTTTTCCTTTCTACATAAGTAGCTAAGCTTGACCACTGTGATAGAGGTATGCTTCTCATTTCTATCAAATCTTTTATTACTAATGGTTTGGCTCCCCAAATACCGGCATTATTAACTATAACAATACCCTCTTTCACTAAACCGGCAAGAAATTCTTCCATATTTTTATTCTTTAATTTTGATAGTTTATCTAGTTTCGATTTCGATGTTGCCATTACTTTTGTGTATATAGCTAATGAACCATCTTCTAGTGCTACTTGTTTTGAATATGTAGCTTTATCTTCAAAATCTGTTCCTGAATCTCTTACTATTGCATCATCAGCACCATTTTTAAGGAATTGTTTCTGGATAAATTTCTTTCTGTCTTTTTCTGTTAGGTCTTTACTAAGGGCCTTATATTCTTTAGTCCCAACAGCTCTTCCAGACATTTGTTTCATTATACTATGGCTTTTCTTAATTTTTGCATCTTCTTCAGCTAAATTGTTTTGATTGTCTGTAACACCATTAATGATAGCTATCATTTTATCGCCTTCATTAGCAAATAAACTCTCATCTTTTACTCTATATTTAATATCGTTAATTAACTCAGCTCTTTGGTTCTCATCTAGGTATGTTGTGATATACTCTCTGAATCTTGATTTCTTATATACAATACCATCATTTGTATTGTTAGGGTTCACAATATCTGCATCAATCATTGCTTCATAAATATCATCACCACTAGCATCTTTACGAACAGCATCTAATGTAGCTTTCTTACTCTTATCTTCAAATCTCATAGTAGTTTTTTTAGATGTTATTATACCAGTCTTAGCATTTTTTACTAATTTTGTACCGCTCGTACCGAATATAGCCATAGCTTCTTCACCATATTGTAATACCGCTGGGTCAGATGCTCCAAATTTTTCTCTTCTCACCATAATAATTTTTAAGAAATCATCATTATTACCTTCGATGTAGCTCATAGCTTTGTCGAATTCTTCTAACGAAAGCTCTTCACTCGTTATAATATATTTAACGAAATCTTCCTCTGGTGATGAACCCCATAACCAAGAAGCCTGTGATGTCCCTAGTGCCGCTATACTTTTAGCTATTACAGCAACTCGTTTCTCGTAATTCGGGCCGAAAATATTTTTCGTTGCATTTCTGATTTCCACTGCATCTACAGCTAGTAGAGCACCAGTGATTAAACCAGCTGTTAAGACACCACCAATCTTGAATACTGATTTACCTAGACCCTTTACTCCTTTAAAAGCAGTTTTAAAGAATCCACTCTTAGCCATTTTAGGTTTGAAATGATTTGCTTTGGGTTTAGGTGTACTCCCTTTTTTTATAGTAGATTTAGTATCACCAGACATCTTAGTTTTTCTTTTTTGTTCTGTTTCCATTCGTTTTTTGTTGGCTTCTGATTTCTTCTGCTGTTTGTCTTTACTATTTTGTTGCTGTTGTTTTTTCTTGTCGTTACCTTTTTTATTCTTCTTATCTTTTTTATCAGGCATACAACCACAACCAGACATAACCCCACGACCTTTCCCTTTACCTCTTCTTCTACTAGAATTATTTCTTCGTTGGCTTCTATTTCTTTTTCTGTCTCTTTTGGATTGTTTTTTATCATTCTGGCTATTCTTTTTGTCTTTACCTGGGCCTTCAGGCATATCCATACTTTTTGAAGAATTCAATAAATTTTTACCAAATACAGCTTTCCAAACCTTGTTAATCATTCTCTTAGCAAATCTTAGAGCTTTCTTAACCATTATCTTAAATTTTCTGAACATTTTCTTGAATGGAGCCAACAGCTTACCGAACATTTTCTTAACCATCGGACCTATCTTTTTCCACAGCTTCGTAGCCAATAGACCTAATCCAGCCATTATCATATCCCATATCGATGTGTCTTCATCATCTTTTATGGCTTTACCATTTTTATCAAATTTTTGTTTTTTGTCTTTCTTGCCTTTTCTATCGATTGAAGTATCTTGCTCATCAACCATCTGGTCAGCAATCTTTTCTAGGTTCTCATTAATGCTTTCAGAAAGCTTAATCATTTTCTTAGAATCATCAGCTGTATAATCATTATCATTTAGAGAATTTTTGATACCCAATGAAGCTCCTAATGAACCTAGCATACCGTATTGCTCTTCCTTCTTTTCTTGTGTTTCTTTCTGTTTTTTCTCTTTAAGCTTATCAGCTGGAGTCGGGTTCTTTTCTGAATCTTCTTCTGTTTTTTGTCGTTCTTTATCGTTAGCTCTAGCTTGTTCTACATCATCGCTTACACCGAAGGCATCAGTAATGTATTGGTTACCTAAGCTAGAAATAAAATCATCCTTAGAAATACTAGAATAACCATATTTCTTTCTAATGTCATTGTGCATCTTCATCAAAGCTAATGTTTCATTTTGTACCATATTTCTAGCATCATTTTGTTCATTAATATTATCTACTGTGTATGCATTACTAACCAGTGTAACATATTTGTACATATTAACGCTTTTATCGAGAACCATTTTCTGGCCTCTCGTTTCTTGGTCTAATGAATCAGTAACCTTATCTAATGTATCACCAGAGAATTTTAAAGCAGAAGATTTTACTGTATCTTGTGCTCTCTCCATTAGAGAACCTTTTTCTGATTTCTCTGCTAGTGAATCTTCTTTCTCTTTGATTTTAGATTGTAGTTTTAGTGTTTTCTTCTCATCGCCAGTAATTTTAGCTACTTCTAGTTCTTCTTCGAGGTCTGATAGTCTATTCTGGCTTCTCTCTCGTGATTCTCTTGTATTGAATAAAGCACCGATTGATTCTGATGCAAGATTTTTGATAGCATCAAGTGGGCTATCTATCATATCAGAAAGTTTTTTGTGTTTCTTCTCTTTTAGATTATCTACTTTTTCTCTATCTGATATAGCCTTATCTAAATCAGAAAGTTTTTCTGGTGTTCCTGATGTTTCTATGCCGTCTGTTTTTTTCTGTTGTATTGCTACTTTTTTATCGTGTTGTGCTCTAGCAATGAATAAAGTGGTTAATAATTGTTTTGTTTGTGTGAGTTCAAGCTCAATAGTATCTGAAGGTTGACCTTGTTCTTTTTTCGAGGCTATAGATTTTTCTATTTTAGCCATACTCTTATAAGAATCTTCAAGCCTAGTGTTAATATCTATTATATTTTGTTGGTCTTGTGCGTTCATCAGATAACCCTCTTTTAGTATTATTTATCTGAATCGTTTATTGTGCGTTTTCTTCTTCTCTAGCTTTCTCTATTAGACTAAAATAAATTTCTCTCTCGAATGGTAGCATATTATATACATCTTGTAAAGCGAATTTTCCATAATAAGTGAATTCCTGAGCTTGTTGATATACATTACCTATACTGCTTTTCGATAAATCTGCCTTATAAAAATTATAACAATCCTTGATGTCGATATGCTGGCATTTTATACAAGGCATTTCACAAAGAATCGACAACCCATCAGCACACAGCTTATCCATTTCTTGAGCACTCAAAAAATCCATTTCCTCGATATAGTACCTAGCTTCGTCGCTATCCAATTGCACATCATTATGATACACGGTGTTGTCGCCTACATTAATTTTGTATTCTCCGTCCTGGTAGAACACTTCCTCAGTATTGTATTTAATAAACGGGTCTATATTAATGGTATTTTCGTTAGGTTGTGAGCATTCCGAGCATTTATACTGAACCGTGAAATCTCCACCTACACTATTCACATAGGTTTTGTATAGGATGAATAGCATATCTTCATCAGTAAGCTTTAAGGGTGTAGGTGTGATTTTTACGAGAAGCTTATAAATGTCTCTGATACTAGCACCATCTCCGTATAGGAGGTATGCCATTTCGTCCCTCGTTGTCCAAGGTTCTATATTGTATTCAGTACCCTTTAGCTCTAAACTAAAAAACATTATAAAGTACCGAAAAAGTTTGGAAGAACATCAAATTCTAAATTGTGTTCCTTATTACAGCCCTCTGTTTGGCATTGATAAGTACCAGTAATATCAAAATAACTCATTTGTTTAACATATTCTTCTAGTAACTGCTCATAATCGCTCATATCTAAGTCGCTGATGTACTCGAACATTTCTTCAAAAGTGTACTCGTTTTTGATTCCATCAGCATCTTCAAAAGAATTTACCCTAAGAACCATTTCAATAATAGTAGCATCATCTTCAAGATATTTTCCCTCTTGTGCTGAAAGAACCTCAGCTTTAATATCTTTTTGGAGATTAAAAGTAATATCGCCTATTACTATTTTTGCGAAAGTATCTGGTTCAAAATTACTACATTTAGCTAAATCCACATCGATTTTTGTATTCTCTTCACATTTAGGGCATAAATAATCGAATTTAATATTGTTACCTAGTGTGTTTTTTCTAATCTGTGTAAGCATATATAAGAGGTCGTAGTTTGAAAGGTATTCTCCCTCGTAATCTTTAACACAAGGTAGAACCAATGTACGGAGTTGTTCTTCGGTTAGCATTTCAATATCGAACGAATTTTCTAAGACTTCATTGAATGACTTAACATCACGACCTTTCCATTTTCTTAGAAACATAGGTTTATCGTGCATTTCTATTTCAATATCGAATTTATCTTCTTTCTTAATACTCATTAAGTATCCTTTATTTTAATATTATTTATCTAGTTTTGAATGATATACTAAATTCTGCTATTTGTGATTCGTTTGTTCTATCTAAAGAAATATTTGAAACACTATCAAGTATAGCTACTTCAGTTTCAAAAATGACTACATCTGAATCGTAAGGAGTAATTTTAAGACCCCAATACTGGTCTTCAGGAAACATATCTTTAGTCCCATCGAGAATATAAGTCATTAATCTATATAGGTAAAAATCATCAAAATCATTAAATGTTACATCTATTCTCTTTAGTTCTTTGATACCGGTAGTATAACTCCACTGCCCACCTACAAAAGTTTCTATGGGTTGAGTTACTAAATCTGGTATAGTAAAGGTTTTTATAGCTAAATTAAGTTTATCTACTTCATCAGCTGAATCTTCATCAAAATCTACTTCTTTAAGCTTAGTATAAGTTTCATCTATATAGAAATACCCTGCAGGGAAACTTACAGTAAGTTTGAAGTCATTAACATAATCCCACTTTGTTTCATATATTTTTGTGATAACATCTTTTAATGCCATAATATACCTCTTTTAGAAGTATTTATACTTTAAACGATAATGTTTCTTTGGATATTTCTAATAATGAAGTTTTCCTTTCTAGTACGAGTTTTTGTAAATGAACTAATGAAGCTAATTCTAATGTGAGTTTAGTTTTATAAGCGGATTCTTTCTCTTTAGGGGTACTGAAGTAAATTACATATAATCCTTGTTCAGGACGAGGCTCACCATAAGCATCTACTTCAAAAATTAAAATGTATTCATCTTGTTTAAAATAAGGAGAACTCTTCATCCTAGATTTAAGATTTTCTAAAGTTTTCTTAAATATGTTAGTGCTTGTTCTTTCATCGAATTTGATATATGATACTGAACCTTCATCTTTATTTTGTTTGGATTCGTATGCAACTGCATTTCTGTAAGAGTAGTTTGGTAAGTATTTGTTGATTTCTTTAGTGAGAGTGAATGAAGTCATAATATATCCTTTATAAGATATATTATAACATAAGTAGACTTAAAGCCTACTTAAAATTAACCGATGATTGTATCAATATCAGTCGAAGCATTAACAGCAGTGAATCTAAGAGTAATAAATTCAGCGATGTAGTTAGGTTTAACAATGATGTCTGCAATGAACTCGTTTTTCTCAACGATAGCAGGCGTGTTGTTAGACGCATCACAAATTGCTCTGTACTCATTAATACCACGGTTACTTTGAACTGTGTTAAGGAATGGAACGATAGCACTTAAAAATCTGTTTCTTGTGAAAGAATCATTGATTTCGAATGTGAAAGATTTTGAAGTCTTATAGATTACTCTTTCAAGGTAGTTGAATAAAGCTCTTGTAGTAACTCTATCAAATGCACTTGGTACAGAAGTATAAGTCTTGTTACCCCAAATAACATTTCCAGAACCTGGGAATGAAGTTACGATATTTGTCTTGTTTTGGTACATAGCGTCTCTTTGAGTCTTGTTTGGAATGAAAGCGAATTTCTTAACATTCTTAACGCCACCTCTTTGAATACCTGCTGCTGCAGTCCACGGATTTTGTAACTCATTAGTCTGAGCTCTAATTCCAGCCATATCTCCTGCAAGATTTAACCATACATTTTTACCAGTGAATTTATCGAATTGGAACTTGTAGTTACCATAAAATGCTGCATAAACAGTATTTACATTCATATCTCCAGCTTTAGTGTAATCAACGATTGCTTGAGTAGCATTGATTGAAGTTTTACCAACAGTATCTTCAAATCTAGCACCAACATAAGCGATACAATCTCTTCTCATATTTGCTAAGTTAATAGCTGAAACTGGTGAAAGTTCATTAGCGATAATTAAATCAACATCGATTTCATCAATATTTTCATATAATTTGTAACCATCAATGATTTCTGCTTGAGTAGCCATACCGTTATTACCACCAGCGAATTCAACTGTATCAGCTGTAATTACACCATCTTGTGAATACATCTTAGAAGCAACACCATCAACGGCACCGTTATCTTTAACATAAACAAGATTAGATTTTTCATTTATAACATTTTCGATGTAAGTTGATTTATTTGCATAATCAACAGCACTTTCATCTAAAGAAACGATATAAGTTTCAACAACGATATTGTCCTTAGTGATAAGAACGGCAACTTCTCCTGCTGCAGCAGCATATTCGAATTGGTCATCGATAGTAACACCTGAGAATGCTTCTGAAGGAGTAGCTGTACTGAAATCTGATGCGTTAGCAATAGATACTTCTAAATTATCTCCCCAAACACCTGGGTTTCTAGCAAAGAATTTAAGTTTTGAACCTGCGTCATCTGTAAGTGCACTAATAGTTTCAGTTACAACATCTAATTGATATGGAACACCTGGTACATAAGCACCACCACCATCAGTATAACCAGCAACGATTGCACCAAATCCAACTTTTGTAAACTTACCTGCACCTTCGATAGTGTAAATTACGCCGTCTTCTAAAGAAACAGTCGTAGCGTCATCTGCTAGTGATAATTGAGTACCATTAAGTGAAACACCTAAATCAGTTAAAGAAACAAGAACATCTCCTGACTCATCTACACCGAATTGAACTCCACCTAATGAGAACACATCCCAATCAGATTTATTCTTAACAAGTTGTGGTGTAGCTGTGATATGTGCGTCATTTGCTACAGAACCGATTTCTGCTACTGAATTAAGTGCGTCTGCACCAACTACACGAGTTACATAAGAAAAACCTGCACCGTAGTTAAGGAAGTTATAACCTTGATACCATTGATTCATAATACTTGAATTTGGTTTACCGAAAACTGTTACATAATCATTTGTTGTTCCGATTGCTGTTAATTCATCAACTGGACCTTTTACGAAATCACCAACAAATACTGCTGCTGAATTACCTACACGATTTGTTACAACCGATGCATCTATTTCTACTACTTCTGAACCTGGGCTTAATAATGCCATTATATTTCTCCTAGTTACCTATTAGGTAACGATTGTTTTTGAGTGTCAATCTTACTCGTTATAGTATCTCTTTATGCAAAAGATGTATTTCGTATATACTCTATACAGTTCTTCGCCATATAGAACTTAAACAAGATTTAGCTCTTAAATGTATTTATAATTGATTTTAAAAAAGTTTTGTGAGAATAGTCCAAGAAAAGGACTATATAGTGTGTTTTGTTATAATGCTACTGGAACTGCACTGTCGAAAGCAAATGTTACAGTAAAAGTACCTACTGTGTTTACTTCCGAAGCATCCATTGACATTTCACCAACTGCTTGAGGCCACATATTTAATAATGTGTAAGCTCCACCAAAGTGATTTGTACTACCGTCATTTTGTAATTGTTTAATAGTAGCTGTACTTACATAAGTGTAGTTATGCATATCAAGCACATCATCATCCATTAACCGCATCCATAAAAGAAAAATAGTTCTTACTCTATGGTCTGAAGTTTCATAGAATGTTACTTCAAAAGTGTTACCGTAATCAGTCATACCTTGTAGTAAAGTTTTACGACCCCTAAGAAATGCTTCAACCATTGGTATATTTTTTCCAGGGAATGCAGTACTCTTAGCTAGAAGGCTACCTATCTCTTTAAAAATATCTACACCAGGTATAGCTTGGAATTGTACTTCGAATTTATTTGTTCTAGCTCCACTTCCAAGTGCTCTCTTAAGGTCGCTTATTTTACTCATCTATCTATCCGTTAGTTGTAGTTGTAGTTGTAACGGTATCTTTTTTCAGTTTCCAGTAATCGAATGATAAAGTTACTGTGAACTCACCAATAGCATTAACTGAATCATTTGCCATATCTAAAGTACTGATAACCTGAGGCCATATATTATGGAATGTATATGTCATTGTAGGGTTACCTTGACCATCTAGTTGTGAAATAGTGGCTGTACCACCAACACTACGGTCATTTTTGTTGTACCCTTCTACATCATCGATACTATCTTGCCAAGCGATAAACGCTTCACGAAGCTTGTGGTCTTCTGTTTCATAGAAAACTAAGTCCCAAGTGTGGTCGAATTCTGTATCACCTACTAGCATACCCTTTTTACCGCCTACCCAAACTTCCGTTTGACCTACAGTTTTTTGTGGGAATGATGTACCTTTACATAGCAAATCAAGTTGTGTAGCATCAGTAGTTGCTGTTTGTGTGATTTTGCCATCCACTTGTACTTCTGCCGTATCGTTAAACGATGTAATAGCAGTATTTGTAGGTATAATCTGTACTAAATATTTTGTTGTTCTTAAACCAGCACCTAATGCTGATTTTAAGTTTGAAATTGCGCTCATAGAAGCCTCCTTATGATTTTATGTTAGTTCTTTTCCCAAAAATCAAAAGAGAATGTTACTGTGAACTCACCAATAGCATTAACTGAATCATCAGCCATATCTAATGAACTAACAACTTGCGGCCATAAGTTTGTGAACTCATACTCAGCAGTTTCTTTACCTGCACCGTCTAGTTGAAATACTTTAGCAGTTTTCATTTCTGTTTCATCGATGTGTGTATTTGTTTTAGTATCATCGATAGCCTTCATCCAAGCAATAAATTCTTCTCTTAGTGAATGGTCTTCTGTTTCGTAGAATGTAACATCCCAAGTATAATCGAATTCTGTTTCGCCTTGTAACATTGCCTTACGACCTTGTGACCATACTTCAACTTGACCTATTGTAATCTGTGGAAAGTTTGTTGCTTTACATAATGTATCAATAGTTGCTAATGCACTTGGTGTATTTATGTTTACTTTGTATTTTGTTGTTCTAACTCCACTACCTAATGTAGTTTTTAAATCTGAAATTGCGTTTGCCATATTTCTTCTCCTGTTTTGTGTGTTTATTTACAACTGTATTTATATCTTCTATATACTACCTAAAATAAACTCATAAGTCCACCAGCAGCATCTTCTGTTTCAAAAAAACTGTATGCTAGTGTGATAGTACTTGTAGTTAATTCGGATGTATTTGTGCCATCTAAAGTTAAATCAGAAATAGCAGTAGGATAAACCCCCATATATGTATGGACTAGGCTCGTTGAACCTATTAAATCTACTAATGCTTTCTTTGTCTTTGGTGTTATTTTAATTGTAGCATCGTAAGGATTAAGATAATCAGAACCCTTAACGGCATTCAACCAATTCATAAAGAATCTTCTAGTTGTAAGCTCTCTATCATTATAATATTCTAACTCTATTGTACCCGAATAATCATCCTCTCCAGCAACAACATATTTTCTACCCCTATGATGATATTCAGTAGTAGTAAGATTCTTACCTGGCAATGTTACTTGTTTACAAAGAACATTAATTTTAGGCGAAATATCACTACCTATACTAGCAAGCGAATCCAACATTCCACCTGATGGGTATTCTACCTCATCTGCAAGACTACCTAAGAATATTTCGACATCGTAATCATTTCCTTGAAAACCACCTGATAAATTAAATTGTAGTGTGTATGTGTTTAAAAACATTATTTTTTCTCCTCTTCAATATCTGATTTAGTGAATAAACTAAAAGCAAATGTTACTGTGAACTCTAATAGTTCATTATTTTCTGAACTTAATGATACAGCACTTATTTCTGTTGGAAAAGAATTTAAAAATGTGTATTCTATATACTCTTTATTGTCATCTATCATACCACTTGAGCGTTTATGGACAACTTTTATGTCTTGGTATACTTTTTTCTCGTTCGTATCTGATTTATCGGTATCGTATTCTTCAGAATAGAATTGCATCCACTTCATAAAGTTTTCTCTAAGACCATCTTCTGTCATATAAAATGTTATTTCTGTTGTGTTCTTATATGATACTTCTCTAGCAATCGGATATTTTACACCGTTCCAGACTTTCTCTATTTGTTTTCTTTCTATACTAGGTAGCTCAACACTTTTTGCTGAATATACTACAATAGCGGGATTCAATATACCTTCATCCATTCCAGGAAATATCACTTCAAACCTATTAGCACTGGCAAATTTGTTTATTATCGTATTAATATTAATCATATATCATCTCCTAAAATAGTAAATCTAATAGACTGCCACCAGATGAGGCTTCTTTTGATTCTGCAGTTGAACTTGTGCTCGTTTCTTTAACCCAATTATATCCGAATGATACAGTAAATTCAGGTATTTCTATCGAGCTTGATGATAATGCAATCTCGCTCACACTCTTAACAAACCCATCAGAAAATGTATTAACTGTAAAACTATCAGGCACATCAATATCGTTATTGGTCATTTCTGAATTTGTCTGTTGAGTTACAATAATGTTTAAATCTTTTACATCAGTGCTCATCATTGTTAGGAATGCTTCTCGGATATTTTCGCTCTCATCTTGTATAAAAGTCATTGACACTTCATTTGTAAAAGCAATCTCTCTAGGTATTACATATTTTATGCCGTTCAACCAATACTCTGCTTCATTTCTCGTTTGTTCAACTAATCTTAAATCTTTACATAATGTGTCTATAGCTAAATCTACATCAGTTCCTGTTATTTGTAGTGAATATCTATTTGATGAAGCAAGATTCGGTAAAACTACTGTCAATACATCTGTTATTAATGCCATCTTAAACTCCTATTTCTATGCTGAAATCATAAGGTTTACTCTGTAATCCTTTATTGTCTATCACTATAACTCTTATATGTGCTGAAGAATCTTCCGTAAGATTTCCTGGTGTTACATATTTAACCTTATCTTTATTCGTTTCTATGGTACCTATATCGTTATATACACTCCATACATAAGTAAAAATATCACTATCTCTATCTTTGAAGTGGACTTTTAATACAGCACTCTTACCATCATTAAGACTTACATTTCCTGATATATGAGATATAATGGGTTCTGTATTACCATCTTCATCTTCGCTTGAAATGTTATCTATTATAGGATTATTCTGACCCATTGTTTCGAAAAATTCTTCTTTCTTATGTGAAGTTTTATTTAGTAATTCATCTACATCAAACTCGTACTTAGCACTTCTTAGTTCTTCATCGTTGGGTTTCATACCCATATAGATTTTAACTTTTTCTACTTTCTCTGCATCTTTAATCGGTGGATACATATTACCTTTTACTAAGATACTTAATGAACCTTCGATTAGTCTGATTTCATCTTCGCCGTATTCTTCAGGTAAAACAATATCTGCACTTTCTAACATAATAGGAATACTAGTTGGTTCATCTTGAATCTCTAATTCATTAACGAAAAGAGAATAACTAGGATTAAAGAAAGGTATAATTTGTTCTTGAATCATACTCATATCCATCATAGTTCTCGTAGCAATACTAATAGTGAATGAGAAATCTACTGCAACAGCATTATACTGAAACGATATTCTTTCTCCATCAATTACTTTGTTAATTTTTGTGTATTTGTTTGTTTGTCTTTGTTTATTTGGAGTCATACTCTCAAAAGTTAATGCCATTCTAGGTAGAATATTAACATTTCCTCTAAGCATAGCTTCAGAATCTTGTTCGCTAAGAATAAAGGCTTTATCTCTCGCACCAAAAGTGATAGGTACAGTATGATGTGTAGTGGACAGACCATCGCTAGAAACTCTTTCAATTTCTATATCATTGAAAGTGTCTAGTAAAGCCATAGTTATTTTAGAAATTGTTTTATGGTGATAAAAGGTCATTTTGATTCTCCTTTTAGAGATATTTATATTACTTATCAGGTAAGAAGCCATTAATCAAATCATTTGTTGAAAGGATATAATTATTTTGTATATTAGTAGTACCATTTTCAGAACCGTTTATGTCATCGTTCATTTGTTCTTGACGCATATACTGCTTCAGCTTGACCTGAGTTTCTGCTACATCCTTATAGATTTTTGAAAGGAGCTGTACCTGATTAGCTACAGCTTTCATTAAGGAAGAGAATCCCTCTAATATTGTGGGAGAAATATCATCGATTGATACCATTAACATTTCATCTGTGAATTTTTTCTGAACAGCTCTACCATCAGCTAGAGAATCCAAAAGAATAGCTCTCATTTTAGCAAAATCGTTACTCAATAAATCAATATTGAATGCTGATGCTTTAATGTCCTCTGTTATTTCGTAACCAGCTTGTTTGTACTCAACAGCATCTTTCCTTACAGTATCTATACCTTCTTGTATATTGCTTGTCATAGCATCAGAGCTAACACCGAATGCGTCTGATAGCGTATCAAATTTTGCTGCTACACCTGCTATATTTTCTTGTGAGGGGTTGTGTTCAAACTGCTCTATGATGTCGATAAATTCCTGAGTGGTTTCATCAACATCTTCTATGAGTTCTACGGTATTTACTTCTTCTAGTGTTTCTTCTAAATCACCTAGTATATCTGCTAGACCTAAATCATCTAAATTTGTATCCATATCTATTCCTTATAAAGACTCGCTTTATAAGTATTTATGAATCTAGTAAATCAGCGTATTTACCTATTTTCTTAACGGCTTTAGCGTGTTTTTCTTGTGCCTTCCAAGCCTTTTCTATAATAACTTTAATTTTAGAATTCATAGGTAGTTCACGAATTTCTTCTGTGATTTTAGCACCATTCTTTATAAGCATTCTTACTGTACCAGCTTCTGTATCATAACCTTTGAGGTGGTTACCTAATGGTGTATCTCCCCATTTATTTTCCTTAGCCCAATCCATTTTCTCATTTTTGATGACCTTAAAGAATTCTGGTTTGTCTTGTTGGAATAATGTGTGTAATACTGTTGATTGGTTGTCTTCATCTTCAGCATTTAGATTACAATCTCCACTCTTTACAAGATATTTGAAAATCTTAAACGAACCTTTATTTACTGTCGTTCTATCTAAAATATTCTGATAACCTAGATAAGCATCAAGATTTCCACCGGCTTTATGCCATTTCTTAAATTTTGTTAAATCATCTTGTTTAATGATTTCTGATACGGTTTCTAATTCTTCGCCTTCTAATATTTCTTTTTTCATTGTTATCTCCGTTTATTGGTATTTATCGTTCTAAAAATTGCTAGGTCCTTCAAACCCTTGACCTCCGCCACCTGCATCGTGGATATCGAATCCGTTAAAATTCGTTGGACTCTGTGGTTTGTCTTCAAGCTCATCATTAAACCCAAGGTCGAAAAAGGCACTCATTGATTCCTGATTCACATCCTCTGCCTTCTTTTGTGCTTCAATAAGAGAAATCATACCTTGGAAGTCATCAAAGTTTTTTATCTCCAAGAATACAGCAAATGTAAGAGCTAGAGCCATTGCCATATCATCCTTGTAACCTTCTTCTGCACTGAATGAACCATTACTCTTTTCGATGAAAGAAAATAATTGATTCACGGTTAATTCGTCCTGAATGATAAGCTTACCCTCTTCAATGAATTTTTTCATAAACGATAGAATCTGCTTCTTTGTTCTCGTAGTGGTCCTAAAACCTTGTATTTTTTTATGCGATTCTTTGTATATATTTTCGTACTCGTAGTGATAGAATAGAGCATCCACGATAGTCTGGTCAAGATTATTCTCAACGACTACCAAAGCCTCATTGTAATACATACCAAGGTCGAATACTTTTGATGGAGCCGTTAGATACGATTCCTGAAGATTCGCACAGGCTACTTGTTTAAAAGGAAGACCAGTCACATCGATTACCTGAATACCAGCATCATCGATACCATCTTTCTTAGGGTCCACTGTTAGGATATAATGCTTACCCGGTTCGGGTTCATTAAAGATTCGTAGACCTTGAAAAATGTTATTAAATGTTATTTCGTCCTCTTCAACCCACGATAACGATTTTAGTACTGAACCAGTGATTAGTGTAGCAGAAGAACCTAAAAATTCCCCTCCAAAGTTTTGTTCGAAATACATTTGAGAAAATTTAGCTACTGTCTCGCTTCTGAAATCATCATTTGTTTTAGGTGAACCATCTTTATTGAAACGGGGAACGCTTGTCCACGATGCTTCTGATAAAAGATACCCATTAATACCAGTATTGAAATTTACTGTATATACATTGTCATTCAATGCAACAGAATCAATCTGCTTAGGCATACTGTCAAGGTTGTATAGCTCTTGTACTGTCATATTCTTAGCACCGATTTTGATATTTTCATTCTCTTTGAAATCTTTAACGGCTTTCTTACGAGCACCTTTAACGAGAGCATAGAAATGATTCATACCACCAGCAGTACTCGATAGAATAGCTTGTGAATTTTGTAGAGCGGCCTGAGCAGGGAAAACTGAATCTGAAAATTCTTCCCATAACCCATTCTTAATAAAGGCAACCTCATCCACATAAAGGATATGAATAGAGTAACCACGAAATGAATCTGAAGATGTAGCTGATGTAAGAACTCTCGTTCCATTATCGAATTCGATTGATTGTTTATTCCATACAGTAACACCTGATTGAAGCCAAATAGGTAATTCTAAAAAGATTTTCTTAATCTTATCTAGTACCTCAGTTGATAGTTTTTGTACATTGGCAGCGATACCAATATTGATATTCGGGAAGAACATTGCTTTCCATAATAGATATATAGCCGTTGTAACGGTCTTGCCTGACTGTCTAGGAAAGAATAATACAACATCTTCACCAGTCAAATAAGCATCTTCAGCATCTTCTTGATATTGTCTAGGTTCTGGTCTTGTGATACCAGTTCTATTAACAACTTTACAATAATGTTTTCGGAAGTATTTGAAGTCGTTCATACAATGATAAATTTCATTTTTGTGTACTTCGGTAAGTGCGAGTTTTGTGTCTGTTTTCTTCATAGTCTTAGCACCATTGTACGAAATCTTTGAACCAAAAGCATCCACATAGAATCCTTCATCGTTCGTTTTCATATCAATTTTCACTAAGATAGCATCTTTCTCTCTATCAGTAAGCTCAGAGCCTTTTTTATCTGCTAGAGCGTCGAATAAACCCTTTTCAGTAGGTTCTTGCATAGTATTTCCTTTAGTTGTTCCAGTAGTTAGCAAAATCTTTCTTTGCTTTATCTAATTCTTTGTCTATCTTATCAAAAACTTTCATAACTTTTTTAAGCATAGATAGTTCCTTTTTTGAATCTTTAATCTCTGTTTGGTATTCTACTATTCTTTCTTTAGTTGTTATTATATAATCTTCGAGATAACCTATATTAGCTATTCTTATTTCGGTTCGTTTCTTTAGCTTCTGCTGGAATGCTTTTACTGGATATTCAGTATCGTTCCTTAAACCCGACCTTAGTTCTTCTATTTCTTCCTTGTATTTTTTAATATTTTTTAATTCAGTTTCAATACCACTATCTGCTGAGTGTTGGTGGTGCTCAGTCTTCTCTATATCAAGTACCACACTCTCTCTGTCTTCATAAGGTTTTGATTCTTTGGGTAACTTGAATTTTTTAAGTAGCTTCTTCTTTTCTTCTTTCAAAAAATCTCTTAGCTCCAGTGAGTGTAAATCGCCAGCATATAAAGTTTTGCTTTTACTACTACTGGAATAATCGCTCTTATTTCGAAAAGCACTAGATATTTGTGTAGAATGTGCATCTTTAACTTTCTTCTGAGCTATCTTAGAGAAATCTTGCTTTGAAGAATCAACACCGTATCTAGCCATCATATCTTCTATTTCTTTCTTTGACATTTCTGTTATTAAATCTTTAAAATTCTTCATAGTAATCCCATCTCCTTTATTTGAAAAAGTTGTTTTCCTTGAGCCTTGACTACTAATTGTTTACCATCATAAGAAAACATTATTTCATCGTTGTTCCAATAGAAAGTTGTTGAGCCTTTCTTCTCAATCTTACCGTGTTCGCCGTCAATCCATCTAGTAAATGATTTAGCGAAATCATTTTTGTTTACTTTATAAGATAGACCTTCATTAATAATATTTTCAGCTATTTGTTTGAATGTTACCATTTGCCATCGTTCTCTTCAGCTTCTTCAGCGTTAAAACCATAGTTCTTGATTTCTTCTCTGATAATGTCATCTATATTTCCGATTGTGGTGTTCACTTCATTAAGAGGTGAAGCAACTTCATTCTTTAGACCTAACATTTTCATAATCTCTCTAAGGTCTTCCAAATCTTCTTGTATATCAACCATTAAATCTTCGTAGTACTCAGCCATTTCAAATTCTTCAACATCTTTGATGTCTTCATCACGAATATCTGCTTCAGCTATATTTTTAAAACTTCTCATATTCTTCTCCGAATGTTTATTGTTATTTATAGACTTCTGCTAGTCCAAGACTAAGAAGTTCTTCATTTATATCTGTCTCTTCAACGAACACAACACCTAAATATCTACCATATTTACCTTGTTTGTCTTTTGTTGTCTTAATGAATATTTCTTTGTTCATTTCATAAGCAAGATACAATCTCTCTCTTAAATAGTCACGAGAAATAATCCCTGATTCGTACTCATCACCTCGAAGTTCTGGTGTATCAATACCTAATAATCTAATTGTTTCGTGTTTATAGATTCCGAAACCCAAATCTAAAATAACTTGAATTGTGTCACCATCATATATTTTGACAATTTCTTTTACTCGGTATGTGTACATTGCTGACTCCTTTATAAATATTTATAAACTACGGAGAACACAATGAAATTCACAGAATTTATAGCTGAACAAGATTTAACAGAAGAAACAGAAGATAAAATATCGATAATGATGTATATGATAGAAAATGATTCTATTCTTACGGAGAGTGATTTAGAAAATCTTACAGAAGCACAAGAACTATTAATCATTGAAGGTGTACACGATTGGTTAAAGAAAACGGGGTTAAAACTTCATAAGGGTAACGGTATTATCGACTATGTGATTCAGTTTAGTAAAGGTGCAGGAAAACTTATAATGGCAGCATTTAAGAATGATAAAGAAGAAGTGAAGAGAATTGCAGGTACATTAAAGAAAGAACAAGTGATTGACTTTTTGTTAAAATTAGATATGGCAACGATACATATTGTTACTGGAACTATACACCGTATAGATGCTTGGACAGGATGGGATTTATCAGCGAATCTAAATGCTCTTGCTAAGAAAGCAGAAAGTTCATTACATACATTTTATAAAGCTATGAAATCTGTAAAAGATTCGTTATTATCTGTGCTAGACGGCGATAAACAAAAAAGAATGATGAAATTAGCAGATAAAATAGAAAATAATCTTCCAGATTTATAGGAAGATTATTTTACTGAGCTAAGGCTTAACGAGTTCGAAATGCGGTAAATCATCAAAACTCTGGTCTCTAAATGTATCATCTCCATCCCAATCTAACCCAAAACGAACCTTGTGATTAATGGCACCTTGAGCATATAAATCTTCTGATATTGCTTTAACCATACCCATCATCATATAAAATCTAGCATTGTCTTTAGTGTTATTACTAAAAGCATTTGAACCTTTCTTGTACGGCATAATATCTACTGCGTAAGAAAAACCATCACCTTTATCTTGATGTTTAGATTTCTTTTTGATACCATCAAGCTTTGAACGGCCTTCGTTAAATAACATTTGTTGTCGTTCTTCAGTTCTAAGACCTTCGAGGACACTAAAATCGTAAAACTTAATGAGGACATTAAGAATTGCTTGAATGTCTTCGTGGCAAGTAACTAGTTGAGCTTCTGATTTTCTTCCAAAATTATACATATTATCCTCTATTTTTTAAGTTTCTTTAAAAACTTTAATGATGGTAAGAATACCATTTCGATTGTCTTACCTCTTTTAGAAGCAGATACAGTAAATTCTTCTGTTTCAAATTCTAATTCGTTATAATCTTTATCAAGAATTTTCTCTTTCATACCACCTTTCTCTAAAGCAGCAGCAAGTTTCATTAACCAACCTCTTGGTGGTTTAGATACATCGATGAAAATTTCTTTAGCATCATCTGTGTCCATCCAAATCGGGTCATCTTTTCTTACTAATTTGTTTGTCTTACCAAAATTCTTATTGATTGAATCAACAACTTTCGCTACAGATTCAGCAGGTAAAGAACCTACATCAGCACCTTCTGTTAGTGAAACTGACCAAGACTTTGTGTATTTTTTAAATTTAGTAGGAATTTCAATTATACTATCATCAGCATAACTCCAATCTTTGTCTTTTAAACCATATTGCTTAAGACTATCTATGAAATAGAAAAAGTCATCATTTTCTTGTTCTTGTCCATCTGAATAAGTGCCAATTAAGTCACTCACATTTACTTTTAATGTTTTCTCTTCATTTACGAATTTACTAAATTTTATCATTATGATTCTCCATTTTCGTGTTTAAATATTCTAATGTATGCTTTACCATCATTTTTCTTAGCGAACTCATTACTAGCACTAAAAGAAAATTCAGTACCATCAGCAGTGAAAGTACCTTCTACATCTTCTGCTTTAGAAGCACTGTTTTGTTTGAATTTATATTTCTTTAAGAAATTTGTAAGTTCAACTTTTTGTTCATACGAAAATTCACCTTCAACAAACTGCCATAAATTGATACTTACACCATCCATACTACGAACTTTATCTTGTAGTTTACCTTTAGGTTTCATTCCAATCTTTTTTAATGCTAGAACTATAACTGACTCAACAAAATCCCAATCATCATCTTTCTTTGGGCTAAAAAGACCTTCATTTACGAATTTACTAAATTTTATCATTTTGTTTCTCCTATACCTTTATATTCCAAAAAGCAAAAACTAATTCTTTGCCGTTTGCATCTTTTGCCATTATTTCTGTATCAGCGTGTTTCTTATCGAGTTTTTGTTTTTGAACTGTAACAACTGTATCTTTAATAAGTTTTACATTTGTTTCGTATTCAAAATCAATCTTTTCGCCTTTCGCTAAAGTTACTTTTGTTTCGCCTTTAGTAATACTCTTCATAATATCTCTTGTATCAAAGAAAATTCCATTAGGGTTACCAACCCAATCTCTATTATGTTTGGCTTCTAACTTTCTCCACTCACTCCAAGGCATATTGATTGTTTTACCTGATTTATAATCAAGTAGTTCAATAGTTTCTTTTCCTAGTTTCGTCTTCTTATATAGTACATCGGGTATTACTTTAGCACTTTCTGATTTACCAATAGTTACAGACTCGCCTACATCGTGTTCATCATAAATTGACATACTTCTATCTAATTTATTTTTGAACCAAGACCAAAGACCTTCGTTTATATTGCTTTCTGATACGAACTCGCTAAATTTTATCATTTTGTTTCTCCTATTTAATTACTTTAATCTTACCCATATCATTTTAATATCTTCAACTTCTATATTAACGAACTTTTGGTCGTTCCCGTCCACAGCTTTAATGGGTTTCAAAGACCTGATATTTTTTTCGTCTCTTTCCGTAAATACTCTTGAGCTTTGGATGCTACCATCTTCATCTTTGTATTCTACTTCACCAAACCAGCCTGTCCCATCAGTAGTCATTACTTCTTTAAAACCATAGTTGTCCTTAGTCACTAAGTACATTTCTGATGCTTCATTTATTGCCTCATTGTCGTGAGTATATTCGCTAAATTTTTTCATTAGTCTTCTCCTTTTGTGTTTTTCCAATCTAAATTTAATTCTTCTGTGTATTCTTCTTGAACAAAGAAATCTATATCATCTAAATCTTCAATATCTAAAGTATTTATATCATAATCTTCTAAATCGTAGCTTAATGTGATATGAGGAATGTAATCAGGGAAATCATAAGTACCATCGTATTCTTTCATAAGATATTCGTGTCTTGCTTTTAAATCAGGAGAATCTAACTGCAGTACAAGTACTTTTGTGTCACCCTCAAAGATTTTAAATGAGTGTAGTGGTGTATCGTATTGAACTTTTCCAGCTGACTCATAGCCCTCAAGCTTTGAACGGCTAAACATAATAGTTGTATGGTAATCTGTATTGATATTAGGAATATCGTTATCTTTACAGAATTCCTCTAAACCCTTTTCAACATCTTTCGAGAAGCGACCACCAACATAGGTACCTTTCTTCTCTTCATTACAAAATTCTGAAAATCTCATCTATAACCCTTTTTATTGATATATTCTATTGTAGTATCAGTTAATTTTGTTTTAATAGTATAGTACCAATTATCGTAAACTTTCGATTCAGAAGTCTTCTCTATTTCCCAATCAATGTCGGGGAATTGTTTGCTTAATCTTCTCATATCTTTAATTACTACTTCAGACATATCGGTTCCATCACCTACAAGGTATTTCCCTTTTATGCTCCAAGAACCTACAATATCCGTAACTAGTCTTAAAATACTAGCAGTTTTATCATCTAATTTTGCTTTCTTACTAAATAATCCTTCCTTTATTAATTCGCTAAATGATTTCATTAGTGTTTCTTTCCATTAATCGTTTTGATTTGCCAATCAGTAATAACTGGTTCTCTACCTTTAGTAAATCTTTGAGCAAGATAAGGGTCAATTTTAGCATCATAATCGATTTTAAACATTTTAGAACCGTTATCAAGTGTAATGTCAATGATAGTACCACCTAGCTCCATACTTCTGTATGTGAACATAACATAGTCGCCTACTTTAGGTTTTGTTGATTCAGTTACTTCAACTTTTTCTTCTTCCTTTTCAGGTTTCTCTTCATCTTTTACTTCCTTCTTCTCAGGTTTCTCTTCTTTTTTCTTAGGCTTTTCTTTCTTCTCAGGTTTCTCTTCAGGAACTTCTTCCTCTTCTGGCTCAGGCTCTAATTCAGCATCTTCACCTTCTTCAGTCTCTACATCAGCAATATTATCAGCTATGAACTGTCCCATTTCTGCACTTAAATCGTGTAGTTTTGCTTCCATATCTAAGATGTTAGCTCTAAGAGGATTATCCTCTCTCATAACTCCTAATACACCTAAAAGTGATACATTAGCTATACTCGCTTGAATTTCTTTCATCGCTGCTAGAGCCTCGTAACGAACTGCGTTTTCTGTTACTTCTGTTTCTGGAATGATTTCTACTTTTGATTTAACACCAAGATGGTCTTTGAATGATTTCATATGGTTCTCCTAACTTTATTGATATTTATAGGAGATAATGAGGGTGGAATTCTATGAGTATTTTTTTGAATGAGGGGAATTTTATTAGGTTATGCAATGATGTGTATATGTATTCTCCAGTGAATACGCCTTCGTTTGAGTATTCTTTAGTGTGGAATGAACCCCAAGAGTCTTCGTTTAAGTAGTTTTTAAGGATATTTTCGTATGAGTGGTATTTTATTTCATTCTGCCATTTTATAGAGAAAATATGATGGACTCTTCCTTCCAAATCAATCACGAAAGGAAAACCAAAAGAGTCTTTATTCATAACGAGATTCGCCGTTCCGTTCTACTAGGATAGGTACTGGTGCTATGTCAAAATTGAATGCACAAGTGTCACCACATTTGTTGCAAGTGTATCTTACTAAATCTGTATCAGTACAATCTGCTTGGTCGTTGAGTGGGTCGCCACATCCGGGGCATTTACATACGCAACCACACTGCTCTAGTATTTTTTCTTCTCTACTCTTCTCTAGGCGGAACAGCTTTCTTATGATTCCTAATAACATATTTGCCTCCTTCTTTGACTAAATATTTATTTAATATTGTTGTTTCTTGTACTGAAATATTTCTCCAATGGCCACCTTGACTATCGTATAAAAATTCTTGGATTGTAGAACATTTCTCGCATATTCTATGTGATGGATAAAAACTATCGTATGTTTCATCAAGATATGTCCTTGAGATTACTTGATTTACTTCCACCCATTTATGGAATTGATACCATTTACATTTCATTATTCTAGCCAATCAGATATTAAATCAGTTGTTTTATCTGTATTTTCTGCTTTGAAATAACAGATTGCCTCTACCGTTGTATTCTCAAATTCTACCTCGATAACGCCTCTAGTATATAAATCAGGCACATCTTCAAATCTATCCAATTCAATAAGCTGTTCTTCGGTTACTTCGTACAGTTCGCCTTGAATAATATTGCCTTCTTGAGGTCTATCCTCTAAGAAAGGGAAATACCAACGGCTCTTATACATAGGGTAAGGTACTGTCGTTTCGCAAGGAAACAAGAACTTGCTATGGTTGTAGTGGTTATTTCTGCAACCTTGTTTGAGTGTTCCATATACAAATAATTTCATTTTATTCCTTAATTTTTAATATAATATTATAACATAAAGTAGCTTAATGGCTACTTTATTTCCGAAAGAATGACTTCATTTACTTTTTTATTGTACTCTGAATCAGTCTTGTAGTGTTTTGCTACTATAAATCCATTATAACGGTGTTCTGTCGTGATAGTAAATTTTGAAACATCAGTCATCTTAGCTAATCGTTGTGCTTCTCCTTTAGGGAAGAAAAAGGTAACAGTTTTATTGCCATCGATTACTGCATCCATATGATACTGTGAACCCATCTGATACACTTTTACTTTTGTTGGTGTATGTACTTCTGTGTAATGCTCAAAAATAAAGATTCTAGGAAATAGATAGAATGCTATAGTAAGCACAACAAATGCTATAGATTGCATCATCAATGCTAAAGCCATATTCGCCTGTTCATCTGTTATATCAAGCATTTGAGCAAAGATAAAGAAAAATGTAGCAAATACCCAAAACACTAAATTAAATCCAATTACACTTAACCAGATACTATACGAATCACCTAAATAAATGTATATACCAAGACCTACGAACCATATCAACGGGTACAGACCAAATCTGTATAAATTTTCTATATTTGTTTTCATCTTCTTCCTTTCTTCCTTTTTGTATTAGCCAATCCACAGAAGCTATTTGCTTCAATAACTATTAAGAGTATCATTAATCCAGTAAATATCGAACCTTCTAATAATGACATTTAGTGCTCTCTTATTTCGAAACCAGGGTTAATGACTCTCATTGCATCTTGTAAGTTATCCAGGATTGCTGCTTTTTTATTAACTTCTGTTACTAAGGCCAAATCTCTTGGTGAACTGAAACCGTCTTCAGGTACCATATTTTTAATCTCGTGATATAGTTCATTAATCAATCTATAAAGTCGTTGTTCTGTATCCATCTTTCTATCCTTTGTTTGATATGTAGTATTATAACATAAAATACCTTATAGATACCTTAAAGTACTAAATGTGGATTTTCTTTATAATAATCTCTTATGTCAAAAGAGAACTCATTCTTAAAGAAATCCTGAAATTCTGGTAGATATTCAGAATATTCATCAAAATATCTATCCGTAAATATTTCTTGGAATGCCTTCGACATTTCGGTAATAGGACCAGTACCACCAATATCCATTAATTCTATTCTCGAATACCATAGCGAATAGAACCTATTCAATGAAGGAGATACAATCAGTTCAAAATCAGGAACATCTGAAACATCATTAGCAAAACATTCTTGTATTAATTTATCGGTCTCTTTTGTTTTGCCTTTAAGAATCATTACATTCTACGCTACAAATGGATTAGATAGGCTTATAGCATTCTCTGTTTGAAAATAGTATGAAATATCTCCGACTACAATACCCGCTAAAAATATCATTATGATTGCTTGGACGATGACACCACCAACACCAGTCCCATCTTGTTTAAATATCATAAATACAGCAATAACGAATAAAGCTAACTGTGCTGCTAATACAAACTGTGTTCCCACTATAATTCCCGCCACAAAAACCCCTATCGTAAGTATGAATTCCATTATAGACCCTCTACGAATTCTTTTGCTTTACCTAAAGAGTTGGTTTGTTTTTCGATGTGCTCTTTAACCATTTTACCCGCAGTTTGTTCTACATCACGAAATGATGTGTTAAGTGACTTCATAACACCACCAAATAATGGTTCGTTTCTATATTTTAAAGCGAATTCTTTTCTGTTTTCATCAAAATCTTGGAAATACTTTCTTCTTAGTTCTTTAAAAGCAACCACTTGATGATTATAATAATGAGAAACTTTTTCTTCCATTTCAATAATCATATCTTTTTTAGGACCTTGTACTAATTGAGCTATAACATCATCGATATTACCATCTAAGATAGTCTTCACTAAAAGATTCTCTCTAAATGCATCAGGACCAACTAAACCGTGTAATTGGATATAGTGGTCTGTTTTGATTTTTGCCATTTGACCATCTTCAAAAGTAACTACCCAACCTTCGATGTTTGCTTGTGAAGTTTCTTTGAGTCTTAATAAACCATCGAGTGCTAGATTTTCATTTGGGAAGATTTTAAAGTCTTCAGTCACATTAATATTGAAAATATCAGCTAAAGATTTCATTTCTAATTTCTCTAAATAACTTCCATCATTTCTTCTAACTTGTAGTAGTGTCAAAGCATTAGCTACTTCATAATTTAGTACAATTTGATTTTCAAATCCAACTAATTCAAAGATTGGAGTAAAATCTCTAATATTACATTCAGTAATAAAATGTTGGAATTCTCTGCTAGTATCATAGATATTTTGTGCCATTACAGCTTGTTCTGAAATAAATGACATTTTAGATTTAGCTCTAACTTTGCTATTCGGGAACTCAACAAAAGAGATAACTGAACCGTCTTCTTTATTTTGTACACGAGCAACTTTCTTACCTTGTAAATCTTCTGGCATCCACCCTAAAGTTTGACCATAATTGAAGAATTTTTGCATTAAAAGATTTCTTTTCCAAGTGCCATCTGGTTGTTCAATGAATGTTAAACCTCTAAGTTCAAATGCTTCATCATTTGCGAAATCAGAAATTGATGCAAGGCGATAATCATACATTACTACATTAACACCTTCAACTTCTCGTTCTGCTTTAATAAATGCTTCATTACGAGCAACAATTTCATCACATTCTTGTTTTGTTTTTAAATAAAATTTCATTTCTTATCCTTCTTTTGTTCGTATGATATAATCATCTTGAATTATTTTAGTAAATTCTTTAATAGCTTTAATTTCTTTCTTGTATGGTATAGTGTTATTCAAATCTATCATAACATCTTTAAGCGAAATTAGCAGATTTGTTTTGGTTGTTATTTGTTTATTACAAATTCTATCCATATTACTATAAATTTTGAAGCATTCTATTATAAAGGCCTCAATATTATCAGCACTTCTAAAAGACTTATCAGTTAAATTAAGTTTATTCTTTATAGTGTTAAACAATAATTGGCTTTCGCAGAATGAAGAGAAATTATTCATCTAGTATCCCTTCTTTGACTAATGCATCTAATTCTTTTCTTAAATTAGGCATCAATCTTTTCATCTTTCTAATATTTTCTGCGTGTCTTACCGTAGAAAATAATGTACATTCTTTGTCTGAATATTTCTCGTTCAGGCTTTCTTTAAGTTCATTAATTTCTATTAGTACATCAGAAAATTCTGAATCTGTTAATGACAATAAATCTTCTTTCGTATAATTCATTTCTTATCCTTCTCTCTTTATATGTAATATTATAACATAAGTAACCTTAAGACCTTCTTAATTTCCAGTCCGACCACTCTCAGGTTCTACACCTCTTCTACGAGGCATTTGTTTTGCTATTTGTAATGCTGTTAATTTCATTTTCTTATCCTTTATTAGTATAATTGTTCATTTCATTAATGGATTTTTCTACTAAGATTCTTAAATATTTTGTCTTTTGTTCGTAAGCCTCTTTAGGGGAAGTACCAAACATATTCCAACGGTCATCGCACTTTAATTGATTGCTTGATGCTTTTATCGTATCTCCGAATTGGTCGATTAGTAAAAAATAACCTCTTAAACCACCATCAAAACTTTTAATAACTTCTAATGCTTCTTTTGGATTATCTCTGTGGTAAAATATCTTTTTTAACATTTTTAGTCCTTATCTCTCTTTATATGTAATATTATAACATAAGTAACCTTAAAAGTAGATTAAGATTATATCATTTATGCATACATTTTGATGTGATTGATTACATCTTGATTATTGTATTGACCCATTTTAAATCTACCTAATGCTGAATTTATTATCTCGACATTCGTTAAAGACTTAAACTCTTCTTTTGTAAGAATTGCTTTAAGCATTCTGAAAACTTTCATATCTTTTTTAACAAGACCAAAATGAACCTTCTCACCAAAGATGGCATTCATACACTCATATCTATCTGAATACATATTTTTGATAAGATTCAATCTTTTTTCAAGTGAGTATTCTTTAATTCTATTAGTCATCTTTTTACTAATATCAGCATTAACCTCGACAATAACTGGTGAAGTTTTATAAGAAGTGTTCATAGGTTTTAAATTAAGAGGTGTAGCAACAAGTGTATGTGCTAATTTAGATAATCTGTCAGCATCTTCATTGAACTCTCTAGGAATCCAATTCAATGTGATGTTAAGACCTTTTGCTAATGTAGATGAAACACCTTTAGCAGCAACACCTCTATTATCTGTGAATAAATGAGCAGATTCAATATTTCTATCTCTCATATATGTAAGAGTCTTTACTAATGCCATCGTTTCCATAAGTTCTGAATTATTTTGTGCTTTCGTTTTGTAAGGTAATTCATATCTGATATAGATTTCTTCTTTCGTGTCAAAGTTATAGATACCTATACCACAAAAACCTTCGTGGTAACTAGCATCGAAACAGATTTTAGTTTGAGTACTCATTTTAAATTCCTTTTGTCTCTTTATATGTAATATTATAACATAAAGAACCTTAGAGCTTTATTAAGAGATTACGGTAACATTTTTCTGTGATTTATATTTTAGTAGTGCTTCGATTATTAGAGGGCTTTTCTTTGGGTTGATGGATACATTAGTTCTATCTAAAATTAGCACATTATTAACAAAATGAATAATTTCATCAAAGAATACTAGTGAATCAGAACCTAGAGTCAAATATCTACCTTCTTGGTCAATCTTGAGGTATTCGTATCCTAATGGTAACGATTCTAAAATCTCATCGAATTTTGGGTAGTTTAAGTGGTCTTTAAGACCTAATACTAATTCTTTGATATTATCTGGTATCTCGTGTTGCACTTCAAAAGGTTCAACCCAAGAGGTGCTCTTATTATATTTCGCGTGGTCACCGTGTGGTTTGCCTGTGTATAGAAAGAACCCTTTATGACCAGAGCCGTTTTTTTCTGTTCTAAGAATCCACGAATCGTATTCTTCTAAGTACATAACGGCTACATCTTCCATTGTAAGAGGGAATGCTATGTTATTTGTGTTTACTTCCATTAGTACACCCCATTTTCTAATTTAATAAGAGGACCTTTGATATTGTATATTTCTATATGAGGCATCTTATCATATTTCCCATTTAGTAGCTCCTTATAATAAATATAAGCTTCTTCAGAATCTAAAAAACATCCTAGTTCTTGATTATTCCGACCATCATAAACCCTATACATATTATAAGCTTCTATATCGATTGACATCTGCTCGTAAAATTCTTTGTAACCCATAATTATCCTTTGTTCTCTGTGAAGCTAGTAAGCTAATATACCCAGCGTGAGGCTATGACTAAGGCTCGTTTCCAGAATCTCGTTCATATCGTAATAAAATATCTGTCTCTATCTCTTTAAGCTTCTCAGCAATATCGTAATAGCATTCAGAATAGCAATCTTCACATAAATGTAAGTGAGTACCATATTTGTCGTGTTGTTCATTTAATGAAGCTGTAAGGTGGTGTTCACCAACCCCTCCACATAAATCGCATTGTAAATCTTTCATTGATTAACCTTTCTAAGCTTCTGTACTTTTTCCCATCGTTCAAAATCTTCTGAATCTAAAGCCATCGGGTCTTTTTCTTGTACTTTTATTCCAAAATGTCTAGGTTGAAATTGAGCACCTGACATAATAATGGCAACTATAATAGTCCACTCACTCCAACCTAGAATGATTATGAGGTACAGAAATATACCCCAAATCATTCCTTCATAAAGCACTGTGTACAATAAGAAGTAAAATAATCTAGTTGAGTCTTTCATTAGAGGTCCTCCAAAATATTATCTACATTTGCAAAGAATACGGTGTTATAAGAACCATCGTATCCCTCGAATGTAACATAAGATGTACTATCTTCTATTTCAATGTCTTCAATGGTTAAAACGCAACCTAACGAAAACTGCTCTTTCATTCTTTTTTGGTCGTTTGCGTAACCATTATTAGGGAATGCAAAGACTACCCTACTACCCGCTTCAGAATATATATCCATCACGGGTCTAGTACCTATAATAGTGTTTGGTATTTTGTCTTCTATTGTGACTTCATCAACGGGGTCAAACGAAATATTCAGCTGTACCCGAGTACCAACCATATCCACTTCATAAATATCTAACTCATTTAATCTTGATTCTGCTTGGGCAATAATAATTTCTTTTCTCGTATGTAGTCTAGCTCTACTAATGTTAGCACCGAACTCGGTGCTGCTGTTAATATACGATACCAAATAAGGGTAATTATTCTCGCCCTTTTTCTTTAAATAGTAGTTTTTCATAGTTTTCCTTATACAAAAAATGCCATCTGAAGAGCCAGAAGCTCATCACTGGTTAATGGTTTAATATTGCTCTTTGTACCTTTACTGAATACATAAACAGAATTCCTAGTACTGATAGAAATCTCGTAATAGTGGCGTGAAACTTCGTTGTACTCTATTTTTTCTATTGTAGATGTACTATATCTACCGTGTCGCAAATCAAAATTGCAATCAGTAGCATCGAATGTAAAACTAGCAGTCATATCGATATGTAATTTACATTCTTTACCTACGATTTCATCAGCATTAGAATTTGTTGTGCTTAGTAATGTTGTGGTCATTATTTTTCCTTTTCTCTTTATATGTAATATTATAACACAAAGTAGCTTAAACCTTCTTTTTAAGTATCATTTGGTTCTCTCCAAGTGCCAAAATTATATGTCTCACCATTAAATGGCTTCCATAAATCAAAATATAGTATTTTTGTTTGTGTTTTATTCCAACATCTGATTTGTGTATCGGTGTGCTCGATAAACTCTCTTATCTGATAATGAGTTTTATGCCATTCATTTTTTCTAACAAATATTAACATTATAATTCCTTTTCTCTCTTTATATGTAATATTATAACATACTAAAGATAAGAGCCACCTTAAAGCAACATTGCTGGTGCTTTCTTACAAACTCGGTCAAAATCAAGATTGATAACATCTTTAATCTTATCTATATAATTCAAGCCCATTTTCTCAAAAGATACTAATAGATTGCTTAGATATTTTTGTCTGAATGCTAGTGCTGATATTCTATCTGTAAAAATATAAACAGGCTGTCTATAATTTATTTTTGAAGAAGGTGTGGATAACGATATTGTTTCTTTACCTGATTCAGTAAATACTTTTAATGCCGTTACTGAATCGGATTGACCTTGAATAAACGAACCAGTAGCCTTATATACATCAAAACGCCATTCTGAAGGAACGGAGAGTGAGTTCCATTTATATATAGCACCAGGCATAACATAATATGTTTCGCCTCTTTTAACATCATCGAAGATATTTTCTACCATATTTTCTGCATCTTTAAATAATGAATAATCATAACCAATATTCAGCGTCTTAAAAAGATGTCTAGGTATATCAAAGACCGTAGTTATTTCTGTGTTTTCTTTCATCTTATCTTTCATATACATTTCATCTTCTGTGGTGCTAATTTTATATTGTTTCTTTAATTGTATAATACGATTCATTTGACCTACACTAGAAGTGTGGTTAATATGAATGAATAGTTCAATGAACTTCTTCCATTCAGATGTCTTAGCAGTGAGCTTTGGTGTCCTAGGTTTCGAACCTAAAGGGTACATTCTAAAACCACAACATTCAGCCCCACCTTTATTTGATTTGAGACAATACAAACATATAGATTTACTATGTGATGCTTTAGGTTTTCTCAATTCTTCTCTATATTTCATTTCTTAATCCTTATTTTAACAGCTTCCCCACCTAAAAGATTGTAATGCTGTCTCTCCACAGTCTTCACCAACAAAGAAACCAAATTCTTCTAACAAATCTATATCTTCTTCAGATACTTCCTCTGGTTCTACACCACAAATACATAAAATATCGTGTGCACAAAATGTTCTAAAATCGTGATTATATTTCTCTATAATCATAAGTGCTTTTATTAAATCGTTCATTTATATCCTTTTAACAGCGCATTAAACCATTGGCATTAAGATAGTCCACTATACATTTATAATGGAAACCTACATATTTTCCATTGTAAGTGACGGCACTACCAGAAACACCTTGAGTGTACATAAAAGTTTTTTGTGTGTCTTCTTTCTCTTCGTAAGAGATTCCTTCTTCATCGAGAATAGCTTTGATTACTGTATTTCTATTCTCGTAGCCTTTGGCGTAAAATAGCAAAAACTTCATAGCACTTTACTTTTGAAGTACTGTACTGCTGCTTTACTGATATTTCCGTTAAGAACTTTCGGTTCAAAACCTTCATCTATCATATCTTGTGTATGCTCTTTAACGACATCACGCATAACAAGTCCAAGAAATTCTTTCATATCGGTCATACCAATCCTAGTCTCATCGCCATTATGTGTAGCATTAATGATTTCTTGGTACATTTGCTCTAAACGACCTTCAGTACAAGCAATATCATTAACAAATGCTCTTTTACGGTTTTCGAGTGCTTCATCGACTGGTTTAAGAACCTTAACTTTTCCTGAACCTTTTGAATGCTCTTCACCTTTTACTTTAAATCTGTACACTTCATCTTTGTAATCGAATGTGAACACATATCCTTCAGCAATATTGTTATCGATACCAAATTGTTTACCTACTGGTGAATCTTGTTCAATCTCATCAACTAATTTAATAAGAGTATTTTGCGACATCTTAGCATCATTAAAATCGATTACAATTTCTACTGTTGGAAAATTCATAATGTTATAGATGTTTTTGTCTTCATTTGAAACCCATTTTGTTCTCATATCATCCGTAATATATGATGGGTCTACAAAACCTTTAGGTAGAGAAACCGTAGTTTTCGTTTCTAACCATTTAGCACTTTCAGGTATTTCAGCACCATCATTACCAATTTGTGGTTCGATAGGAGATACTTTGAAATATTGAAAAATCATACTTCTCTTATCAAGACCAGTCAATGCTGATTTCTTTTGAACATTGCCACCACTCCACTCAAAGTAAACAGAAATGATATGTTTGTTCAAATCGATACTGTATTCATTAGCAAGACCAAAGATGATTTCTGCCCATTCATTCTCATAAGCATAAGTTTGGAATGCACAACCAGCATTATCTTTTTCTGGTGTGATAATATTTTTACGAGATTGAACCCAAAAACCATCTGGGATTGAATAACATACAGAGGCATTAGTCCCGTGAATCTTTTCAGAACCAGTTGCTACAATAGTAGGCGACAAAGCTGTTCTATCCATAGTTACTTCTTTAGTAACCTCATCGTATGACACAAATTGTGCTTGTCTTTGTAAATTTTTTGTTACTGTGCTGAATTGGTCAATACTGCCGTATGTGATAAATCTTTTCATTTTCTTTCCTTCTTATTTTGTATATGTAGTATTATAACATAGTATTACTTAAAGCCTTCTTAAATTCGCTCACCCAAAAAGAAAGGGAGTTCATCCAACGGGTATGCGTTTGTGTCATTTTGGTATCTGTCTTTTAGTACTGTAAATGAATCTTTATCAACATAAACTGCCGCATCAGCCTCAAAAAGTGTTTTCATATTTTTGGGTATAATATCACCATCTTTAATGTTTACATCTTTTGTTCTGTATATGATAATCATTCTTATCCTTTGATTTGTACCAGAATAACATCTGTAATCGGTACAGTAATCTGCATATACCAATTACTAAGCGTTACTTCATCTTCTTTAACTGAAATTACTTTATAGTTTTCGTGTGTTTTTAGGAATGGATGGAATCCATTATATTGTACTGTGTCATCTTTTTCCATTCTATTGTCTCTCAACTTTATAATCTTTTGCTTTGTCATAAAACAGAGCAATAGCATTCAATTCTCTAACGCTGTATTCATCAATCTCGATGAGTTTAGATTTACCTGATTTGTGTGTGATTTTAAATTGTGTAAACATTATATATCTCCATTTCTAGCTTCTTCAGCTCTGTAACCACGAATGTCTGCTCTACGAAGGTTCTCTTTAACCTGAGCAACTCCGATGTCTCTAGCACTCTCTAAAGCACTCTCTGTGCTCATCTGACAATCATCATTCCAAGAACCGTTATTAAAACTTCGTACTGATAATTCGATTTCTGTGATTTCTGTTTGAGTTAATTCTTTCATTTCTTATCCTTTATATGCAATATTATAACATAAGTAACCTTAAAGCTAGTTGAAGTTAATCTCTGTATTTGAAACTTTTTTCTTCGTTGGTTTTACTGAATCTAAAAATTTCATATTTCTTGTCTTCTCTAATATAGTTTCTATCATTTTATCGGCATAATCAGTAGCATTTATGTTTAGAGTAGCTGTATATTGTTTATCGCTCTCAGTAGCACCATTGTAGAAACTCGAATAAGCATTTGACCATATGACCATATAATCAGATTTTGTCATATCCATTATTTCTCCAATTTCAGCTCAATAACATTACCTGCTTTAGGCATTATCTGCATGTTTGCACCATCTAAAGAAATAGTAACCGTACCATTCTTTGTGAAGTGAACTAGCATTTCCACATCGTTACCTAAGTCCATAAAGACTCTCTTTTCTTTTGGTAAATTGATTTCCATCTTATCTTTCCTTATCTTTCTTTATATGTAATATTATAACATAAAAGACCTTACAGCCACCTTAAAATGTTGTAACTGTTGGTATCTCATTAGAATCTTTTCTTAATTCTACTTCGTTGCATAGTTCATCAACATCTATACCACTAAAAAACTTGATGAATCGTTTGATTAACGAATCCATCTTATAGTCCTTCTACTTCTACGATTTGTTCTAAAATATATTCAGGAATCTCATTGATATTAGATGTCATTTCAACACCATTTCGTTCAATCTCTGCTGCTAATTTATTGTAAAAATTACTGATACCCAAAGTACTATCACCTTGACCTCTAACGATGTTCTCTAATGAGTTTAAAATTGATTCTTTCATTTCTTATCCTTTGTCTCTTTATATGTAATATTATAACATAACGAACCTTAAAGGCTACTTAATATTTATTTTCCATTTCGGTTGTTACTTTAATATGGTCACTACAATCTCTTACCCACATAGTGGTCCTTGTACCCGTATCGATTTGGCATTCTTCAAGACCATTTTCGATTGCTCTTTGTGTTGTTTTGTAATCTGCGTAAATTGCTGCTATACCTGCTATACTTAGTAATATTGCTACTACTACTGATATGATTGTTTCATTTTTATTCATTATATATCCTTATAGTAAATAGTGAGGTTTATCTGCTAAGATTCTCTTTATGAATGTCTTAGCGTCTTTTTGAGGATAGCCTAATAGTATCATCAAGTCAAGACTCGAATCTTCTATCAGCTGTAAGCATTTGTCTGCTGCTTCCTGTTTTGTAGGACTGTATTGTGCATCCCAGTTTTCCATAGCAACTTCAAACCACCAGTATTCTTGGTCTTCGTTTGGTTGTAATAATTTGAAATACATTATTTTCCGGCCATAGCACCAGAAACGAGTGAAATGAATCCAACAAAGCCTACACCAATCCAAATCTTGAACGCCGTCCAAGCAGCAAGACCGACGGCCATATCATTTGCACCCCAATTATAGAGAAATGTACCTACACCAATGATGTTAGCAAAAACCAATAAAACAATACCGAAAATAAATAATAACGGCATCTGTTATCCTTTCGCTATCGTTACGCATACAGCAACAACAAAAGTCATTATTAAGCCGATGTAAAAAATTGTACCATTTGTGCTAAGAGAGTCCCATTTAAAACCTTGTAAATCTATCATATTATTTCCTTTAATTAAATAACGAACCGAGACCGTAAATTAATACTGTCACGGTTGAAATGATTACTGCTAGAGCAATCGACACTTTGATTATAATACCAGTAATAAAACCATTAGCTACATCTGCACCAGTTTCTAAACCAGCTTTAAGCCCATCTTTGGCTAACTCTTTAACATCTACATCTTTTACTGAATCAACAGCAATATCTTTCATTTTCTTAAACATTCATTTCCTTTTTAACTGAATCTAACTAAACCTAACTAAACCAACTAAGTTGATTAAACTGAATACTACATTCATTATAAGCAACTGTCTATTATCATTATTATAAGCATAAATTGACCATAATATAGAACTCGTGATGAATAATGTATAGCACAACATAAACAAGTCTAAATTTAACGCCATTAACATTGCTGCTGTAACACCCGTTGTAGTTGCTGAATTTGTAATAAATGTTTCTGATATTCTCATAATCTTTCCTTCTTCTCTTTATATACAGTATTATAACATAACATAGCTTAAAGGCTACTTAAATTTGGAGAAATAAAAAGAATTTTGAAATTCTTTTAGTAGAACTTGGTTTTTACTAAAGTTTTACCTCTAACTTTTATAGATACTACTAAGATACAAAACAAACAAGTATCTAACCTCAAGGAAGAGGATGTTTTACACAACGGAGGTGTATTATGGGATTTACAATCAACACAAACAATAGCGCAAACTTCGCACTATTATATGGTAGACAAACACAACAAAAAATAGATAGTTCTTTAGAAAAACTATCAACTGGTCTTAGAATTAACAGAGCAGCAGATGATGCAGCAGGAATGGCTATTGCTAATCAGTTAAGAAGCCAATCACAAGGTTTAATTCAAGGTAACAAAAATGCACAAGATGCTATTGGTCTTGTTAAAATAGCAGATGGCGCAATGGATGAGTATCAAAAAATTCTCGTGACTGCTAGAGATAAATCAGTTCAGGCAGCAAGTGATACGAATTCACCTGAAGCAAGAGCAGTACTCGAAGAGGAAGTTAAGCAATTACTTCAACAAGCAGATGATATTGCCACTACGACATCATTCAATGGTATTAATCTTTTAGATGGTACATTTACTAGCAAGAAATTTCAAGTAGGTTCAGAATCTGGCCAAACTATTAGTATGAGTATAGCTAATACTGATATTGCTTCTCAAAATATTGCTGACGCTGATATTGATTTAACTACTCAAGCAGGTGCTGATGCAGCAATCGTTTCATTGGATGCAGCGATAAAAAGTATTGATGCCGTTAGAAGTGGAATAGGTTCGACTCAAAATGCACTAGAAAGTAGAGTCCGTGTTAATGAGGCAACTGCCGCAAATGTTATGGCCGCAGAGAGCGCGATTCGTGAAGTTGATTATGCTGCAGAACAAACAGCATTAAATACAAACACAATCAAGTTACAAGCTAATACATTCGCTTTAGGTAAAGCATTAGAGAACCAACAAATGATTCTTAGTCTGCTTAGATAGGGTTTAGGAAAACATCAACTATGATGATAACCAATCCATAATAGTGTAGAGACTCTTCTTTGGTCTCTGCAATATTACCTTTACCAATAAACAATCCAATATCATTTAAAATATCAAATAGACCTAGACCTTCAGGTTTAGTATAATCAATCATATCAGACATCAAACGAATACTTTCAAGCATCTTAGATGTAGTTTCAAATTTAATTTTTTGTTGGGATAATGCTGGTTCTTTTTTCTTTTTTTCTGTTTCTATCTTTATAAGTACAAGAGTTTTTTTCTTTAATAAAGTATAAAATGTTTTTAAGAATTCTTCTTTACCTAAGACAGCATTTTGTTCGTAAGGGTTCATAATCTTTCCTTCTTTTTTGTATGGTTACCAAGTAAGATGAGTGCCGTTGCAGTTCCCGCACATTTTTACGGATGGTGCGTACACTCTATCACATTTAGGACAAAGCCAACCCCTATCTAATTGAGTTCTATCTTGAGGTATCTTTAGTCCATAACCACCAACACCAAAACCAGTATCGATGATAGTGCTGTATTCAACATCACTAACACCATCTATCTCTTTAATTTCTTCTATTTTCTTATCGTTTGCGTTGTTCCAGAACATTTTGTTTCCTTAAATTATATTGATATTCTCATTTCGTGACGGTTTGGACCAGTAGTATAAATTAATGTACCTGCACCAATTTTTGACATTCTACTGATAAGTACTTTATTGGCATCTTCAGCTTGTCTGTGACCACTATCGATTGCCCAAACCTCAGTATCGAATGAAGAAAGAATTCTACTTGCTTCTTCTAAATCATTACCTTTCTGCGTAAATACGATGTAAGCACCGTTAGCTCCTAATGCAATATAATCCGATTCAGTCTTTTCTGTTTTCTTAATCTTTTCCATAGCTTCGTACTTAGCTTTGTTTTCTTTTTTGAGTCTGTCATCTATAGCATCTTGATAGTCTTTCTCTAAACGAGCGTACTCTTTTTTCGTAGTAGGTTTGTTGAATAGCTCATCAGAAGTCGTATTACAAGTTTTTGTAGAGAATGCATTAACGGCACTAACAAATCTTTTCTTATTCTTTAAGTCTCTTGCTATCTTCTCTGAAGTCTTCTTATCGAGTTTAACTTTATCACCATTAACGAGAACTTGTACAACTTTACCTTGAAGCATAATAGGTTTTATATGTACTTGTGGTTCATCGTTACGACTAGGCCAAAATGCAGAACTAACTTTTACTGGAACTTCCAATACAACATCCACAATGTCCTCAGTAGAATTAATAATGGTGCTTATACCTACGGTCACTAAATCAGTATTGATAACCTCTATCGTTTGTCTACGAATAATATTTAAGTTATCCAGGTTATTATATGTAAATCTAGCATCATCGATGTCTTTAGCGCCCAAGGCCTCGATTCCTCTAATTGCTACTTCTCTTTGTTCTTTTGTTGTAAGTGTTTTTGTACTTACTAAGCTCTTAAATGTTCTCATTGCGTCTCCTGGTTTACTATTATTTATATCTCTTAGAGATAAATTCGTTAATATCACTAAAACAAATCTGAACCTTAGGTCCTTTTTCTAGCTGTACTGTTTCAATATCTGCAATAACATCACCATTGACACCGTCAATCCAACAAGTAACGCTCTGTCTTGATTCTACCGAAACTTCAGTAAATCTTGGTTTGATAACAGTACTAAGATGCATATTTGTTTTATCTCCCGTAACAACCCATTGCTTTGAGTCGATAGGTATCACAACACCTTGATTATTTACACTAATTCCTGTTGAACCTTGTGGTGTACTGATAATTATTCCACCACCCTTAAACGATTCAGGAAGAACCTTAGATTTAACAGAAAAATCTATCCAATCCATCATAGTACCACCGATAGCAACTTCATTGAATGCATAGTATGATTTAGTTGCCAGATGATGGTTTCGTTTTACTGTTGCTTTAATAGTTCGCAGTGTCTTAGTATTAAAAAATTCTCTCTCGCATACATCTACAATAAAATTGTATGGTTCTATATCATTCATAAGAAAGCCTAGTGTCCCAGCATTGATGCCATAGATAGGTAAATCGAAATCGATGTAAGTCTTTACTGTTTTGAGTAAAGTCCCGTCTCCACCAGCACAGACAATCATTTCTGCTTCGTTAGGTGTATCAACGAGAAATCTTTGAATATTCTCATTTTTCTCAAATAAATCGTTCCATTCTTGTGTTTTTTTGTTATGTGCTTCATATTTTACGAAGAATATTTTCATTACTTTCCTTTCTTATTGATGCTAGGTTGAGTAAAACCTTTTTGTGTGCCGATTGGCAATATTTCTACATTAGCTATATCAGCAGTCGTGTAAGCACTTTTGTCTGTCCAATTCCAAGCATCGATATATTCAAATATAGCAACAACAAATGTTACTGTTTGTCTAATCGTAAAGCCGTCTTTGAATGTTACTTCACAATCGAACTCTTCTGCCTTGTATGGTTCAGTATTAATTTCTGTAGCCGGTGGAGATAATTTTCTTCCGCCTTCTGTTGTATGAAACATAGTATCTCCTTCTCTTTCTTTATATGTAATATTATAACATAATAAAGATAATAGCCACCTTAAGGCTTGGGAATTTTTTTCTTTTGTGATTTACCTATCAGTACATTGTTTTTATTATTAGCGTACCAAGAATTAGTTAGTTGAATCCAACCTAGAATTGTACTGAATGCATTTACGATAGGCACTAATGAAATTAGTAAATTTGAGAGGAGAATCTTGCCAGTAGCAAAATAAACTGTGATTAAGTGTAAGATAACGAATGCCCAATAAGCTGAAGCACTAACGATGATATAATTTTCCATTATAATCCTTTATGATTATTTATCTTCTCTTGGTTTTCTCTCATTTCTTTAGCTTGAGCATCCATTACTTTCTTAAGCATTTTATGAGTCCTGGCATTTTTACGAGATTCAAAGACACCGTTGGCATCTTTAGACATATCAAACGGGTTTTTATGCACCTTATAGCCCTACCATTTTTTCGATTTCAAGTCTGATTCTCTCTAGTGAAAGAATAGTTTCAGAAAGTTCCTCTACGCTCATTGTAACAGTTGGTGCTCTTTTGACCATTTTGTTGTCGTTTCTTTGAAATTCAAGTGCAGTTTCAACTGCTTCAGATACACCAGGTAGTGTAAGTACAAGTTGTAGTTCTGTGATTCTCTTTGAATCGTTTTGTACTCTCTCACGAACAGCTTGAAGTGATTTCTTATCTGCTGTGAATCCTCTACCAACGAATCTCATAAATCTAAATGCTCTAAGAGGGTCTTCTTCAAGACGGTCTTTTGGTTTACCAACAAATCTAAGTGTTTTTGTCTTGATGTCATCTATGAAACATTCAGTAGGGTCGATAATCAGTTCAGATGTAAGATTAAAGAAACCAGCACCGATAGTGAAATCTCTACGATTACCATCTTCTTCAATAGTACCTGCTTCTCCACCCGCATTATCCTTATCTTTCCTAAAATTAGCAATCTCGAAATCTTGGTTGTTCTTAGAAGCAATAAGTACAAGAAATTGTTTACCTACATTGTTTACTTTAAACCCATTTTCTTTGAAAGTTTTTTCTAGTGTATCCATATCTGTGTCCGTACAAAAATCAAAATCGTTTGGTACTTTATTGATAAGAAAATCTCTTACAGCACCACCAACAAGACAAGCTTCAGTAGAAAGACCTTTAAGAATCTCTGCTACTTCTTCTGCTTGAGCAAAATGACCATTAAATTCTTCTGAAATAACAGCACTCATACCGATATTTTCATCAACCATTTCGCACATTGTATCTGATAGAGGTGTAAATGTATCTGGAAAATCACCAAACATAAACTCTGAAATATCGTGTAGAATATAAAACATTTGTGTATCATAATCATCAGCAAGTGATAGATTTACTTCAACTTCCCATTTCTCAGGAGGGTTTGATAGTTTAATCAAATCTGTATCTTGGAAGTTTCTAAAGAACATTTCGTTGAATTTCTTTGTTAGTTTGTTTCTCATCTTATCTTTCCTTCTTTCTCTTTATATGTAATATTATAACATAAGAGACCTTAAAACCTTCTTATGAACTATAACTATCTGGCCAACCACCATTAGAAACAGACTTAGTAGAACCTGGTGATAATGTGATATATCCAGGCATCTTAGTTTTAAGTAAAATACCTTCTTCGTTCCCTTCTTTAAAAAGAGCAGTACAAGCTTTTACATTTTTTACAAGAGCAGGAGAATTAATATCTATAAGTTTTTTGATGTTATTAGAGATTTCATACGAACCACTACCTGCTTTTTTAGGTGTAACTACTATTGAGATATATTCTATCCAAGTAGTTGTTTTCTTTCCAGCATAAACTGAACCATAAACATCATAAGTAATAAACATTGTAACGCCATTTTCAATTATTTCTAATTTAGCTGTACCATATCTGTTATTAACAAACTCTCCACTTGTATGATATTGCATATTATCTTTAGTTTCAATGCTAACCAGTTTTGGTTCATATCCTGCTTTCTTTAGTGTTTCAAATACTTTAGATTTTTTATATACTGTCTTTATTTTCTTTTCAACTGCATCCATAGTCGGGAGCATACTATGTTGCTCACCTGATGGGTTTACCTCTGTTGTAGCTTCATTCACAAATTTACTAAATTTTACCATATTGTACCTCTTTTATTGTTATTTATATTTCAATCTTAGGTTTTTTGTTTAGTGTAAGTTCCCATAAAGAAAGTGAATGAGAATAATCTTCAATATGCTGTAAAGAAGCATATTCTTCAACACATTCTTCAGATAAGATAAGTTCTTCGGAACTCATAAATAGCACTAATTTTTTTGGAAATTGCTCAAAGTTCTGCACTGATTTTAATACTTTTTTGTAATCTTTAATGAACTCAAAAATATCATCTTCTATACTTAACTCTGTAGCTGTATAAAAAGTAAAATCTTCATCTAAAGCATCTTCAAAAGTGGTATCACCTGAATCTGTTTGAAACGATTTGTCTTCTAAATCTACGAAACGAAAATGCTCATTACAATAAAAAACTACTTCATCTATCATATCCGATTTGTTTGTTAATAACTCTATCATTTTTTGGCTTAACATATTATTTTCCTTATCTCTCTTTATATGTAATATTATAACATAAAGAACCTTTAGGCCTTCTTAAAGCATATCTGCAGGATAATTCTCTTGAATATATCCCATCAGCTCTGGTGGAATATTGGTTGCTAATGAATTTTCGGTTGTTATTCCAACCAATATCATTTCGCCTTCGTATCTAGGATACATTTCTGATACTGCATCATTAAAATCTTTTTGCATAGCTGTTCTATGGTATTCATCTAATATTTGGTGGAGATATGTTTCTGCTATTTCTGTGAGTTTAACTGCTAAATCCACCCTACTTCCTTCTGTAATCTGTGCATAATGATAAATTCTTCCATCGTGTCGAAATCTTTACACCACTTGAAAAAATTAGTAACGAAATAATGAAAATCGGAGACATCATAATAAGAATTCCCAAGGTCAATGATGTCTAAGCCGTCCAGCATCAAGATATAACCAGGGTACTCATTCACTATTGTTTTGATAACTGGTATGTACACAGCATCGAATAGCATCATTCTGTCAATACCTGCTTTGTCTCCACTCATAACGAATTCTTTATATTTCTTCAATGCTCTAGGAGAGTTCATAATGTTTTGTTCTTTTTGCGATAATGTGCCGTATATTTTCATTCTATCCCTTTATGAGGTAAATACCATTTTTAAATCCACCTAGCTTCTCTTCTTTGAGTCTTTTTGCTTCAAGTATATCATCTAACGAAAACCCTTGAATTAAAGCTAAATCTTCCATTACCTGGAGAACATCACCGTACTCTAAAATATCTTTGCATTTAGCATCAATAAGCTCATCCATTTCTTCTTTTAGTTTTTTCACTAAGAACATCTTTCGTTGTTTCTCGCAATCACTAATATGTAGCTCTTTAGGCTCGATTATGTCGATGTACTTATCTCTGATTATTTTCATAACTAATCCTTCAATCTTTTAAATGTTTCATAATCCATTCTGCTTCTATTTCGAAACCACCAAAAGTGAGGCCAAAAATAAAGAACCTCCCAAATACCTTTATCATTTTTCACTACTTGAATATCAATTATATCTTTATTTAATATTTCAGAAAGCATATCTTTGTATTCTTGAAGATTCTCTATCTCTCTTTGTATTTGAGCAGTCATCTAACACCACTCTGAAGCAATTGATTGTGCTTCTTCAAAAGTTTTAAGAACTACATTTGATTGTTCTTGTTGTTCATTATCATAGTTAAATTCAAGAACTCGACATTCATTAGAAGTTATCTCATAGACAATTTCCCAAGATGGAGAACGAACTTCTATAAGTTGCACAAATGAAAGTTCTGATTTGTCATTCTTAGTAGTAAAACCTAAATCTAATAATTCTAGGTTGTTTTCTTCATAGTCTTTAAGTATTTTGTTTAAATCATTCATAGTCTTTCCTTCTTTCTTTATATGTAATATTATAACATAAAGAACCTTACATCTTCCTTAATTCTTCATCTATCATCTTATAAATGCGAAGGAAATCGATATTGCACTCATTTTTTATTTTTGAAGCATTATCATCGCACTTAGCATTATACTCGCTAAGGACATCCTGAACATCTTCTGTTAATAGTTTTGCTCTTAAATATTCTTGCGTAATTCTTAAATCTTTCTTCGAAACAATACCACTTTCAATAAGTGTATCTATGAAAACTTTTAGGTTATTAGCAGTACGACCTGCTTTATATAACAATTCGTTATATTCTTGTGAGTCTTTTACATCCATTATTGTCACCTTAAAGCATTAAATCAGGTCGAGTATTCGTTACATATTCGTAAGCATCTTCTCTCAATGTTTTTGTATCAGAATCAAAATCAAAAAAGAACGAACCATCACCACCATAAAATTGGATATGACCACTTAATAGCTCTTTACCTGATTCTTTGTACACATCATTCATAAACATAATATCTTTTTTTGAACCACTGAATACATTCGTATAACCATAAACCTGAGGGAGAACTGAACGAAAACCTTGTACTTCATCGTGAAATTTATCTATAAATTCTCTTGCCATAATACTACTATTTAACCCGTTAGGTGTTAATGTTGTTGAGTATTCTTTGGTGTTTAATTTCGTTTTAGCAGTAAATACTTTTTCTTCTCTCGTTACTATAGCAGATACTTTATATGTTTGTCTTAATATCATTTCTATATTTACTTCAAAATCAGTTCTCATAATTTTTCCTTATAATATTAAATGTGGGTAATGTTCACCAATAAGCGTCATTATTTGTCTGTGAATGTAAAGAGATTTTGCTTGACTTCCTATTCGGGTATTGAATGTATCTGCTATAAGATATTCTTTAGCGAAATATTCAAAATCTCTCATAAATCTATCGTCCATATACTCTTCTATACTAACTTTAATAAGTGTATCAGTACCATTAAAGAATACATTTTTAGTGTGGTGATTTGGGCTCACATTTATGAACTCAATAAGATTGTTATCAATCGTTATCATTTTGCTCCTTTAAAATTTATCTGAAGCCATTATACCTGATACTAGACCAAATGTGATACCAAACATTATAGCACAAATACCGTACCCATTTAGTACCACACTTAACGCTACAGCACAACCTACAATAATACCAGTTTTAACTGGTTTTGGTATATTTTTAATTTTTCCCATTATCTAGTCCAATTGGTAATCGACCACATCGCCAATACCATCATATATTTCATTCTCGTATGTCTCATCCCAAAAATCATTCCAAACCATTTTTATATATTCAATCATTTTATTTCCTTTATATCTGAAATAGTGTAATCACAAGCACTAATTATTTCAAAAAGTTCCTCTGAATATGAGTTTAACGAATCAATTTCGTATGCTTGGTATTCATCCATCGTTTGCATATCTTCATCCCAATCAGCAGGGTCAAATTCTAAGGTTTCTGTGACCTCGAATGTTACTGTATATGATATTTTACGAGTTTCTGTTAAATCTTGTTCTGGTTCTTGATTTGCTTTTTCTAATGCATCTTCCATTAGGGCATTCATCATTTCTTTCTGTGAATCTTCTAATTCTTTCATTTTTTCGATTGTAGGTATTTTTGGTAACTGAGGTTCAATCCAATCACAATCAGGACATTGCAGATAAAAATTAGGCTCGCTTACAGTAGGTGTTAATTTACTACCACATAAACAAGTGAGTTTATGCCCGAAAGAACTATTTTGAAAATAATTGTATTGTTTTTGTAAGTCATTGTTTGTCATCTGATTATCCTTTAATCCCAAGCATCGATGTATTCGATAGCTTCTAAATCTCTATCGAGTATTTCAAAATGGTTACTAAAACGACCAATGAAGTACACGAAATATACAGTTTTTCCTTCGTAACCTACATATCTAGGTCTTCCAGTCCTTAAGCTATAATTTTCATTCTCGTATCGAATTACATTATTCCAATGCTCAGGGTCTACATCTGTATGTGTAGTGACATAACCTTTAGAATCTGTACTCGTATATGTACTTGTACTTCTAGCTACATAAGTACAAGTAATAAGCTTACCTACTGCAGAATGTTCTTCTACACCAACTCTATCTGCAACAGCAAATATAAGACTGAATAATATAGCACCAAATACTACTATGAACATTTTGTGTATATTGCTTGTTCTCCATAATCCAACTAGAGTCTCTTTAATATCTACAAATAACTCTAATGTACCACTAAACACATTGTTTAAAAACTTATTCATCTTTCTATCCTTTGTCTCTTTATATGTAATATTATAACATAAAGAACCTTAGAGCTTTATTAACAGCGTTCACCTGGTTGTAAATTATTGAAATACGACTGAATAGCTTCGGTTTGTTCTATTCTTTCACCTTCTGGCAAGTTCCCAAAAACATTAGAACCACCTTCGTGTATATGACTCAAAGCGTGTTGATGCTCAATCGAGCCCATACTCGGGTCTATATCATCACGAAAGGCTAATCTAAGATGCCCTTTGATACGCTGTAAGTCTTTTGCTGATATTTCTTTTGGGTCATTTAATTCAAGAAAACCTTGAAGGAAGTAACAAAAATTTGTACTGGTCATATTAATCCTTTACTGTTTCACGGAGTTTAAGTAAATCCATTTCTTTCTTCCTGACTTCTTCTATGTTCTTATACAGTTTGATTTTCTCATCATTATATACTTCTAATGCTTTATCAATTTGTTCTCTATTCATTTCGTTTCCTTTAAGTATCGTTTCTTCCATATTTCATAGTCTGGTATATTTCTATCTTCAGACCACAACCGCCAGTGCAACATAATAAGTTCTTCTTCCACTTAACAGTTTACTGTTGGCATACCATAGAAACCATAATCTTCTTTGGTAGGGTGCACAGTTTTAGGTTCATCTTTCAAAGTACCATCTTCATTTACTATATGTTCAAAAACCATATTTAAGTGGTTCTTCAAAATCTGTGTTTGTTTCTCATTAAGTCCGTCTTCTGGTTCAATAAGCTCTAACGAACCCATCATCCAGAAACAAAAATCTCTAGTGGTCATATTTTTCCTTTATATGTTAGTTAAGAATTGTAAACATACCATTCTAATTTTTAACATTACAATTTCTTGTTTCATTGTAATTTCTCTGTTTTGTGCTAATTGAATCATCATATCTAATGTGTTACGAACATATTTTTCTTTAGGTTCATCAGAAATGTTTGAGAGCCTATCACATAATTTTACTTCAAAAGCGCCATCAGTCATTTCAGACATTTCAGAAATAAGATAAGTGTTTTTACCTAATCTTTTGGTTTCTTTTTCATCCGAAGTGAGTTCTTGTACCATATCAGCAATCGTTTCACCAAATTCTCTACTAATATCTGAATGAGATACATCGCAATCTTCAATAGTATCGTGTAAAAATGCTACTGACATCAATACACCATCTGAACCGAAATGCTTCTCAACTCTTTTAGCAACATCCATCGGATGAACTATATAAGGCAACTTTGAACCTCTTCTGATTTGACCTTCGTGTGCTTTCGTTGCAAATAATAATGCTCTTTCAATAAATCTCATAATTTCTTTCCTTCTTTATATGTAATATTATAACATATCTTTACTTAAAGCTCTATTAAAGAAGGTCTGCGTATTTACCTAGTTTTCGTTTTAGTTTTCTGTTATTGAATTCATCAAATGCTTCTAATAGGTTTTCATCGTAATCTAAGGCGTTCTTTTTGAGTTCTTTTTGTACTCGTTTGTCGCCGAACATTATTTGGACTGTTTTTCTGTATTCATCATATTCTTTACCTTTTCTTGATGTCATTGACCAAGCCATTCTAAGCCCTCTACATCTACCGCTAATAGGGTTTACTCTCTTATCAGTTAATAAAAGTTTCACTATTTCCGAATAACCATTACTAGCCGACATCTGAAGTGATTCATTACCATTATCCGATGGGTCTACTCTCTTATCTTTCATTAAAAGTTTTACTGTCCCAAGATAACCGTGCGTACTAGCTTCTCTGATTAACCAGTTAGCATTTTCAGTTGGGTCTGCTTTTAGTCCAAGTTGTTTTACTATATAAGATTCAAAATCTTTCTCGTTTCTTGTGTATTTGTAAGCATCTACGAAACTAGCCATTAGTCATCTCCGAGTAAATCGGCATATTTACCAATCTTTTTGTTCTTGTATTTTCTTATTCTATTTCTGATTTCGGGAACTGCATCATCTAAGAACTTATCGATATTATCTGGTAATTTGATTTCATTATCGATGAACATCTGAACCATCTTAGTGTCTTTGTTCTTGATAGCCATACCAAAAGGTGAATCGTTGAAATTATTTGTTAATTCGACCCATTCAGGAACTTTAATCTTTAATATTTTCTTGGCTTTATCGTAATCACTTGATAGCACAACATCGATTAATATCTGATTTAGTGCTTTCTCTTCTATTGTCCCCATTAGTCATCTCCTAGTAAGTCTGCATACTTACCTAATTTTTTATTATTCGATTTCTTTGCTATCAGTTTTATTGCTTTATCGTACCATTTCCACTTCGGTTTAGCTAGTAACATTTCAAGAACTCTATCATCTTTCATAAGTATTTTAGCTATCCCTGGTGTTACTGAATTCATATCATCAACGATACCACTTGGTACTTGAAATTTATCATCAGCTAATAATATTCTAACCATTTCTAAATTCCCAGCCATTGCTGCAGTACCTAGAGCACCATAATCTAAATTAGAAATATTTACATCCACATCGTATAACCACTTAGCGATTTTCTCTCTTTTGTATTCGAGTGCATTAGCAAACCAATAATTTTCATCCTTGAATAAGCTATAACCACCTCTTATAGCAGTTGTCATTAATTTCAATAGTACATCATCATCTTTCTCTGTTTTAAATTTCATAATGTACATTTCGCCCTCTTCATCTAAAATGATATAAGGATATTCCACTGATTCGACCACTATTCTATCCTGCTTTTGTCTCGATTTTGTGAAGTAAAATTCCGGGTCTTTCTCTCTACCTTGGATAAATGTGATGATGGTTATGTAACCATTTTCTTTGTTGATTATCATCATATCGTAACGAGCTTTAGAATTTTTGTAAACGATTATTGTTTTGTTGCCTGGTACAAGCTCACCAGAATCGAAAACTTTTTTAATCTTCTTTAGAATTAATTCATCTTTGATACCGTGGTCACGAGCTTTCTTCTCACCGTCACGCTTTTGAGTGCTATGAGAAGATTTATAGACATCTATATTATCTACTGTCCCGACTTTTAAAGAGTCGCTAGGTCGTTTTGCTTTGATTTTTTGGGGAGTCGGGGTAGGTTGCTCAGTCTTATCAGATGCTTTCTTCTTTATTTTAAGTGCTTCTGTTATTGAGTCGTTAAGTATTTTATTGAATGTTTGCATAAGTACTCTCGTGTTTGAGAGTATTTATATTAAGCTTGTTTAATGTTATCGTTATCTAAATCATAGAGAGAGGCTCTTTCCCATTTCTCATCATAAATATAAATAGTGTTTAAACCATTCTCTATTTTCCATTCTAACATCGGTGCATCATCTGAATCTAGTGCTAATGCTGTATAGGCTACTTTGTCTCCAGATTCTTTATCAGTGCAAACTGTGTAAACATCCAGTTCTTCTAATTCTACTGTACCAAATTCTAATTCTTGAAGTAAATCATTTACTTCCTGGGGTATGATGATATTCATAATAAATCCTTTGTTTCTTTATATGTAATATTATAACATAGTGTTTCTTAAACTCTACTTAACATATTTTAAATACTCTGCTCGTGTATCAAATGTTTTGCCTGATTTTGTCTGAATAAGAATATGATTATCTGAAGCATCGTAATACTTATCATCATTTGAATTATATGTAGCATTTTTACCATATTGGGTGACTTCAGCATCCATCGCCATACATATTTTACATACATTATTCGACATTGCTACCCAAGCACTCGATACAACAAAGCAATCTTCATCTGATTTACCACATACCTCACAAGGTCTTCCTGTAGGTTCCATTATATCTCTCCTCTATATTTTAATTCATTAAATAATTCCAACCAAGGCGTGTACATAAATGCTTCTGGATTCTCTTTGATAAGGATTATCATTACAGAACCAATATCTTTATTATTTCTTAGAATAATTTTATTATCATCCATATAACCATCGAGAATAGTATTTTCAACATTTACAGAACCAATAAATTCTCCAGTCTCTCTCGGTGGATACATTCTCTTAGTGCCAATCATAATAAATCCCTTAATTTTTTCGGTCTGAAATTGATATGTTCTAAACAAACATTTACAGAATCTTTAAAAACACTTTTGTTGCTATGTGTATGTCCGTGAATATTCTTAGAACAACCAAATGAATCATAATATTTTTCGAGTTTTTTAACTCTCGGAGTGATTCTCTCATTTTTTCTATCCCATTCATCATTATCGAATAATGGGTAGTGAGAGAACATAAATTGCTCATCGCCAAATTGCTTAACGATACCACTAAATAATGGGTCTTCAGGTACTAAGAAATGAAGCATATCGTTTGATTCGGAATCGGAGTAATCTAAAAGAAGTTCACCAGAGATAACACCTTCAAACATTTTGTATGTTTGAGAGCCTTTTCTATCGTGATTCCCCATAATAAGATATTTTCTACCATTCATACGAGAGATTGCTTCAAGATTTTTAAATGCTACATCACCAACGATTAACACAATATCATCATTAGTAACAGTTTCATTATGAATATCGATAATCCATTCCGTATGGTCTTCATAACCATCAATTCTCATAGCAGTCGCTCTCATTGGTTCAAATTGAGTGATATTTTTATGTCCGATATGATGGTCACTACATACGAATGTGTCTAGCGTGAGCCAATCTAAATTTGTTACTTTTTTATTCATCGTTAATCCTTCCCTATTTCTTCTAAGATTGCTGCACCAACAATAAAAATGCTGGATATTGCTACCATTGCATAATATGTTGTCTTATCAGCAAGTTTCTGCAACACATCTATTGTTTCAGTTCCATAATCAGTAAACGATAAATTTACTGCTAGGGCCATCCATATGATACCGACAATTAAAAATAATGTACTTCTTTTCATATTTCTTCCTTCTTCTCTTTATATGTAGTATTATAACATAAGCAACCTTAAAACCTTATTAAAGATTAAAGGAACTCGGCAGGATTGTTTTCTATATAAGCATCGATACTTATTTTAGTGAGTTCTTTAAGAAACATTGGTTGAGCACCCAAAAGAAGAGCCTGCATTAGTTCTGCTTGTGTTGGTTCATCAAAAAATCGTATATTGTTAGGATTTTCAATGAGTGTGGATTCTCTCGTTTCAATAGAGTATTTTTCTCGGAATTCGCCGAATTTCTGAATTCTTTCTATATTTGTTCCTTGTACTTCTCGAAAATCTATGTCATCGACATTAGATATAGTATTAGTCAAGGATACACTATCAAAACTTAAATCGTTACTGTAAACGAGACTTGAGCTATCAATTACTAAGTCACCTTGAACTGTATTTGCTAAAGCAGCCATTATTTCAGTAACCTATGTACTTCAGAAAAATGAGAAATACTTATATTCAGATAAGCTTTCTTGGTTTCCATATCTTCTGTTTTCATAAATTTTTGCAGTAGTTTTTGTGCTTTTTGAAAATGTTCTTCAATCTCTTGTGTTTCTTTTACGGTCATAATAATCCTTTATGAAACATTATAACATAAATGTTCTTAACATATAAATATAAGAAAACTCACTTAGAGGTATAAAATGATAACTAGAAGTTTTAACAAAATTGATTTAGATTTAGCAGTAGTAGAAGCAGAGATTGCTGGTGTTGTAATCTCAACAAACAAAATTACATCGGTGCAGAGTAATTCAACTCTTACTTTGGAAGGTAATGGTACTGGAAAAATAACACTCAACGATGATACAAAAGTAAACGGGAGCCTGAGCACTTCTAAGGATGTCGTATTCCATAGTGACTTTGCTTTAATAGCTGATGATTCTTCTGGAGAATTTTCTAATAGAAGTGGTACAAACATAGACCATATTTGGCACAATGATACTACCAATTCTTGGAATTTTGTTTCTGATGGTACTTATAGAAAAGATGGAATTTCAGGTTCAAGTACTTTAAGAGCTCAACACTTAGCTCTTGGTTCACATCTTACTGTAAATGGAAATACAGTTCTTGGTAATGCTAATACCGATTCAACAACGGCTAGAGGTACAGTAACATTATCTGATGCAGGAAAATTGACTAATATCAAGGGAACATTAAATGTGGACCAAGCAGTTTCTTTCGATTCAACATTAAATGTTGCTAGTACCACGACTTTAAATTCAACTCTTACTGTAAATGGTAGCACGACTTTAAAATCAAATCTTACTGTAAATGGGAATACAGTTCTTGGTAATGCTAATACAGATACTTCAGTAATTCGTGGAACTCTTACATTATCTGATTTAGACAAACTTACTACTATCAAAGGTTCTTTAAGAATTAATCAAGACCTTGTTATCGATAAAGCACTAAATGTTACGAACGATTTAGTTGTTGGTGATTTCAATGATTCAAACTCTAATATTACAGTTCTAGCTGGGGAAACGAAAATAGCACAAATATCTGCATACGGGTCTAGTCAAGGTACTGGAATTGTATATGTAGGACAAAGCAGTTCTCACGGTGGTGGTATCGTTTATAATGGCGATGACAACCCTAATTTACCTTTCAGTACTGATAGTATATCAATGTTTAGAAGAAGTTCAGGTGTAGATTACGAGATTATACACGCAAGTCACGGTTCAAGTCGAGTTTTATTCAATGATAGCATTACTATTGAAGGTACATCTGATTCATCAAGCACTATTACTGGTTCATTCCAGACTAAAGGTGGTGTAGGAATTGCTAAGAAGTTATATGTTGGTACTTCTGTTTATGCACCGACTTATTACGATTTAAACAATACTGGATATTATGGTAACTTTGCTAGTACAAGTAGAATGAATTTACTAAATCTTACGACTCTTAATGTTTATGGTATTACTACTCTTGGTGATGCAGTTACTGATTCGACTAGAATTCGTGGTACTGTTACTATAAGTGATAATACGAAATTAACTAAGATTGAAGGTAAACTTACAGTCGATGAAGCAACTATTTTAAGTTCTACTCTTAATGTTAATGGTAATACTACTCTTGGTAATGCAGTTACTGATTCAACGACTATTCGTGGTACTGTTACTATCGGTGATGATACGAAAAATACTAGAATTGGTGGTACACTTTCAGTTGATGAAACTGCTACATTCTCTGGTATCATAAATGCTAACGCTGGAATCAAACAAGATAATTTCTCTATTCTTAATGGTTCTGATACTTGGTTAAGAACTTCTGGGAATACTGGTTGGTATTCTGCCACTCACGGTGGTGGTATGTATATGACTGATACTACCTGGGTTCAGACTTATGCAGATAAAGGTCTATCAGGTAGAGTACTAAGAAGTACTGTTGCACAAGGAACAGCACCTCTTGTTGTTACTAGTACGACTAAAGTTGCCAAACTAAATGTCGATTATCTTGATGGTCAAGATATTTCATATTATAGAAATGCTACAAACTTGAATGCAGGTACAATATCTGATGCAAGATTACCAAATATTATCACTTCTGATATAAAAGGTATCAAGTATGTGGATAGTAGTAATGAAATGACATTAGCACAAGGCTTCGTTGGTGGTAGATTGTACTTAAATTATAGAGGAGCAACTTCTGCTATTACAGAATTATACATAGCTAATGGTCGTGGTGCTACTACAACTAATGTTATAGCAAGACAATACACATCTAATGTTGCACAAGGAACAGCACCTCTTATTGTTGCTAGTTCAACTAAAGTAACGAACTTGAATGCTGATTATCTTGATGGTCAGACTTTGACATCTGCAGGGACAGCAAATACAGTTGTCGGTCGTGATGGTTCGGGCGATATAAATGCTAGATTATTCAAGAGTACTTACGGTACAACATCATCATTAGCAGCAACTGCAGATATTTGTTTCAGAAATAGCACTTCAGATAATTATTTAAGATTCGTAGACCACGCAGGAATAATTTCTTGGATTGGTAAAGTAAACGATTCACAAAAACTTGATAATCTCGATTCTACACAATTTTTAAGAAGCGATACAGCAGATACATACACTTCATTAAGTGGGGGTAGACTCACAGCAACTGGTACGGGTAACAACTATACTAATGGTGGAATAGAAGTGCGTTCATCGGGTAGTGCTATACCAACAATCGGTTTTCATAAACCAGGTGCTTTCGCTGGAGAACTACAACTAAGAGCTAACAACGAATTTTACTTCCGTAATAATGGCGATACTGGAAATGCAAATGTAACTGCAGAGGTGTTTAGAGGTAAAGCAACAAGTGCTAACTACGCCGATGTCGCAGAAAATTATCTTTCTGATTCAGTACAAGTTCCAGGTACTGTAATGGGTATAGGAGGAGAAAACGAGATTGCAGTATGGACTGAAGGAATGCCTCTAGCAGGTGTTGTAAGTACTAATCCAGCTCTTATTATGAATAACGAAGATTCTATTAAGGATAATGAATTGTATCTTGAAATAGCACTTAAAGGAAAGATTCCTTGTTTCATAGAAGGAGAAGCTAAGAAAGGACAATATTTAGTCCCTTCAAGTAATGGTAAAGCAAAAGTTTCTACTACATACAATCCAGAATTTAATATAGGTGTATGCATAGAAGATTCCGTAAACGGGACTGTAATGGTTAAAGTCTAAGTAAGAAAACTTAGCACTACTTTATTCATAAACTCTCTATCTGATTTCTCAGGTAGAGTAGTCCTCAACATAAGTTCATCAACTCTATCTAAAGTATCTCGTACTTCATCAAGAGCATCATCTACATCGACACGGCCTTCTTTGACATCTTTCAATCTCTCTGCTTTTGTGAGAGGAAATTTAAGAAAGTTGGTGGTAAGAAGTTCTTCAACCTCTACAGCTACTCTAAGAGCGTGAGATAAAGCTTTAAAGTCTGTTTTTGATTCAGTCTTAGCAACAGTTTTTGTTCTGTTACCAAAACCTTCATATAATTTCTTAACTCTCTCAAGCATATACAAGAAAGTAACATTTCCTTCGTACATTTTACCAAGGACAGAAAAATACTCACATTCAGTATGTTCACCAAGACCACGAGAGTTAGGTGCCATAACGAACTTAACATATTTGTATCCTCTTGTAATAACTTTCAAATCATCAAATCTATCACTAAGTTTTGTATCAGGTGAACCTTGTGCCCAGCCATCTAGTGCTTTTACAAGTTTATCTAGCTCTGCATATCTATCACCTTTGACACCGAATTTCTTCGTTTGTCCGACAGCATATCCAACAAATTTCTTCATATTTCTATTTTGGAATTTTGTGTGATTATCTTTCATTACTTTAGTAAATTCAGGTACTTCGTAAACGACTGTATCCTTTCTAAACATAGAGTAAAGTAAATCTACTGCACCCGTTTCAGAACCTTCGAGTAAATCCATAAATTTGTATGGAGAATATCCATCTAAATCTACATCATCAGCACCATTCTTTTCTTTAGTGTCTTTACCAACTTTAAGAAATTCTACATCTTTTTTCAATAGAACATCTTCTTTACTTGGAGCGAACAAAAATTTATAATCAGTATCAGAATTAACATTATCTGTACCGTATAATTTTGAACCACTAAGAGTCACATATAGAACCCTAACATTGTGTTTTTCTTCTAGTCCTCTGAGGACCTCTTTTAGTTTTTCGTTTGTCATTTTATGACCTTTATTTTGATTTTCCACCAATCAATTTACGGTATTAATAACCGAATAAAGTATCTCTCTTTATATGTAATATTATAACATAAGTAACCTTAAAACCTTCTTAATCTAGTAAATCAGCATATTTACCTAGTTTCTTTAATTTCACGCCTTCTAAAAACTCTTTGATGAATAGCTTGAAGTTATTGGAATCCCATCCACTGTATTGCATAGCTTGTTCTAATATTTTTGGGTTGCTTAGAGCTATTTCAGCTGTCTTACGGAATTTGTCGTGGTGAAGGTTAGCAATAGCGTGTCTATTCAATTCGTACATCAAATCATATTTACCAGTGAATTCTTTTATTCTTGGTAAAATAATCTCTAATGCCTCATAATTACCTAGTTCAATTGCTGTTTTTATAATCTGATTGAAATTTTGTGAGTACTCATAACCTTTAAGATTACTGACCAGTTTAACTGCCTTTACATTATTCGTTTGGATTATTCTGCGTATAACCTCATCTTCATAAGGTATTTTGTTTTTTAAAAGTCCCTTGATTTCTTTATCAAGATTCCTTCCACCTGGTCCCATTGTATCTAAATCCCACCAATCTGTTACTTTTTCGTTCATATCCAACACCTCGTTTAATAATATTTATAAGAATAAGTGAGGTGCCAGTTCTTTAGCTTCTTCTAAAGATTTAAAATCGTGTTTAATGTTGTTGGATTCCATTTTGTAGTTTTCTATCAGCTCGTAATCGCCTGAAGCACTATGGATGACTAAAACATCATCTAAGGTATATCGTTCCGTGTCTTCATCGTATCCGAGGACTTCGGCAAAGAATCTGAATTCGGCTCTATCGTCCTCTTTGTAATCCACATAAACGATAGCACCTATCCCATACATTTTTAGCTCTTCGAGAATAAATGAGGGTTATTTTTCTTCATTGAATCCCACGAGTGTTTCGCAGCATCTGTAAGCTCAACAGCTTCTTCAAGCTCGTACTCTTCAGTTCTATCGTTATCATATGGTTTAATCATAACAGGCGTACCTGATGCTAAATCCACGATACCCATAATGTCAAAAATATCTAATGAGCGGTAATAAGCCTCACCGTCAAAACCCGTAACGATATAAATCGTGTCGTTATCTACATTGTAATAGCTGTCATCTAGCGACTGGCCTTCGATGTCTAATACCATCATTCCTTCAGACTGCTCTAAAACATCTTCTGGTAGTGGTTTATCCCATCGGTCTTCTGGTGTTAAAATTAATCTGAATGGTATCCCAGCATCTAAATAAGTTGCTACTAGCATAAACATTTGGTCATCTATCACTTCTTTTACCATTTCCGGGTAGTCTGTTTGTGGGGCTTTCATCATTACATCCTTTGTTTTGTTTTAAATCTTCTATACATAGATAATCTACTAATATCTATTGTAGTTAATATTTTTCTTACACCACAAAAATCGTTATCTTGTGGTTTAGGGAACATATAATCTCGCGTGGCTTTCTCTACTTCATCTAAAAATTGATATTCTCCATCTACCCAAGCATAATCTTTTGTGACTAAATCATTGCTATACACTTTAACATCACTAAAATTATCCAGCATATAATTTAAGCAAGATATTTCTTGTTTAGTTTGGAGTACTTCAAGAGGAGCTATTCTTCTCATATATAATAATATTTCCTCAGCGTCGAACTCCTTAACTGGTGCTACGCACGAATTAAAATCGTTCATATCACCCGCTTCAGCGCAAATAACATAATCATCTGCAATATTAGCAAAGTTGTGTATAACAATGATATTAATAGCAAGATTCAATTCATAAAGCAACTCTAAGAATAGCATATTCTTATCTTGGTCGTAAGACATATTGATATAAGCGTCTTGTTTAATATTCAGCTGATTGCCGATATAGGTTTTATTGTCAAACTTACGCCTATTTGTACAGACAGCAGGCAATGAAAGTGTGTCCGTAAAAAAATCAATATCTGTATTGCAATCGTTTATAAACATATAAAGCGTTGGTTTCATATTTACTTTACATCCTTAAAATTTTTGTTCGTTCGTTGAAATAAAAGACAATATCGTCCATTATTTTTTGTTGATTCTTAGATGTTACTACACCGTCATCGATTCTGACCCAGCTGTAAGAGAAAATCTCCTCCGGGTCAGCACTAATACTAATTTCTTTATCAGTAAAACTTATAAGGAATATACCTACATCTTTACGGGAACCTTTTTGGAAAAAGTAATCACCAAGATATGACTGTGCTACTACAATTCCTGATTCTTCTTCGAATTCACGAACTGCACAGTCCTCAATGCTTTCTCCTTCTTCAATCTTTCCCTTGAAAAAATTGTAGTCACCTATTCTTCCTGTTTTATTTAATAGGACATAAACACCGTCCTCTCTAATCTGATAAGGACAAATACCATAAGAAAATTCTTTCATATTTTTCTCCTTCTTGTATTATAACACTCTTTTACTTAATTTTATTCTAGCTGTCGATACTGCAGTTTGTTATATCTTGTGGTATTTCTGTTACTGGTTTAGCTGTCATAATATCAAACAGCATCTTCTCAGCAAAATCATTGAGATTTGTATCGATTTTTACTGTTTTTACTATATTGAGCACATTCGTTGTTAATCCTGCTATACTGCAGTTAAGATGCAATTCAGGTTCTATTTTTTCTATTTTTTTCAGTAAAGCTTGAGGTAATGTCGTGCTAGTTAGTTCCATTATACCATCAACATATATGTCCCACATACCTATGGTATCTGTTTGTGCTACCACCACCTCTTTAGAGAATGATACATAACCTTCTGGTGTTGTATTATCATAAACTAAATGATACATATTAAAATTACAATAAACGGGTACTGTGGCTCTGTAGCATATCTGTTTAAATACACTAAAATTTAGTACCTTGCTAGTTTCAAGATATATACCTTGAAATCCCGATACTACTACGCTCTTAGAGCTTAACATTTACTTTTTCTTAGGTAAAGCTAAGTAGAAACCTGCAAGACCGAGAACAGCACCAGATAGTAATCCACCTGCAAGTAATACACCAGTAACACCTACGCCAACACCTACTTTTAATGGAGTGTTCTCCATACCTTTGTCGAATAACTCTTTTACTTTTGTTTTATCTATTTTCATCTTTTAATTCCTTTGTTTTGTTTAATGTGTACTATTATAACACACTTATACTTAATCTCTTCTTAAATTACAGCAATAAATGAGGTTTTTCGTCCAAGTAATCTTGGAACTCCATTGATTTGTATATTCGTTCTTTGGGGTTGTCGTGAGTGTACTTATTTCTATAATTGCTTATTATGCTATCTGAAGCTTCTTCTTCGGATGAGAATCTTGAAGCTAAATTAGCCATATTATATGCTACACCATTATAAGAAACAAATCCACCTTGTGCTTCATCGTAAATATCTTTTGGTATAGATAGTACATCTAAGAATGCTAAATGTTTTACACTATCTAGCTCCCATTTGTAAAATTTGTACACTCTCGTAGCTGTATTTTCCAATAATCCACCTTCGTTATGTAGAGACATTTCCCAGCACTCATACTTTTTGAATCTCATATAAACCATCCTGGAAATGTAGACCTAAAATCTTCTGTGTCTTTTTCTGATAACAAAGTGGGTGTACTGAATATTAAAGCATCACTTTCGCCCTCATCATTAATATTCAGTATTTCTCCACGAAAGGTACCAGATTGCCCTTTCGTTTTATTTGATGTATATGATTCGATTACACCATACAGCCGTCCATCGCCAATGTCAGCTAGGTTGGCTAGAGTCTTATCGTATAACGGGTACAGAATCACTACCCTACCTATACAAGATTCGTTAGCCTTCATTAAAATCTGAAAAGTCATATCGTTCCTTTATAGAAAAATGTGAGGGTGGTTATCGATGTGGGGGTTCAACCACCTTAAGGTTTTCGTTAATTCCCCTTGCATTGTCTGTTTTGTTTTGTTACCTGATTCTAATTCTGAATGCTCAGAAACATTCTGGTAATAGGGTGTATCTAACAGCTCTTGGAGATATTTGGCTCTCTGAATACTAGAATCTATTTTAGCCTCTAATGAGGTCCCGTAAATATCTGTCCACGACCAACCCAACCTATCTCTCTGTATTCGTTCCTTAAGGAATTCTTCGGTACCAGAGAAATATTGCTCGAGGACTTTTTTCTCTTTATTCATTCTAACGGCAAACATTACAGAAACCAATGTGGATAACGAGCTTTCATTTCATTAGAGCTATCGTGACCTAGGACAGAATACTCGTTATTCCACATATAGTGGGTATAATTTTCGTTTCTCTCTATACTCGTGTATGAGTGTGTACTAGTTAATTTCGGTTGACCGAAATCTATCGAGCCGTTAAGCAAAACACCAGAAAGACTATTATTATCTCTAACGGTTTGAATTAAGGCATAAAGAACATTATCTTTACACCAAACACCCTCAAGGTTGCTTATTTTTCCTTGTTCATTCATATTGTTATTGAAGATAAGTATCTCACCTACCTTATGTTTATCTCTGTATCCATCTTTTACATATATTGTGAACTGCATACTAATCCTTCAGGTCGATAAGGTATCTTTTTTGTCTTGGGTATGATTGTACCTGAGAACCTTCATTCATTTTTGTCGCCGATAACCAGAAGATAGGTGCTTTTGGTAATGCTTTCCAAGAAGATAGTTCTTCTATATATAAATCTGTAATAAACATAATAGCATTAAACTTCATTCTATTTTCGTGAATATAATCAATACCAGCTTCCATATAAGTACCACCACAACCATTTCTCTCGAATGAAAAATCTTTAGCACTAAAATCAGTAACAGCAGAAACTTGCGTATCAACTTGAACAACTTTTAATGTCGTGTTTGTCATTTCGCAAATATGTCTAATCTCATTGAGAGGTACTAAGATTTCCTCATTTGACATTGAACCTGAAGTATCAACTAAAACGATTAACTCGAAAGTCGTATCTTTTGTTTTACCTCTCAAATCCATACGACCAGGCATTCTACGGTCACGACGCTTGATAGTCAATCTCTTATTTGCCTTCTTGTTACCTACAAGTTTTTTCAACTCTTTTTTCCAGTTCACTTGAGCTTTTCGTTTGAATAAATCCAACATACTAGCGATGTCCCCAGGTAGATTACCTTTCGATTTACTGATAGCACTTTCAAGCATATCACTCGTGATACTATCCATAATTTCTTGAGCTTCTTCTGAAATATCTCCCCATTGGTGAACACCGTCTGGTCCATCACCTAGAATAGGATTCCCATCAGCATCTAAAGGTTGCCCGTTCTCATCGACATTACCACTCTCTATAGCATCTTTAATAGCTTGAGCGAGTGCTTTCTGTTTCTCTTTCTTCTCTTCTTTTTGGTCTTGATAATCTTGGTCTTCATCTAATAATCTGTAATACTGTTCGGTATTCAGCTTAGAAGGAAAATTGTAATCTCGGTAATCAACACAACCTTTTGGTAAATGAGTCAAGACCTGATTAATGGCCATATCCATAGCTATATTAGCTTGTTCGTGGTCTTCAAAATCTTTTCTTACAGTCAAGTGTCGATACATAATATGCAACATTTCGTGCTTGATAACATCGATTCGTTCTCTATCTGATAAATCTTCAAAGAAGAATGGGTTAATCATTAGGTTGTATGCACTGTTACTAAACGATACACCTGCAGTAGGTAAAGCATTTGACATTCGTACCTTACATTTAGCAATCAAGTGAGCATAAAAGTTATTTCCTGAAACAGTATCAGTAAACATAGCAACGATACTTTTTTCGAATGCATCACGATTAAATACCTTTACTTCTTTTTCTTCTTTTTCATCTTCTTTTGGTGTCTCGTTCATATTTGTATCCTTTTCTTTATATACAGTATTATAACATAAATAAGCTTAAAGCTTTATAAAATAGAGTGAGGATTGTCTTCGATGTACTGTAAGAATTCAGCTGATTTATGAATCATATTATATTTAATACCTATGACCTCTTCTGCTGTCTTGTATCCTTGGATGTATGACCAGACAGCTAATGTTGCATCATCTTTTGATTCATAGAATAAACCATAATCTCGTTTTGTCATTAATTTCACTTGGTATAGGCCATTGTAGGTTGAAACGGCTACTGGTTTTTTGAATTCATCTACTGCGTTCTGATTGGTCATTTCTGCTTCTTGAAGAAAGACATTCAGTTCATTGGTGCATTCCCATTTGTATCGCATCGTTTCTCCTTGTTTCTTTATATGAATAAATGTGGGTCTGATTCTTTGAGTGCCTCTACTTCTACATTACTAAAAGTGTAACGAAATATAATCGTTTCTGTGTACGGGTCGAGAACATCTGCAGAGGGAGTAGCCTGTTCGTTTAATAATGTTAAATGTTTTGCTAGAGGGAAATCTTCGTGCAATTGGTGATATGCACGGCGACTGGCTTCTTCACGCTGTTCCACTGAGCAATCCGTAACGATACTGACATTATAGGCTAAGAATCTTATATATGCTTTATCATTAAATATCACATTTGTAGTACTACGGTTTTTTGAGAAATATCTTTTTTCTAAATAAATAAATTCACTTAGAGATTGAGGTTTTTCTTCTATGAAACCATACGGGTTTATAGCGTCAAGCATAAAAAGTCACCTGGATTATTTTCTTTAAAATCTTCTAAAAGAACATCACCAGTAATACTAAGCATTTCATTAACGATTGCTGTTTTCGAGACCGTGTGGAATTCGAAATATTCACAACCACCATACCAATCACTTTCAGAATCATCTTCAACCTCTACAAGATGAGAATATCTATCAAAAATATCAGAGTCATCGAGACCCGTGAGTTTATATACGAAATCGAAAAATTCATAGAAATTATCTCTTGCTATCTTAGGTTCTTCATCAGGTTCAGTAGGAGTATATGTAGTATTTTCATCATCCCAGCAAGTAGCATAAGTGCTTCCTCCAGCATCCCAATGTTCTGAATTCAGTATATCTGAACCCGATTCATCTAGGTGGACTAATATACTAGGAACTAATAATCCAGAACCTCCAGTGATGCACTTTTCTGCACTTATATGAGAATCAAATCTTATATTTTTTATTGAATGCGTAGAGAGTTTTGTGCGTTCTCCCGTACTGAATCTATATCTATCATTTGCTAAACAAGTCTCTAAGGGTGTATCGAATTTTATGAATTTGCATCTGTTAAGCGGAAGAAGATTAGTTAGCAATAATCCAGTTTTGTCTGGAAATAATCCGTCAATAAGAACTGTGCTATCTTCAGAATAAGGAAGAGATTTTAGAGTTTCTGCTAATGCTTCTAAATCATTATGGTTGAACATAAATTCATCAGCATCAAATCTGAATACATTTGTTTTTAATGCTTGTTCTTTAGACCAGTATGTTTTTCCTGAACCAGGTAAACCGATTAATATTTCGTAATTCATTTCTTTCCTTTACAAACTAGATTAAACTAGTTTGATTTTTTTCACTATTCTCGCGAACACTTCTTTTGATGTAGGCTCTTTAACCCAAGTGTTGAAGTTCTTGCTATCAGTTTTCTTGATGTTCGTGATGAACGCTGTAGCAACTTCGATTGGACAACCATAACATAAGTGATTCAGTAAAGTCCACTTACCTTTCTCTAATGACAATGCATAAACTTCCTCAACCAAGTTGTTAATTACTGGCTGTTCTTGGTTGTCTAATAGTTTAGCAATCAAACCGTAAGATGCATCTAAGTTTTGTGCATTCGTGTTAGTTTTCTTAACCACAGACTTAACTGCTCTAGTAATATCATCAACACCAATCATATCAGAATGATTCTTATAAAAATTTAAGAATTCAGTACCTACAGCACGACCTAAACGACCTCTTAAAAGAGTGTAGAGTGCTGGATTATCTTTACCTGAGTTACCTAAATTATCAAGCAATGTTGAAACTTTTGCCCAAGCTCTTGGTGATGTACCGTGTGAACTATCTTCAGGTGAGAAGTGAATCATCTTCGGGTTCTTAGCAATGTATTTTAAAATAACATTATTTACACCTGATTTACGGGCCCAAATTAGCCATTCTTCGGCATCAGGCTTAATCTCGATTGGTCCAACGAATCTGTCAATAAGTGCATCATCCATTTCATTCGTTTGATAATCACCAGTTGGATTACCTGCAGCGATAATCATCGTTTCTACACCGTTATATGTAGGCAATTGATGCTCGTGAATTTGTTTATCGAGAACTAACTGCAATGCTGCTTGTAAAACATCTGATTGAGCACGATTAATTTCATCTAAGAATAAAGAACAAGCTTTACCTGCTTTGTTTGCATCATACATTCTCTTCAACCAAGAAGGCGTTGACCAGTACATAATTTCTTCTGATTTCGTTTCGTACTTATCTAAAGAAACTTCTTCATTTTTCGTGTTGTACGGGATACCAATAAGGTCTCCAACTTCCATCTGTGAAAGGAATAATGTTTCATTATGAACACCTGCGTCTAAAGCCCATCTTTCAGCTCTCTGTGATTTACCAATACCGTGTACTCCCTCTATATAAACACAATCGTTTGACGCTTGACATACATTAAATACTTCTTCTAAGTGATTCATTTTCTTTCCTTTGTTTTGTTATATGAGAGTATTATAACATACTCTTCCTTAAAGCTTGATTAAGCGGCAGATACATTATCGTATTGAGCTAACCAAATCGACCATTCTCTAATATTAGTACGAGAATTATTTTCAATTTCTTGACCTTTCTTACCATCGTACCAGTTAATTGTTCTTTCACGATGACTATTATTTGGAGCAGAAACAACGATTGATAAACCATCTTCACGGGATAATACAGTACTTGCTTTTCTTCTAGTGACTGTAACTGAACGAGCAAGAATACTTTTTTCTTCTGCTAGTGATTCTCTTAGAGTATTTAACTCATCTTGTTTTGTTTGTATTTGTCTTTCGATTGAAGTAATTAAACTCATTTCTTATCCTTTGTTTCTTTATATGTAATATTATAACATAAGTAACCTAAGAGCCACCTTAACTACTTAATAATAATCTTTGTAAGATTGAATTTATTGTTGATGTCTTCAGCCTTAGTTTCTACTACTTCGATTTCATTAAAAATATCTATCAAACCCATTTCTGTAATGATATGAGTTATTGTCATACTATTAAAATCAAAATTGCTAGGTACATATAATGTTTTTTCTTTACCTAAATATCTAAATCTAGGAATTACCTGGTATTCTTTTGGTTCTAATTTTGTATTACCTAATTGCTCAGATATTTTACTAACTTCATCTTTAAACCAATCGTAATGTATAATCTGTTTATTTGACTGTTTTAATAATAATTTCATATTATTAGATTCTTTAATAGGTACCAAAAAACCTAGAGTAATATCTGTTTTTTGGTGTTTTCCCAATGAATGATATTCATTAAACGATTCCATTTTTACATCCTTTGTTTCTTTATATGTAATTTAATAACCGTTTTCATTAACTTTTAAAGCTATCTCATACCACTCATCACCACAAACATTTTTTACCATACCAGCCCAATTTTCAGGGTCGTTTTCCATCCACTCACAAAAATCATCAGTATCGGTATCACTCATTCTAGGTTCTACTATTGCTTCTGCGGCGGTATTATATGCATCCGTAAAATCATCTGCGCCTTTAAGTGCCTCTGATAAATCTACATCACAATTACTTGTACTAGTTTCTAATGAGTTTACTATGTTCTCTATATTCATTTCTTATCCTTTGTTTCTTTATATGTAATATTATAACATACTTGACCTAAGAGCCACCTTAAAGAAATAAATGAGGGTGTTTTTCTTGTGTTTTGTATATAGAATCATTCAGCACATAGACTAATGAATATTCTTCGCCTATGCTGATTTCTTCGATGTCGCAATATTGGAGGTATTCATTCTCGTTCTTGATGGCATATTTACAGTATTCGATGACCTCTTCATAGGAACCACCGAAATAACCAGCTTCTATCTTATAACATTGGTAATGAGTTGTTAAATCTGATAATGTAGTGATTTCTGACATAAGTTTCCTTAAGGTAACATAAAAGCGGTAATAGTAACACCTTTATGTTTATATAGTCTTTTTTATGTTACCTTAAGGTTGGCTATAAAAATAGATGAGGTTCTTCATTAAATACTCTCTCGTAATCTTCTTTGAGAAATGAATATGAGATTTCCCATATACCACCTTCTTTACCATTAGATACACGATTCGTACATTTAATGTGCTCACACCAGGGATGTGCTTCGATAAGATTTTCGGGTAAGCACATACTCCGTTTATCTGAAGAGATAACAACGGTTATTTCCTCTAGTAGAGGCTGTTTACCAGGCATTAGTTCTACGGACTTGTTTTTTGGTTTCTATTTTGTCTATAAGGACCTCTTGGTATATTTTCATACTAGGGTATTCTAAGCAAGTAAGCTTACCAAAAGGTTCACCAGGGAAACAAGAACCAGTATCAATACTAGCATAATTCTCATCGATGACGCAACCAGTGAAAGGGTCAGCTTCAGGATGTTTATTCCATACATTATGACCAGAAACGCCGAAAAAACGCATAGAACCTTCTTTCTGTTTGTTTCTACCCCAAGTGAAATAGCCATACATTTGCTCTATTTCAAGGTTGTAGGAATCTCTCTGCTTTTGGTCAAGGTCTCTCCACTCTTTTGCTAGTTCTTTCTTGTAGAATAAAAATCTACTGAACCAATCAACCGAAGGTGCGTGTGAAACCAATAAATCTTTATGACCAGGAATCTCGTAGGTTTTATACAAAGGTAAATCATCCATCCATTTAATGTCATCATCGTATTGTGCTTCTTTACCTTTGTATGAATCTAGTGTAGTATCTCCACCATTACCAACCCAGCAAGAATAATTATTATAATAATCCCCGTTCTTGTATTCTAACGAACCATCGACCATTAGCTCTTCGTGGTTACCTTTCACTACATCATAACCTTGTTCACGAACGAAAGCTACCAGTCCTGAGCTGTCTGGTCCTCTGTCGATTAAATCTCCTAACAGAATAATGTTAGAGGAATTCGCATCATCAGGCAATTGAGCTATGAGTGCTTTTAATGTAGCAATACAGCCGTGAGTGTCGCCGATTATATATTTTTTCATATTTTTCCTTTATTTTTATTTATAGAAACCAGTGTGTTCTATCACTAAGCAGTTCGTGCTTAGTGGTAAGAGAAATTCTCGTGAAGAAAAGTTCTTTTTTGTTCTTTATAGAACTTATCATATGCTCTGAAAGAATCATATCTTTGTCTAAAATAAAGTTCAAAGGTGCAATCACAATCATACAATATTCTCTACCTGATTCATCGGTATGAAATAATCTGCTACTGTAAATCCCATAGATGGCGTGTTCTCTACCATCTGATTCATAATCTTGGAGTTTTTTGAACTCCTTTATGTTTATTCTGACTATACAGTTTTGTTCATAGTTGTTTTGTTCTTCGAGTTTTTTAAGTTCTTTTGGGCTCATATCATATACTATCATCCTCATAAGAAAACATCCGGGCAATGATGTAGAGCTAATGAGATAATATCTATCTCGTGCTCTCCGTCTTCCCAAATAAAGAGAACATTTTCGTATGTATCTGTTGAGTCTTTTTGTAGATGAGCCTTACAAGCTGACCGCACACACTCTTTAAATGTTTTATCTGTAATATGTGTGTATCTATCGGGTTTTTGTTCTCTGTGAAGGCTATGAGGTGTTATTGCTATTTGATGGACGCAATATAATCCATCCTGGTCAAACCAGACATCAAATGTCTCGTTACTTTTGGAGGTCGTAGTCGCCAAAAGAATACCCACCACAAAAATCGATAAAATCATACTCGCACATATCTACAAACAATTCAAGCAATACACCTAATTCTTTTTCTGAACAATTTAATTCTTGTCTGGTATCTTTCCATCGTACTGTATAAACTGTATCATCATAGCTGATAATAAATTTCGTGTCAATCTTTAATCTACCTAATTCTGTCATCTAGTTTCCTTTGTAATATTTATCTAAATTATCTGGTGAATCTTTAATTACTTTTGTTCTTAGAAATACCACTACACATAATCCAACAAGCGATAACGCCATTATTGCTGTACCAACTGCTAAATCTGTTTTAAGCATTAACCAACCAACAAATAATTCTCTGAAACCAAAGAATATAGCACCATCAACGATGTAACGAATTTTCATTCTACTGTGAGGTTTAAAAATATATTCATAAATTGTTCTTACTACTTCCATAATAATAAGAAATGTAAATGAATAAATTAAAACATTAGCGTGTCCACCTGGTACAAAAAACCCTATAATAAATAGTATTGCAGTGAATAAAAATATCATCCACTCTGGTAGTTCTTTCATTATTGCCATATATTTTCCTTATTGTTTCATTGCTCTTAGAAATAGAGCATCTTCTGATTTTGTATTCTTCTCTGATTCGTGAGAAATTTTCTTCATTTTGTTCTTATTTAGTTCTCTATCGCTCATTGCCTTCATCGTGTAGGAATTAACAATATTGATACGATTGCCTACTTTAATAAAACATCTACTTAAATCCATTACCTTAGGCCCACGGAATACAGTAATGACAAAAATTCTGTTATTGCCGTCTAAATCCACTAGCACACCAAAAGGTCTTTCTTTATCGCTTTTAAATGTGATTACAGTAGCACCTTTATTTCTAAAAGATGTAAGGCCGTTATATAGAGCCTTCGTTAAAATCTGTTTGTATCTCGATTCATCGATATGCTGACCTCTGTGGTATTTCGATGTGCCTTTAGCCATTTCTCTATTTTCAAATAAGTGCACAGCTGTCTCAACTGTATATACTTTATTATCGAATCGAATATTATCTAATTTATAGCTCATCTTGTACCCCTTCATCTAAAATACCAGAAAGGTCTACTTTCTCTGGTTCTTTCTTTTCTTGTTCTATTCTAAGTTTTTCTAAGCATTCATCAGTCAAATTCAACTGAATAGTTTCTTCTTTAAAAAAGTTTTCCATCTTATATCCTTTGTTTCTTTATATGTAATATTATAACATAAAAAGACTTAAAGTTTACTTAAACGAATAAGTGAGGCGACTCTTCTCTAATTTCATCGATTTCATCTATATAGAATGAAAATTCGCAATCGTAGGTCTCACCATTCTGGTTCTCATCAATCGTGTGCTCGAAGCAATCTAAGTGCTCAAGATAAGGGTACTCTTTGAGTAATTCCATCACACAGCCCTTAAGCGTGTTACTGTAAGACACTAGGTCATTAACTGATGCTTTTAGCTTAAAAGTTTTTGTTTCGTATGTCCAGTCTGCTTCAATTTTCATTTTATTTACCTTTAACTTCGTGTAATCTATCAGATATAAATGTACAAGGTTTATCTTCTTTAGTTTCGGGTTGCATCACTAGGCTTTCTAAATCTATAAGTTTTTTGTTGTCATATACTCTTCGTATAGGTCTGCAAGTTTTATATGTCTTTTTTGTGCTTCTCATCTAGTAATCCTTCAATGCTCTAGCTGTGTCGATATTTTGCTGTTTCTCTTTAAGCGAATTTCGTTTATCGTAATCTCTTTTACCACGACCAACAGCTATCTCAAGCTTAATCGAATCTGAAGAATCAGGTTGGAAAATCTTCAAAGGGACGATAGTGATACCGTTTTCTTGTGTAGCCACATCGAGCTCTCTGATTTCTTTCTTTGTGAGTAATAATTTTCGTGGTCTTACCTCATCGAAATGACCATAAGCAAAATTCTCTGGTTTAGAAATGTGTGCTTGCATTAAGAATGCTTCACCGTTCGAAATCTTTACATAAGCTTCTTTCAATGATATTCTACTATCACGAATTGCTTTAACCTCAGGTCCTTCTAATACCATCCCAGCAATGTAGTGGTCTGTTAAATGATAAGAGTGTGTTGCTTTTCTGTTTCTATTGTATTCCATCTTCTCTTTCCTTTATAAAAATAAATGAGGGCTTTTGTCTACAAGTTCTTGTAGTTCTTCTTTTCCTACAACATTAAAATCTCTCATTGAGATAAACCACGAGCGCTTCTTTAATGGAGTGAAATATATATCTAAATCGACATCATTATATCCACCTCTTATGCTATTCACTAAACATATAATAGATTTATTGTTTTCATCTAAGAATGCGATATATTTACATTTTTTGAATTTTTTTATATTATATTCTTCAGGACTTAAAGTTTTTCTTCTTTCCATTATATAGCCTTTATAAAAATAAATGCGGAGTATCTACTAACAGACGAGTTTTGTTTATACAATGATTTGAAGATTTCTTCTTATTATAACCACTAGAATTCTTTACAGTAATAATATTTCCTCTATCAGGAACTTTATGCACAACACCTTCATCCATTTCACCTGATGTACTGAATATTACAACATCACCTACATTGATTTCCTGATTAAATCTATCTAACATTACGAAACCAATGAATAAGTTTGACCAGCATATCCGTTAGCAGCAGAATTATTAACAGCGTTGTTAAGATTCTTTACTAATGTTTTAACTGATTTCGGATAACGATTGATTTTTGAATTACCTTCTTCGTGTGAGTAACTAGCACCACATTCTAAAGTGTAAGAGTAAGCTTGAACTAATTCTTCTAATGTACCAGTTTGCTCATATCTACGGTCTTTGTTGTGATTGTAATTCTCGATTGTGTATATCTTAGCCATTTTAAGTCCTTTTATTTGTTATATGTAATATTATAACATAAAAGACCTTAAAGCTTTATTAAAGCAGTAAATCAGGTCTATTTTCATAGATTTCTTCGAGGACTATAAATCTTTCGGGAATTTTTACTGTCGTAGTTGCATCGTAACCATCAAATTTTGAAGCTTGTATCTCAATACCATTCTTATTGAACCCTAAAATTGTACACTTTCTACCGACATTTCCTTTAGCAGAATTCATATAGAAACACCTTTGACCGACCTTTAGCTCTTGACCAAGATAGTCATATAATGGTTCAGGTAAAATCTCTGTATCTAATTCGTTCATCTTATAATCCTAGGTGTGGTTTTTCTGTAATGAGTTTTGTATATCGTTCTGTGTCTATAACCATTGTATCATAATGTTCTTTTGTTCTCTCTCTAAAAGTCTCTGAATTAGAGAAAGCAAATACGAAAGCCTCTTCTTCTAACACAAAAGAGTTATCATATAATAGCTTAATAGAATATTCAGCATATTCTTCTTTCTTAGCGGAAAAAGTATATGCTGAATTCCATTGTTTTTCGCTAATATTGTACTCTTCTATCTCAATATGAATATAAGGTCTACCCCAAACTATATTTTTTACTCTATGTTTTATTACAGATGCATTATAGGCATTATCACTATACAAGTGCACTACATAAAATTCATCATCAGGAACAACTTCAAATACACTAAGATGCTGTTTTATTTCTTCTAGTGTTAATGGGATAGAATGCGTAGTAATAAGTATCTCTGGTTCATCAACTGCATCAAGCAGGGCATCTATCTCTGATTGAGATAATATACTTGCCATATATTATCTCTCGAAGTTTTTCAAGATAAGCTTAAGGTATTTGTCTGGCGTTTTTGCTTTCATTTCTTGTGCTAATTTCTCGATTTGAAACCAAGCTGCACCAGAATCTCTAAGACCTAAAAAGTTTTTGAAGCTTCTAAGATTTATTGTCATAACAGCAGAAACCTTAAAATTATCTGAAATGATATATTTGAAGCTATCACCAACATTTCTTTTGTCTTTTGAATTAAGGAGTTTCACAAATGTATGATACTCTGATTCAGCTGGAATTCTTTCTCTTACTGATTTCGCTACAGAAAGTTCTAACCATTTTGTTTGACCAATTTTGTCATAGTGATATTTCATTTTGTCAAAGATACCGTGTAGTTCAATTCTATTCATTTTTTCATCTGCAACCACAAACATATCGTATCTAAGAACCTCATCTACGAATGTTTTACTAGGTGCTTGTAATAGAGCACAAGCAGTAAAAGCATTAATAAGAGAACTCATAGTATATCGTGTCGATTGAACCGAATAACTAGCAATTCTATGCCTAGCTAGTTCTTGTAGAACGCCTCTTGAAAAATCTGTAAGTAAAAATGTAAGTACTGAATGTTCTAATGTTGATTCGTGAAAATGTACAAATGATAATGATTGAAGCAATTCCGATTCTTCCACTGTCTGAAGACCTTTAGATAGAGTGCCTATAAGAATTTCATCATTTCTTTTAACGCTATCATTTAATGCCTTGATACAGATATTCTCTGATTTATCAAAGCTATTGTAGCATTGTCTTGCAGCATATTCGGATTGACCGATTCCATTATCAGCAATTAAGTGTGCTGTTGGGTAGATGTAGTCGATTCCGTTGTAGTCATAAGTTTTTTGTGTCATATATTATCCTTTTGTTGTCGTATTATATCAAATTTTTACTTAAATTTCTGAGGTGTCAAATTCTTGACCTTTTTTGACCAGTCCAGCGAAACCATCTTCTTGAACCATTTGATTTACTTCATTGTATGTTTTACTTCCTAACATATAATGATACAGATACATTTTTGCTCTTGTATGGCTATCAAGTTCTAATAGTTGTCTATACTGAGCGTGAACACTATTTGGATACTCAGCGAACTCGCAATCGTGAAATATAATATCACTTTGTTGAAAATATGTAAGCATCTGATTAGGCGCGAACTGTGAGTCTCCACTAATAAAAACAGTCTTATCATCATCTTCAAACATTAAACCATAGCTAGGTACAATAGAACGATTATCTACAATATGAACTGTTTGAATGGGTCTGATTTCTGTACCGTAGAACTCAAAAGTATCATTATTACTCATATACTCTGTATCAAAATATGTCTCTAATGTATTTGTTTGACCTTGAATAGATTCTAAACCACCTCTCCAAGTTTTGTCCCAACCATTAAATAAGATAGATTTATGAGCATATAGATTAGGTCTCATTGAACCGAATTCAGTCTTACCGAAATTAAATACTTCAAAATATGTCTTGAAAGCAATATACTCGATACCACCAGCGTGGTCTCCGTGCAGATGTGAAATGTAAATACTATCTAAATCTTGAGGTTTTAAACCTGCTTCATCAAGAGCATCAGGAATCGTTGTACCTACATCATAAAGAAGATGTTTTGTTTCTATATTTCTTTGAATCATTCCAGGCATACCTGCTGGAGTGTCAATCTTTTTTCTTACTTCAGTATCTTTACTAAGTAAAATATTACTCTGATAGTTTTCTTTCCCTAATACGAAAGCACTACCACTTCCTAAAAATTTAATCTTCATTTGTTATCCTTTTTAATAGCAAGTTACATCGATACTAAATACTGCATATTTTTTCTTTTTGGCAAAAATATTGTAAAATACCATAAAGATTACTATCTAAAATGAATGAAATTTCATCTATGGTCTCGTGGTTCATTTTATCTGGACATAATTCTTTAATCATAGCAATCTTTAAGTGAGTACAAATCATAAAAACATCGGGCGGTGTAATTTCGAGAGCCTCAAACACTTCTAGCATATGAAGCATAACCGGGCATTCACCTATCGGTGATTCTTTATTTGCTACACCTAGAAAATACTTGATGATGTTAGGCGCAAAAGACTTTCTGAAGCTTTCTTCAGAAAGTTGTGTTTTATAAAATACTTCTTGGACTAAGGGTGCTGAGAGCCAAGAGTCGATGATTACTTTCTCGCGAGTAGTAATCTCGCCTTCTATAAGTTTTATATTGTGAAACAATGTTTCTCCTTTATGCTGATTGTAGCTGATTTTGTTCAAAAAAAGTAGTTAAAAAACCACCAACATATTTACCATCATCATCAAGTTCGTTACAATCATATAACATATCGATAAAATAATTTAATAAGTATTCAGAAAGTTCTGTGTTCTCATCAGTTCTAAATTGGTGTTTTAATCCAACTGTACCATCATCATTGTAAAGTAACTCGACTCTTACATCGTGGTCTTCACCGATTACAAACGGATAATCGAAAATAGATACTGGATTCTCACCTGATACCCATAACGGGTGTTCAAACTCTTTATGATATAATGAAAATAAATCTGCACCATCTTCGATAAGTACTTGAAAGTTTTCTTCGTTCTCTGTGTTTACTGCGTTTTTTAGTTGATTACTCATTGTGAGTCCTTTGTTTGTTTATATGTAATATTATAACATACAAGACCTTAAAGGACACTTAAATACTAGAAAGAACTTAAATTCTTTCTAAAATCACTCTCTCAGCAGATAAATCTCTTACCTCTGCATCAGATAATGAGAATTTCTCAGGATAACGAATCTTTAGTTTGTTCAAATTAATAGTCCAAACTTTTTCTTTTGTAATGTCGAGTTCTTCTTCAAGACTACGAACGAAATAACATAATGAAGCATAAAATCTTGTAACTTGGTCAGCAAGAACATCTTTATCGTATTCTTTACCATAAAACATTGTTTTCTTGCACTTATCTAGCATATCAGCAGATTGTGAGATTAGCGTTTTTGGTATACTAGAACAACCAATCTCTAAATCAGACTGAAGGTCGATTCTATCGATACCTAATTCATCTAATAATACACCGGTGTACCAAAAAGCATCACCGATTTCTTCAGCAACATTTACAAAATCAATATGACTTCTTTCGTATGCCTCTGAAATCTCACCCATTTCTGTTGAGATACCTACAATACCGTGTAACATTCTATTGGTTAAACCAAGAGCTACCGTACTCTCTGATAATGGTGCTTTACTCGATTCAGTTCTTTTACATCCGTCTATATATTCTTTTAAATCCATTTGTTTCCTTTTAGTTTGTTTAACAGTTTTCTAACAGCTCCAACCTAATAAGTTTCATAATTGAATGAATTAGGTCTAAAGCTATCTTTTCTTTTTGTGGTTTGTTTAGTTTTGTGTTACGATTAGTAAAACCTTGTAGTAGCATATCATAGCAATCTAACAAAGCATTTAACTCATCGCAGTTCATCACACTTAAATCGTAGGTAGTAAGAGCATCTATATTATTTATTGTTTTAGAAGACATCTTAAGCCTAAAGGCATCTTTAAATTCAATACACTTGAAGCTCTCATCTATGAATTCACTAAACTTCATAGATGCCCTTGATAGTTTTTGATAGTTTACTCACTAGCTCTTTGTATTTCTTTGCTCGGAGTACACTTTTCCTCTTCTTTGAATCACCTATACTAAATATTTCGTTTAGATTAGCCATATAATAATCTACTTCTTCTGTTGTACATAAATCTTCAAGGGACATACTTCTTTCAAGATGCTCTATAAATAATTGATTCAGTTCTTCAGATTTCTCAGATTCAATAAGATAATCGACTTCTTCTCTATATGTCATAATAACATCTTTAGTTTAGTGAGCCGCATTTAGGGCAGATTGTCTTTTGTTCTTTTTCAGTCTTACATTTTTTACAGATTTCGATTGCCATTTGAGTCCTTTGTTTGTTGATTAGTATTATAACACATTAGTACTTAATACTGTGAAGCCTAAGAACAGCTTTCACACGCGTATTCTTCGGCTCCATCTTTTTGTTGCTTCAAATAATAGTAAGTTCGTAAGCCTAAGAAGAACCCATATAAGTGAATTCTCGACATTTCATTAAGTGAATCAGGTCGTTTAATATAAACATTAACTGACTGCGATTGGTCTAACCACTTTTGTCTTACTGCCGCATTTTCGATTAACTTGTACATATTACATTCGAAGGCTGGCTTATACCACTGATTGTTCAATCTAAAGTTGCTAACTAAAGTAGGAATAGTCATTGTGCCCTCTTCCTTGTAGAAGAACTCATTTATAGGTTCAGTTGATTCAGTTGCATTGATAGCTTTACCTGAAGTTGCTGTAGGCGCAATTGCCATTAACTGTGCATTTCTAATACCATTGATAGATATTTCTTGACCTAGTTTATCCCATCTGTCCATATTTACTTCGTACTTCGTAAGCTTAGTAGCTTCTTTGTTAGCTTTATGAATAGGTAAGATACCTTTTGACCAATCAGTCTCATAGAATTTCTCGAAACGACCTTTCTCTTTAGCTAGTTCCATTGATACTGTTGTAATCATAAAGGCTAAATCATCAAATAATTCATCTGTTTTCTCTAACGCTTCTTGCGTATCAATAACGATTTTGTTAAGAGCCAAATAGTTAGCAAAGTTAAGTACTCCAATACCTAAATATCTGTACATCATATTAGAGTTTTTACCCTCTTTAACTGGATAGTTAGCTTCATCGACCGTATTATCAAGAGCTCTTACAAGCGTTCTAATTAACTGCCATTTTTCCTCTTCATCCATATAAAACCATTTTTCAAGATTTACTGAAGAAAGGTTACATAAAGCAATTTCTCCTGCTGTATATCTCTTAACGATTCTCTTCTCGCCATCTTCCATTGTTACTAGTTCCTCGTTGATAAGCTCACTAGGACGACTTGGTAACAAGATTTCAGTACATAGATTACTTGAACCTATATAACGGTTTAGCTGTGTGTTTTCATTAACATTTTCTTCGTGAAATAAGTAAATATTTCCCGTTTCAGAACGCTCTTTCATAACCTTAGCCCATAAAGTCCGAGCTTTCACTTTCTTCTTTCTGATACTAGATTTTTGTGAGTACTCTTCATAAATAGCATCAAATTCATCTCCATACACACCAATTAATTTAGGTGTATCTTTCGGGTCGAATAAGAATATCTCACCATCTTCAATAATCTTGTTAATGAAAAGTCTATTAAGCTTAATAGCATATTGTAAACCTCTAGCACGATTCTCATCTGTACCACCATTAGATTTAAGTGATAGCATATCATCGACATCTAAATGCCACCAAGAGAAATATACAGCTAATGCACCTGGTCGTTTACCACCTTGATTCCAAGCTTTCATAATCGATTCATAGAATTTCATAAATGGAACTGGTCCTGATGAATATCCTTGTGTACCCTCAATATATGAACCTTTAGCTCTCATTGAAGAAGCATCTAGTGCTGTTCCACCCTTGTACTTTGAGTAAATACCTAAGTTTTTACCAGTGTCTAGGATGTTGTGTGAGTCATCGCTTAGTGTATTTAATACACAACTAGATAACTGTTGTCCCGGTGTTAAAGCGTTAAGGATAATAGGTGTAGCTACTGTGTATTCGTGCTTCGATATAGCATCGTACTCTTCGATAACTTTTGCTACTCTGTCTTCTTCATTAATCATAAGAGCCATTGCAACTCTCATATAAGATATTTGAGGAAGTTCAAGTTTCTTAGTCTTTGTGTAATTTAAACAATATTTGTCGAAAAATGTTACTAGACCTTTATAGTTAAAAATTAAATCTCTCTCAGGTTTAAGAGCATCATTAAGTGCTATGATTTCATCTACTGTGTATTTCATTACAGAAACTTTATCATAAATCTTGTTTTCAACACCTTTATCCATAATATCTAAAAGAGAAGGATATTCTTTATGATTACTAATGTTATAAGTTTCTTTATAGTAAGACAATAATTGTAGTTTTGCTGCAACCATTTCCCAAGCTGGGTTTAACATACTAATCTTATTAACAGCAGTAACGATTAACTGTTGGTACATATCTTGAATCTTAATCTTTTTATGAAGTTTAATTTCAGTATCTCTAAGAAGTTCTTCTTTCATAAATTCATTAGGACAAGCCCACTCTAAAACTTTATCAAGCTTCTTAGGCTTAAATGGTTCTTCGTGACCTTTTCTTTTAATAATGATAATCTTATTAGCTTTCATTGCATCTTGATTACTAATTTCAATGCTCTCTTTATTTTGGACAGCATTGTTAAGGCCTGCTAGTGAGACCTTATTGTATCTTTTTTGTTTGTTTTTACTCATTTGAGCTCCTTACATCTTCATCGATTAATTGCTTAACTTCGATATTAATATCATTGATACTTTCTCGATAGAATTTCTTGAAAATTTCTTTTCTATCTTCTGGAATAAACGAGAAATCATCTGACATATCATCTTGCATAATACCGATTGAATATGCAGTTCCTTCAGCTTCTTGTTGTGCTGTGTTGTCTTTGTTAATATCTTTGTAAGACTCAAACCATTGTACAACATCTGTTTTTTCTTGCCCGAATGCCTTCTCGACACCGATTGATGCTAATCTATCATCAACATAGTATTTCATAAACTGCTCAACAACCGGCTCAGTAAGAGTAGGAATATCTCCAAAACTTAATAAGTATCTAGTAAATTCCATTTCATCTTTAAGCACATCTGTGAATACTTTTGTAGCCATTTCAGTAAACCAATCAGATTTAATAAGGTCCGAGAACCCTTCATCTGTACTTCTTCTAAGAATCTGAATAGTACCCGAAATCATCGAGGTATGTAAATCTTCATCAAAGTTGATAAGTTTAATGATTCTAGCAGCGCCTTGAATTTTGTTGTTATAAGAGTTGTTAATAATATAAGTAACCAAAAATGATACTTGAAACTTAATTCCCTCTAAAGCAAGAATACTAACTAATAGCTCTAAGATTAATTTTTTCTTCTCTGTTTCATCTGTGATGCTATCAATATTCTTTACACGAGCATAAAGTTTGATTTCTTTATCTACACGCTTTTGAATCTCAGGATAGTCACCAATCTTATCAAAGATTACGCTTGAATCAGCAAATATCCCTCTAAGAATATGAGAATAGCTAAGTGAGTGTATTAACTCGAAATAACCTTGAGTCTTGAACATAGCTTCAAATTCTGGGTTCGTACATAGAGAAGCAAGTACTTCCTCTAAACCACTGTTTTGTGCTGAGTCCATTAATGTCTGAAACAACCATATCCTAATCATCACTTCTTGAATAAATTCAGGTAGCTCAAAGAATTTGATGGCATCACTAGTCATCGAAATTTCTTTGGGATTCCAAAACGCATTTCTTTGTTTTTCTTCCATTGTAACAGCAAATTTATAAGTTGGATTGTCGTATCGTTGAAAACCTGAATATTCACCGAAGAATATTTTTTCTTTCTGTTTTTCAGGTACTAGGTTTGTAGTACATAAAATTGTTTTGCAAGAACTGCCCATTTATTTTCCTTTTTGTAGTAACTTTATTTATCAGTCCTTGAGGTCTTCTAACATTTGCTCTCGTTCTTCTGGTGTTTGATTTTTATGAAAATCTGCTATCTCTTTCTCTTGCAACCCAATGTTTCCTTGAATATACTCGTTTGTATGATTCAGGATACCATAAGAATCGCCTAGACAAATAGCATAAACTTCATCTTTTGCTGCTTCATCTAATTCTTGATACTCACTAGTAATTGTTGAGTTAGCTTTCTTAAAATATCGTTTAAAAGTCTTTTTCGTACCTTTAAATACTATACCCTCTCCAATCTCACCTTCACCAGTATTATCAAGATTTTCTTTTGATGATACATATACACACATTTTGCTATCACTATAAAGAAGCTCTACGACTTCTTTAGTTTTTTTATTCACATATAACATTTTACTTTCCTACGACTTTATCTGCGAGACCCATTTCAATTGCTTCTTCAGCAGATAACCATCTATCTCTTGAAGTAAATTCTGTAAATGATTCTAAATTAAATTCAGTCATTCTTGTTTTCTCTAAGATGATTGCTTTACCATTTTCTGTGATTTTGTCTTTTGAATTATCAAACATAATACTATGTAATCTTTCTTGAAGAAATTCTGTTTCTTTCATATCGATTCTTTGGTCGTGTACTGTACCACCCGTACCACTTGAAACTGAATGAATCATTACTCTTGCTTCTGGTGTAACTGCTCTAATACCAGTACCACTCGATAATAAGAAAGCACCCATTGATGCCGCCATACCTGAAACGATAATGTTTACTTTACATTTTAGTGAGTTAATAGTATCAAAGATGGCAAGACCATCATAAACTGACCCACCTGGAGAGTTTACATATAAATTAATATCTTTTGTATTGTCTACACTATCTAAGTACATAAGTTGCATATTTACAAAGTAAGCCATTTCAGAAGAAACGCCTCCATTTAAAAAAACTATTCTATCTTGAATTAATCTACTTGGTAAATCAAACTGTGTTTTCGCTCTTCCATCATTCTCTATTACCGATGGTAAAAATGTCATTGTATTCATATCTTTCCTTTAATTTGTTGTTTGTTGAAGTAGTATTATAACATACCAGGACTTAATTTTCTAATCTTTCTCGATTGTCGTGTCACCGTTCGTACTTTTGTTGTTTTTGATTTCTGTCTTCACTTCATCAGCAGCAGACACGAATGCTGTGATAACGATAAACATAACCAAAAATAATATAACCATAAAAAATACTAGCATCTTTCAATTTCTCCTCTCTTGTTTTTCTTGTTTACTAATATACCGTCTGCTAGATTAAACATATCTTCTATATTTGTGAGCTTGTCTACAATAGTGCTTGACAACCCGTATTCAGAAGATGATATAGCTTCTAGCTTATCAGAAGTATCTTGCGTTTCTACGCCTTGTTTAAGGATGAAAAATTCATCACCTGATGTCCTATATATTTCAGAACAAGGGAAGGTCGATTGTAGTTCGCTGGCTACATCCTTGATGAACTCATCACCCGCTAGAAAACCTCTTTCTCTGTTGATAGCGTGTAAACCATTCAAATCAACAATACCTAACATAAAATCACGACTAAAATACACATACTCGTGCCACAGCTCATCCAATCTACGATTAAAATCCAAACGACCTTTGAGGTTAGTCATTGAACAATATTTGTATTCTTTAATCTGAATCTTAAGCTTTTCATTCTCTGCCTGTAGCCTATGCATTTCGTCCATCATTTCTTCGTTAGTCATTTCGCTATTCATTAGAGAGTTTTACCACACCAAGAACAACTAAACGAATAATGCCATTTACCCGTTGTCGGTGAGATATTTTTATAATGAATATATAATTCATTAGTATCACAAGATTTACAACCAGTACCCCATACATAATTTTTCCATATAAGGAGCGTTTCTGCTTCGATAATACTAATTTTTGTGTTTATTTGTTTAAACATATTTTCCCCTTATAAGAATAAATGCGGTTTTCTTTCCTTGATATTAGCTAATCTGTCTAGCAACTTCGACCAGTTTATATATTGGTCGCTTAGTTTTTTGATGGCATCCCTTGTGAAACGGACCTCTGCATCATCTAATGACAAATAAATGTCTTTGTGTTTAAATAAGTATTCTTTTTTATTTATAGCAATCCTGCAAGTCTTCGGCATTACCTTGATAATCTCTCCTTCGAGAATCGTATCTGGTTTTGCTACCCAAACGGTGATACCACCAAAATCGCTCTTATTGTGGTATGAAGCAAGACTTTTTAATCTCATAGAAGCTCATCCGGGAAATTGTCTATAATGTATCTCATTTTTGTGATATGTTTTTGTACTCTCTTATCTGATTTACCATATTTTACAAATCTCTCTGATTGAATATACTGAGCAAGAATATTAGTTTGTTTAATGTTCTCTGATTCGCATCCTTCTTCTATACTAAAATTTCTTATAGTGAATGGGTAATGAGAATCTATCATAAAACCTGGGACATATTTCTTTGTCAAAAAGTTTGTAGCACTTGAACCAGGTAGTATAATTTCTTGGCATAGATTGCTCATTACTATCCTTCGTGGTCTATGTTTTTTCATTACATCTCCAACAACCTTTTGTACCAAATTGTGGACCTCTCCATTGCCATTTAGAATGGCCGTCTGTTATCCACTCACCTACACTCAAATCAAGTAATGGTTTAATATCACTCATATTAAGCCTTCATATCCATTGCCATTTCTTTAGATTCGAGGACTCGCTCTATTGAATCTGTCGTATCTTTATCATCACGAAATTCTATGAATCTAGGATGAGAAAAAGCATAATGGTCATTACTACGACCTTTCGTAATATCATTGAATTCTACTGTGAAAACTTTACCAATTAGTTCTTCTCTACGAGAGTTATAATCTACTAGTTGTTCATCATTAAATCCAGATGTACGACCTTTAATCATACCATCATCAGTTTCAAAAATCATACTACCGAAAGTTGCTTCTCTTTTTGTGCCTTTCGTACCCTCTAAGAATCCTACTAAACGAACTTCAGCATCAATAACTAATTTTACTTTAAGTTGTTGTTTGCTTGTACCATCTTTCCAAACCATATCGTGAGCCTTGATAACAGTTCCTTCATCACCTCTTTCTGTGATTTCTTGAAAGTGCTCATAAGCTTCTTTCATAGATATAACGATTTTGAACTCGATTAACTCAACATTTGCTGGTTTATGTTTCTCTAAAACATCAATTAACATAGAAAAACGGTCTTCATACACAGACATTGTTCCTGCTTTTGTTGCCGCTTTGATTTGGTCTTTATCCATAGCATATTCTTGTACTGGAATCATATCCCAAACCGTATATACTATATTCTTGTTAATATCATAACTCATAATAATCCTTTGTTTCTTTATATGTAATATTATAACATAAATATACTTAAAAGGAACTTAATATGAAAAAGTTTAGCGAATTCGTAAATGAAGATACAATACAGAAGATTGAAGAACTGTTAAAACTAGCAGAAACACCTGAAGAAACTGAAAAACTACAAAAGAAGCTCAGTAAGTTGCAAGGTAAGCAGAACAAGCAATATAAATAACTGTAATAAAGAGGACATACAAATTCTTTCAACTCTTGCACGGATGCTTGAAAGAATTTGTATGTCGCATCCGTGCAAAGATACT